GATTACATTCTATCATGGAATGTAATATCATATCTTTAAACCCGCATAAACACTGGGTTTATCAGCTATCTTTTTTGTTTACTACACCACTTTTACACCATTTGGAGTATTAGTGTTTAAAATTCCTTTTTGTTCAAACACATTCATTGCCGAATATAATTCATCATCTGTAACATGACAATAAGTATTCATTGTTGTTCTTATATCAGCATGTCCAAGAATTCTTTGAAGTGTTTTTACATTCATACCATTCTCTAAGCAACGAGTTGCAAATGTATGTCTTAAAGTATGTGGTGTTATAGGTTCAAAATCAATTCCCTTAGCCTTAATTCTTTCTTCTATTCTTCTTATTGAAACAGTTGTATTTCTAGTACAGATAGGGGTGTTTCTTTTTGTGACGTATACCAAATTTTCATACCCAACTGTCGCAACACATCTATCATTAACTTTTTCCCATCTGATTTTTTGTTCACTTAATAATTCTTCAGCTTTCTTGGTCATAGGAATTTTTCTTATTCCATTTTCAGTTTTAGGTTCATTTAACTGGAACTTATATCCCCACAAACCATCTTGTTTAGCATATGTTAAAGTATGTCTTACATGTATCATTCTATGATCAAAATCTATGTCCTCCCATTGAAGTCCACATATTTCTCCAATACGCATACCTGTCTCAAGTGCTAATTCAAATAATGGAAAATGTGCAATACCTTCACCGTTTTCTAAGAATAGTTCTGTTTCTTTTCTTGTTAAAACTCTTATTTTGACTCCAACATCGGTTAATTTCGTCTTAACCTGTTGAATAGGGTTAACGGTTTTAACAACATTACAATCTAAAGCATATTTATAAAGATTCATTAACACTTTTTTGGTGTTTTTTCTACTGGCATCCGATGTTAGTTTATTGAATGATTCTTGAAAAGTTATAACATTGATATCTTTCATAACTCTCCAACCAAGATCAACCTTAATACGATTATAACCACCAATATAATTGGATATTGTATTAGGTCTATATGAAGGTGAATGTACTTTCATATACTTATCAAACCACTCATCTAATGTAATTTCATTATTAATTACATTCAACTCATTAGAATCTTCATATTGCTTATCTCTTAATTTTGCTCTGAGTTCTGTTATTGATTTTGAATATATAGTTTGTCTCTTTCCAAACCTATTAGTAAACCTTGCTTGATAAAGTCCATCCTTTCTTTGAGATATGCCTTGTCCAAGTTCTTTCCCATTTAATGATTTACCCATTAAAATTTCCTCCTTTTAAGAAAATAGGAAAGAAGTACAAAGATATTACATATAAATATAATATCTTATGTACTTCTTTTTATCAAGTATTGGTGTAAATAAAATGTTATTTAGTTTTATTAATTATCCATTTATCAAGTCTTTCTTTATTAGCATACCAACGATTACCTATTTGAACTCCAAATCCATTTCTTCCACGAAGCAGTTCTCGACATTTGGTTTGTCCAATACCAAGATAATCACAAGTTTCCTTCACAGACAATAATTTTTTATCTTTTCCCTGTGCTTCCAAATCCACCTTCACCTCTTTTTGTATCACTAAGATTTTCTTTTACATTAAACCCGAACTGTTCTACTGGCTGAATAATAATCTGTGCGATTCTATCTCCTTCAGATATAATCCTTGTCCCATTACTCTGATTATACAGTGCAACCATGATATTTCCTCGATAGTCCGAATCAATCAATCCAACCTTATTTGCTGGCGCAAGTCCCTGTTTGCAAGATAATCCACTTCTGGCATAAATAAGACCAACATATCCATTAGGTATTTCCATTACAACCCCTGTGTCGATAAAAGCTGTTTCACCAGGAAGAATCTCTACTTTGTTTTCTTCATTATGTACAACTGCATATAAATCTGCTCCTGCTGCAAATTCACTGCCATATGTAGGGGTTTTTGCATTCTCATTTGTTTTCTTAATATTAATCATTTTCATCTTCTAAAATTCCTTTCTTGACTAAATTTCTAATTTCTTTACTAATATTCATAGAAACAATTTCATTTACAATACTTTTATTATCCTTGTGATAATATGGATAATAAGTTGTTCCATTAGATTGAATCTCGTATGAAAAATAGTTTTCATCTATATTTACATAAAAATAAGCATAGATTACTGTTTTGTTGTTTGACTTATACATGGAAGAATAATATCTGTAATTTCCATGCTCAACATAGTGAAAACCACAATCTTTTAATTTTTTGGCTGTAATATTCTTTACAAGTTTCATAATATTTACCCCACCTTTTACTCTAAATTTATCTACATTTGGGAAATTATTTTATATAAAAAGTTCAAGTATTCATTCCATTTGCCAATCGAGTAAATATACTCCTTACCTTTTAATCCTTTTAATTTCATATCTGCTTTAATATTCTCTATTGGATTCTTTTTTGTTGCCAATGACTTAATAAAATCATTTGTGCTATGTGTTAGAGTTAAAATGCGTTCTTTAGGTACTCTTTGAACGATTTGTTTATATGTCACTAATTCTTCTTCGGGAATTTTAAAGTCTTTATTTTTAGGCAAATTCTTTGAACTGAACGGACTAATATTTGCACCATTTGTTTTAGGTTTTAATAATGGAATAATCTTGTTGAAATTGACATATTTGAAACGAAATAAGACTTCTGAATCAGTTTCTTCTATATTAAATATAATATTAGGCTCAATCTGTTGAATTGTTTTAATAATGTTATGCCCACGCTGTAATGATGGTATATATGCTTGTAGAACATCTCTACCATAGTGGAATACTTTATTACCGTATTGACATGTAACATATATATCCATATCTTCGAGCGTACCGTTTAATTTACGATTATAATCATTTGTTCTCAAATCATAATCGCATTTCAATCTATATATACCTTTAAATTTATCAATCAAATAGCTCGTGTTATCACCACCTTCTAATTCAATATTCTTCGTATTCGGTTTCGCTACTTATTTTAGGTGCTTTTTCTTCAGCAATACGAATAGTTTCAAGACATTCTTTTCTGTCTGTAAAAATTGTATTATTTAAACTGTTATAACCGAACAAATATGCATGTTTATCATGCTTATCAGAACCACAAAAATAAGTATTTTCTACCGTTCTAATTTTTAATTCACACAAATCGTATATCCCCACTCTTGGTAATATACGAGCAAAATATACGACAGTTCCTTTTTTAATATCTTCTTTAGTCATCACGAGAACTCCCTTTTGTTGCTATCAGCAATGATGAAATTAGAAATCCAATAAAAGTACCAGTTAATATACCAATAATAAAATTTACCATTGTTCATTCTCCCTTAATCACAATACAAAACAATTTTTCCTTGAGCCAGAGAATCGACAACTGAAATCACACGTTGATTTGAACTGCCTCGCCACTTTAATGTAATATCCCGTTGTTCATCTATATATTCTCCATCAACGAGAACATCTACATTAGAAATTATCTCTCTTCTCTTTTCCCACGCTTCAATGTCTTTTTTATCTAAAACAACATAATCAGCTTGTAATCCTGCAAAAGAACACATAATGTCATTCCAACAAAAGCCAGTATATAACCAAATGGTTTTCTCAGGAAAAGAAATACGGATTTGTTTGACTAATTTGAGGACTTCATCAAGGTTATTTTCGTATAGTGGATCGCCACCACTGAAAGTAATGCCTGATATATAGTCTTTAGACAGTTCGTTGAATATCTCCTGTTTTGCTAATTCGTCAAATGGAATGCCACTATCAGGATTCCACGTTTGAGGATTTTGACAATTATAACAATGGTGAGAGCAGCCTGAGAGCCATAAAACGACTCTCAAACCGTCACCATTGTTCATATCATCATGTGTAATATTATGATAATTGATATGAACCACACTCCTTACATTGAAACTCTATCCGCAATTTCTGCATTCTTAGCTTCGTTATATCTTGTTTCGCCATGTACTCTTGTAAATCCCAAGTATCCGTTCATCCTGTCAATTTTAGTAATCATCTTGCTACCACATTTAGGACATGTATCCATTTCTACTTGCTGATATCCGCAATCTTCACAGTAGCACATAGCAAGATTTACTCCTTCATAAAAACCTTTATCCATTGCTCGAAGAATAAGTGTTTTAATAGCTTCTTTGTTATATCCGAGATTGTATCTGCAATACTGAATCTTTCCACCATTAAATAAATTCCAGAAACGTCCTTCTTTATCCTGTTTTTCAATAGGTGACATCTGTTCCGAAACATGGCAATGGAATGAATTACTTACATAAGGCTTGTCTGATACATTCTCAATAATTCCATAAATCTTGCGGAACTGTTCAATCTGAAGACCACACAACGATTCGGCAGGCGTGCCGTAAATTGCATATAAAATATGGTCTTCCTCTTTAATTCGGTTTGTATAATCGTTGATATATTGCATAACTTCTAATGCAAACTGTCCATCTTCACGAATAGATTTACCATTATAAAGTCTCTGTAATTCATTTAACGCAGTAATGCCATAACTCATTGTCATTGGTGGAAGAATCATTTTAATCTTATCTGTTGGCTTTAAATTACCTCCAAGCAAACCACCTTCACAGAAGGCAACTGGATTTACGCTTGCTCTTAATTCACCAATATAATCATATGTTCTTTTATGTAATCCACGAATTAACTCAAGATAATAATCAAGAACTTCATAGAAATCTTTAGACTCCTTACGAGCCTTTGCAAGAATCATAGGAAGATGAAGAGAAACAACACCAAGATTAAAACGTCCTTCAAATATTGGTTTATCATTTTCGTCTATTGGATGCATACCACCTTTTTCATACCATGGAGATAAGAAAGCTCGGCAGCCCATTGGAGATACTACTTTCCCATATTTCTTATACATTTCTGCAACATATCCATCACCTGTTAATGATAACCAATCTGGATACATTGTCTTACTGCTACAATCAAGACCAGCATTAAATACGTCTGCACTTGGATATTTAGCTGAACCATCTCCATGAAGATTTTTGTCATACAAAAATACAATCTTAGGAAATAATACAGGACGTTTAAACCCTTTCTTACCCTGTCCTTCTGAATGAACATTAAGAAGAGAAATAGCAGCCATTTTACCAAGAGTAGATGTGGCTAAACCAATTGTCATCGTGACAAAAGGATAGTCCCCTCGGCTTGATCCAACAGAATTTAACTTCATTTCAATACCCTGCCACCCTTGTTCAAAGTCACGCTGAACTTTGTTTGTTGAGTTTTTATTTGCAAGTTTATCAATAATAGGATTAAATGCTTTTTCTACAAATGAGATGTGCAATTCTCTCAGTAATTCTTTAGCATTTTCTTTATATTCATTGACATATTTTTTATATGATTTTTCTGCATATGGTTCAAGAATTTTATCTACTTCTGGAACTGTAAATCCTCCATATTGTTGTGCGGCAGTAGAAAGAATGATATCTCCCATTACATCAAAAGCAGTATCAAGATAATTTGGTTCATTATACCAAATATTACCCATTTCAAAACCGCCCTTCATAACTTCGCCTACTCTAAACAAATCACAATTAAATGTATCGAGTCTTGCACTTCTATCATGAATATAAATATATCCATCTTTTGCAGCCTGTTTCTCATCGTGAGTTAAAAAGAACTTCTTATATAATTCTCCACTTAATTCATTATAAATAAGACTTCTTTTTGTTGCTACTAATGCTGAGTCTGTATTAGCGTTGCTTTTATCTCCAATATATCTAATAGACTGACTACGTTCATATACCTTGTCCATCATGTGTACAAAGTCTTTTTTGTAGTTTCTATATTCTTTATACATTTTTGCAACTGTTGGAAAATCTTCTTCCAAAACAGATTCTACAATGTTATGCATATCGTAAATTTCAATATCCGTATCTTCGTCATAACTCTCATCTATTTTTGCTAATACATCGTTTAAAATCTGTGCATAATCATTGTCTGATAACTCATACATGGCACGTCTAGCAGCTTTGTTACATGCATCAATAATCTTCTGCTCATTATAAGGCTCTATAGTACCATCCTTTTTTATTACATTGTACAAATTTTATCTCCTTTCTCGATTTCATAAGAAATCAACCTTTCTTGTGCTTTTTTAGCCTCGCAAACCCAGTATTCATGCGATCTGCGAGAACACCCCCTTTTTAAAATCACCAATTTTTTCTTCATTTTTTACAAATTCAGCAACTTTGCCGTCATTGAGTAAAACAGTTTCGTTCTTGTATTCAAACTGTTCTAAGCAATCACCAACAGTAATTTCATCATAATTCATATCATTATTCATAAAAATCCTCCTTAATTTAGCGCAAATAATAATCTAAAACATATTCAACACATTCTTCTTCTGTGTCAAAAACAACATCGCAGTCTTCCTCAGATTCCCATGGATATACATTTTTTGTTCCATATCCAATAATAGGAATTCCTTTCATGCGAGCGTGTTCCAACTCTTGCCCTGTCCCTACAGAACTATTAGAGTTATTTAAATTAACAATTACCAAATCACTTTTGTCAATTTGATTCATAAAAAACCGTTTGATTTGTTTATGGGTCTTATGTAAAGTTTTATAGTAATTAAAAAAATCATTCGGATTAATTACTCTAATATTACCAAATCTTTTTGATTCATAATTTTCGAGTATATTTTTTACATTGTTTCTCCAACCATTAGCTTCTACTTGAGTTAATCCGCCAGTTTTACCTGCTAAATAAATCTGAAAATCTTTCATTTATCATCCTCCCAATTTAATATTTTGTTTTTACAATTACCGTTACTGTCCACTTTATAATTCTCTCTTAGTATAAGAATATTGAACGGAATATTTTTATCATGTCGAACACAATCTAAAGATGAACAATTGCGATTAGCACAATACATTCTTTTCTTATTTTCTCTCATTTTTATCACACTTTATGCCGTTTCATCGAAAAATTTACACACAGAAGCAACTTCTTCGACTGGTCTGTCGTAATTTTTAACGAGATAATCAAAGTTATCTTCCTTTCCATCAAACATAACTTTATCTGCCTTATATCTACGTTTAGATTCTTTCTTGTTTGGTCTCTTTTTCATTCGCTTTTTTAAAATTGAATTTTTGGCAGTTAAGTAAATAGAAATGTATGAGTCAAACAGATCATTTAAGTGTTCTAATCCGTCAGGCGTTAGAATTACAACTTTTTTTCTATTATAATCATAGAAATCTGCCAATCGGCTACCGTAGTACCAAGTACCTTCGTTGGTCTGATAACTTCTCCACTCCAAAAATTCCTTGTTTTTAATCATATCTTTAAACTCATTTTCGGTTACAAAATGGTAATCTACACCATCAAGTTCATTAGATCTTGCTGGACGTGTAGTGTAAGTTAAAATTCTTTCATATCCCAATTTTACTAATTCTCTTGCAATCGTGTCTTTACCACTACAAGACTTACCAACCAAGCAAATACTCATCAATTTATTCTCCTTCCACGTAATCTTTAATTTGATTTAGAAATTTTGCCTGAACAGTTTTGTCATTTGAGTACAGACAACATGTAATTAGTTCAAGCAAGTTTAAACTAAAAATTGCCATGATTGATTTTGCATCAATCTCATATCTATGACTTTTAATTGTAATTTCTTCATCAAATTTTGTTACAATCTCAACAAAATCATGCACTTTTCTAATTGTATCCAAACGAATAGTTACTAATGTTTCTTCCATTTCTTTCCTCTCTTTATTCATAGATTCTTATATAAGATATTTCGCCGTCAAAAATACCACCTAAAGTAGACACATCGCCTGTATTACCCCATCGGTTTGATATATTTGGAATCAATGTAGAAGTATCAACAACAAATTCTACGATAGAATCATTACTTATTGTATATTGTCCCAAATTATCTGTATGCTCATCGGCTTTACAGTCTGCAAGAATGCAAGGAATTATTTCACCGTTTTTCATCACGATATCAAAATATGTTCCAATTTGGGTTGTATAGTATGAACCTATTGCGCAACAGAATCTATTGTTGACCTTGTATATGCCTGTTTCATCTAATACATATTCACTTTTTAACCTGTATTGTTGTGAGTTTTTATTGGTGATATGTCGAGCATCCATATAGCTTTTAAACAGCTTGCCAGATGGAACGTTACAATCTGTAAAAGTAAGATTTTCTTCAATTTCCTCTAGCTCATCTTCTAATTCAATATTCTCTACAATTTCTTCAACTGCTATCATTTTTTGTTGTTCGTAATATGTTCTATATTTTTTATAAATATGAGAATATATTTCTGCTTTTTCTTCTTGTACTGTTGCAGCTACAGTTAATTGTTTATTATTTGCTGCCCACAATGGGGCGACACAAATAACAGCACTTAAAAATACTGTTTTTGTAATACTTCTTTTCAACGTATGAATCTCATACACCCACTTTCTTCATATTTTTTCGTATACAATTTCAAATATTTTTCATTAGAATTATCAAATCCAATAGGCTTTAATTTTGCTTCAACAATGCCGTATTCTTTTTTGATTTCTTCTACTTCATTATTCTCTTTTGTTCCAACCGTAACATATGTGTTGTCAGGAATCTTAGAGAAAATCTCTTTTAGTTGTTTCGCTTTATAGTACAAATTTTCACATTCACCTCCTCACTCTCATTAAATTCACTGAATTACTTTAATCATTTGTAAAAATTCTTCTTCTGAAATAATTGGAATATTAAGCGATTTTGCTTTCTGATTCTTAGAGCTTGTTGAATTGATGTCGTTATTAATAAGATACGATGTTTTAGAACTTACAGAACCTACAACTGTACCACCATGAACAATTATATCGGCTTTTAATTCATCACGGTTTTTATAATGATGAACTGAACCAGTTACAACAAATGTTTTACCTTGTAATGTTTTTGGCATTTCATCTAAGACTATATTAGGTGATTCAAATTTAAACTCTTTTGATAGTTCAAATATTTCTGAGCAATGTATATTGAAATACGAATTTAAAGAATTTATAAGGCTATCTCCTATACCTGATATACTTCTAAAATGTTCTGCGCCATCAGTAATCATAATTTGCATAAAATTACCTATACTTGAAGTATTCTCTATTGTACAATTTTCAGCAATATCCTGACTTGCTGATTTGCCGAGTAAAGGAACGGATAAACTATAAAGGAAACGCTCAAGACTTGTCTTACGAGACTCTTCAATAGAGTTAAGAAGTTTTTCAACAGATCTTTTACCAAATCCTTCCAAATCTTTCATTTCATTTTCATGATCTGATAAGTGATAAATATCCTTAATGGAATTCAACCAACCAAGATTGATGAATTTCTCGATTGTAGATTCTGAAAGATTTTCTATGTCCAACGCATTTCGACTTGCTGCATGAACTAATTTGCCTAAAAGTTTACCTTTACAGTCTGGATTTTCGCATATAAGTACCTCAGAGTCGTTCTCTTTAATAATTCTTGTAGGCTGACCACAAATAGGACATTTGCTAGGAATAATAAAATTACCACTCTTGTCAATACTATCATATACTTTAGGAATAACCATGTTAGACCGATAAACTCTAATTCTATCTCCAACCCCAAGCATCATGTCTTTAATATATGTAATATTGTGAAGAGTTGCTCTTGTTGTTATTGCTCCATTTAAGTCAACTGGCTCAAAGATTGCTACAGGATTAATCAAACCCGTCTTTGAAGTATTCCATTCAATATCTGTAAGAACAGTTTCAAATAATTCATCTTCATATTTATATGCCATTGAATGTCGAAAGAATTTATCTGTACGCCCCATTGACTCTGCAATTTTATAATCATCAACTGCCATAACAGCTCCATCATAAGGAATATTATGTGAGTCTGCTGATTCTCTTATTCGATTTAATAAGATTGCCAACTCTTCTTTCTGGTTAATTCTAGTTGATTTTAATATTGGTATAATCTCAAATCCAATATCTTTAGCCTTGAATAAATCTTTACTTGGCGTTTTATGTTCAAATCCCTTAATTACTCTCCAAGCAACAAATCTCATATTTCTATTTGCAGCTTCCTTACTATCGAGTAATTGTAATGATCCAGATACAAGATTCCTTGGGTGCTTATACTTCTTATCTTCTGATAATTTATCATTGATCTCTCTAAAAGTGTCCCATCCAATAATTGTTTCGCCATCAATGATAAGTTCATCCTTATATGGAATTTCCTTTGGTACATTTTCCATTGTTAGTACATTCTGAATGCATTCAGTACCTCTTACTCCATTACCTCTAGTTTCTGCACCGATTAACTTACCATTAATATAATGAAGAGACGTGGTTAAGCCATCAGCTTTAACAGATAAGAAACAATCCTTATCTCCAATAAATTCAATTAACTCATCTACTGATTTTGTTTTATCAAGTGAAAGCATAGGATGATTATGTTCAACCTCTTTTAATTCATCTGCAACTGAATAACCAACGTTATGTGTCGGACTGTTAGATAATACAATATCAGTCTCTTTTTCGAGACTTATTAATTCATCATACATTTTATCCCACTCATAATCAGGCATAATTGGAATTTGATTATAATAAGCATATGAAGCATTATTCAACTCTTTAATAAGTTGTTTTATTCTTTCTAACTTATTCATTTACTTCCTCCTTTTCTCCGCAATATTCTCTTAAGTATGTAAGCATTTCTGACTCTTCTGGAAAGAAGCCATCAACCTTCCTTTTATTCTGTAACCACTCTAAAAAGTTTAACCAAAATTGTCCCGCTCTCCAATCTGGTATATAAGTCATGTGTAATCTAGTTACTTCGTTATAAAAATTATACAGTCTATTCGGATCTCTAATGTTAATCACCTCTTTTATTTCTTTTTATACCATCTCTTATATAATCTTTGTCCACATTTGTCACAATAGTTTTGTCTTGGTACACAATTATCAACCACATAGTTACATACAGGACAATAACATTTATCATAGCCAAGCAATTTTCTCATTGGTTTATTTTTTCTTTTTAACTCTTTGTATTCTTCATATTCTTCGCCTGAAATAATATAAAATGCCATAATTTCAATCCTCATACATAATCAACTCTTTTGCGTATGGAAGTGTTTCTACCCATTTACAAAATGTGTCTACCCACTCTTCTTTGAGTCTATGATGTCTACGCTGAAAATACATATTGCGAAGTTCTGCATAATTTGTATCCCATGTTCTCATTTGTTCAAATCCTTCAGGTAACATACGTTTTGCCCTAACAAGAAGACGGTTCATTTTTTCATTATCTTTTGTTGTTTTCTGTATTTCCTTATATTCCAAACGAAGAGATTCAAGTTTGCTTACTGTATAAGTCCACCAATCAATATCTTCCTCACAGAAAACAAACATATCCAAAGTAATTGGATTATCATTATTAAGTAATTTGTGCATGGTTGAACAACTATTTTTTGTATTAAAATGATAAGTATCACCTTCAGACCACCAGTATCTAGGCATATCTACATCTACAGCAACATGAATCATTCTCATAAATTTGCAATGTTCTGAACCAGTTTTAATGAGAGTCTGTGCAAGTTTCATGTCATTATCACCTATAATAAAAGGTTCACCGCCATCATCTCCATATATATAACATTTATCTGTATCAAAATTTTTACAAAATTCTGAACAGTGTTTGCCAGATGGTGTTTTTAGACAATTAAAACTATCACTCTTATGCCAGCTATTCTTCGGATTTCTCATCCCACGGAGACTATGTTCAAATCCCCAAACTTCTGTATTCTCAAACTTCATTTTTCTCCTCCTTTTGGACTAACCATCTGCATTCTGTCTGTTTGCCTCTTTCTTTACTTGAAATATACATATGTTCGCATTTATCTCTATCGTATTTACATATGCCGGTACTTATATCATAGAATGGACATTCATCTTGAAAATATGGCATTTCGTCTACAAGAAATTTCATTTTATTCACCTTCCTATACTATATAGTCAAATTTTTCTTTATTTTTCAAAGAAGTTTAGTTTACTGTGAATTACCAATTAACATTCATTATCCCATCTGATACTACAACCACATTTACATTTAGACCGTTGCATTTGTATCATAGTTTTACATTTAGGACATCTTGCCGATACCCCTATGCCATCTAAAAATGATCTTGTTTCTATGATTGGTTTGTATCTTAAATGTCTGTTTCTATTCATTATTCTCCCTAAACCCATTTAATTTTTCTTCCACAAAACGGGCAAAACTTAAAATCTCCATACGCAAAATTATTTGGTACTATTCCAGTTTTAAGCGGATTGTGATTACACTGAATCTTGAAACATATATTGCCTTCTGAAAAGTCAACGTCATTAGAAGATTCCCATTTGCAAGTTTCATTATCGTAACTTGTGTCAATAACACGAAGTCCCCTGATTTTTTCTAAAGTATCAAATCTATCATTTAATACATCGTGATAAATCGGCTCTCTATCTAAAATCCTTTCTACTTTTGATAAACTAATTAATTTCATATTTACATCTTTCTATAATAAATATCTCAATCCACTTAGATACTTTTCTTCTAACCTATCTGTAAGTGTATTTGTCAGCGACAAATGATCTTTCATATCGGCTAATTTAACCCAATACGCACATTTACGGTAGTTTGTATGACAAACACTCTTAATACTTTTACAATAATCATCATAAGATACCTCTTTTGTTTTAGTTAGGATCTTCAATGCATTGGTAAAATTTTCAGGTAATCCTTTTGGATTATAATTTGTATCTTCTAATAAATTGCTAAAGCAACACATTCGTTTGTATATTCAGATGGAATCATTTCATTTTCAGCAACATATGTAGCGACTCTAAGTGCATGTTCTAATTTATCCTGTGGATAATACTGTTTTGCAATTCTTAATGCTGTGCTTATGCTGTGCTTACTTTCATCGGTTCTTTATCTAATGACACATTTTCCTCCTAATCTCCACAAGAAATAATGGATTTTTGCTATCTGTTTATCTGTTGATATTAACAAGATAATTTACTTTCTTATTATGTGCTTCAGCATATTCAATTTCAGATTTTGTTGAGCTTCCAATATATCCATTGACATTGATTACGAAAATTTCATCTGCCATATCAATTTTTCTCTTGTGCATATCATCTAACATAATCTTTTGCTCATCTGTAAATACATCGCCTGAATGACCAAAACACCCAACTGAAATCACAATATAACCATTTAAGGTAAGTTCTTTTTGAACTTTCATAAACTCATCTTTAAATTTTGTACTACCACATAATGTAATCACTTTATAATTTTTTAATCCTTCACGGCATACACCTTCTACTGAATTTCCACACATAAATTCATTGCATTCTTTTCCTGGTCTTGGGCAACTCATATTCTTTACAACCTCCTTAATTTTCACAAGAAACTGTCGATTCTTGTTTTATCATTTTAATAATTTGATTTATTAATAAAACCTTTTTTCTGAGCACATGATAAACAATAGTTATATCTTCCATATATAGTGCACCCACATTTTCTACATTTGTGAGCTCTTTCTATTGCTTTCCCAAATGGTTGTCCAAGTTCAAAATAACATTTCTTACAATATGTATAATGGTCTTGGCAATATTCACCACATCTCTGACAATATGTCATATAATTCATCTCCTTTTCGAAATCCGTCAATTCAACTTTTACAAAACTTCATCAACAATTCCATACTTGACTGCTTTATCAGAATGAATATAAAAATCTTTCTTCTTTTCACGAATTTCCTTAATATCATCTTTTGTGAGATTGGTTCTGTCGATTACATATTCTTCAATCTTTTTATTCAGCCAGTCCATTTCTTCTCTGTCTTCTACCAAATCCTGATATTTACCACTTCTCCAACAACTCATCTGATGATACATAAATGTTGAATGTTTGTAGCAATATCTCTTATGACCTGCTAAGAAAATCTTAAAAGCTGCACTCATTGCATATCCTGTACAATATGTATAGATTGGAGTTTTGCTATTGAGAATAATATCAATTAATCCCCACATATCATAAACAGATCCACCATACGAGTTGATGTATAGTTTAATTGGCTCACGTTTATAATCTTTTTCCTTCTCATCTTTCTCATCATCTTCTCGAATCTGTTGTAAAATACTCCATGTTAATTTACCAATAGATTCGTTGTCTACATCATCAGATAAAAATAATGTCTTTTTGTCTGTATTTGCATATGAATTGTCTTTTGAACTCATAAAGTATTCTCCTTATATTTAATTCTCTGTTTCAAATCCAACTTGTATATATCTATCTAATTCAGATTTAGCATTTTCATTCAATAATTGTTTTTCATCAACCAATATAATTGTTCCTGGCTGCACTTTCTCTCTTAACTGACTTGGTGTAAGTACAATTGGATTGAATTTTAAGTGCATTTTATATGCATAATCTGCCATGCTTCCCATCGGTTCAATAACAGGAATTTTATATTTACCACTAATCTTCATCAGATTATATGTTTTACCGATCCCTCTACTATTAAAACCATATAATCGTTTAATGTGTGTTTGTCGTTTCTTTACATAATATTTCAGCTCATGATATAATGCTTTTGATTTTAATAAATATGACCAGTGTTCTAATCGTTCATAAAATTTCATATATGTAGTATCATCTCCTTTATTATGTACTATATATAGCGGTTGCGTGTTTATCCAACCACTATATATTGTGTTAAGAACGGCATGAAATCCGTCTTTCCTTGGCTTTTTGAGTCTCTGAAACGCCCTATTTATGGGCATTCCAGAAACCTCTACTATATTATTCTCTTAAAATACTAACTTCGGATGAGCTGTGTCATACAAACACTGCTGTAAGTGAGTCTGTTTCTTACTTACGCCTTCTTTACTGATAGCCATTCTCAAAGCACCAGTTTGAGCAACCAAATCACATTTTTTCTTTGCTCTTGTAATTCCTGTATATAATAATTCTCTTGTTAAAAGGGAATATGATGAAAAATCAATGCCGAAAATAACATGATCGAACTGAGAACCTTGAGACTTGTGAACTGTGATTGCATAACCAAGTTCAATACTATTAACTTGTGTTTCTTCTACGTATACTTCTCCAATTCCCATAAATGAAATAAGCACTGCTTTATCTTCTGGAAATACCTTTTTAATAATACCAAGATTACCATTAAAGATAGGTGGATTGGTTTTGTATGTATTCTGTGTATTGATAACTTTATCTCCTTCTCGAAGAATTACTTTACCCTGTGATACAACCTCAATCTGTTCTTTATTGTCGTCTTCTGGATTATATAAATCCTGAATCGTATTATTGATGTTATAAGTGCAAGCATCACCTTGTTTCTTAACAGGGACAAGTATCTGAGTTTCCATAACATTGAAGTTCTCTGTATTCATTGCTTCTGAAAATCTCTGCATTATTTTATAGAAAGTATTACTCTTATCTGAATAACAATCTAGTGATAAATCCTGCAATTCTCCTCTTGTCTCTGTACCAACCCAGTCTTTTTCTACAATCTGTATTCCTTTACGAATACGTCTTGCTTCTGTAACAATAGCTGAAGCTGCTGCTTGTCTATGTACTTGACTAAGATATACAGTGGGAATCTCAGGAGAATTGATCATATCAAATGCAATGTTGCCACACCCAATTGACTCTAACTGTCCCATATCTCCAAGACAGATAAGCTTTGCACCTGAAGGGATTGCTCTTAAAAGATAATAGAAAAGATAGGCATCAACCATTGAAATCTCATCTACGATTACAATGTCAACATCCAATGGGTTTTCATCATGATATGTGAAACCATTCTTGCCCCCATCATCAGTACAAGGATATTTAAGCAATCTATGAATTGTATATCCTTCTTCTCCTGTGATTTCAGCCATTCGAGAACTTGCACGACCAGATAAAGCACACTGTACATATACATAATCTTTCAATGCTTCAAGAAAAGCAGACACGGATGAACTCTTACCTGTTCCAGCTTCACCATGAATAACAACTACATTATTTTCAAGAGCTTCTTTTACACCCATTCGCTGTTCTTCTGTAAACTGCCAACCATTCTTATGCTCGACATGCTTGATTGTATCTTCCCAATCGCCATATGTAATCTCTGATTTTGCATCTCTTAATCGGATTAATTCTTTGGCAATTTTATCTTCAATATTGTAGAATTTTCTAAGACCAATCTGTGTCTTATCTTCATTCCACCACAACTCATCACCCATATCATGAATTGCTTCTGTAATATTCATATCAGGAACATCTTCGCCAAGTTCATCAATAATTGCCCCCATTAACTCATCAGGTGTAATCCATGAACAACCATCCTGACCAGAATCTTCAAGATATTTGTAAATAAAAGCACTAATACGTTGAGAACAAAATTCTTCCATTCCACTATCAAGAGCTATTTTGTCTGCCGTTTTCCAACCAATTCCTTTTACTTCATTACATAAGATATATGGATTATTTTTAACCTTTTCAACAACTAAGTCAGGTGAATTATATCGTTCCATTAATCTATTCACCATATTGTTCGTAAGGTTATACTGCTCCAACTCTGAGAAGATTTTTGCTAAATGGATATTTCTATTAAATCTTTCAATCCATCGTGCAGCCGTGTCTAATCCACAACCTCTGACCTTTACCAAATCTTCTGCTTTGTTATTCTTCAAAGAATCAAATGGATCATCCAATGCATCATACATATTTTCAATCTGAAGTGGGGTAAACAAAGTGGACAAGAATTTCTTCTGTCCAACTTTGTCATTCTCATTAAAAGTAATGGCACTATAGATTGATATGATATTGTATTGTCCTCCCCATTTGGGATCTTCTACATAATCTGCCACTAATACATATGGATTACCTTCAACCAACTGTGGCATTGTACCTTTGATTATGATTTGATTGAATTTATCGGTCTTAGGTTTACCCTCTTTGACCTTATCTACTGAGACAACAGCAATTCCGAATTCATTTTTATAAAATCGTATTGTCTCTACACTACATATAATTTTTATTCTATTTTCTGATGCCATTAGTCCTCACTTTCCTTTTAATCAACTTTTGTTCTTTCAGATTGAAGTAGCAATGTGCCATCTGAATGTATCTCTTGAACCTTGTTTACTGTGTGTTGATAAATTGTGTCTTTATAAATCATTGGTCTGAAACTATCATCTCTTCTGATTCCTGCCACAACAATCTTTGAACCTCTACTTAGCCAACTTCTTTCAAGTACAGTTTTCTTGTCACTATTCGGATCAAGCTTTGCTGAAATTTGTTTATTATAAAATGCATAATGACCTTTATTAAACTTCACATGTACTGCACCATATTTTGTAAGAAGTGTGACCATACAATGCAAGTTATCAGCATTAATAACTGTTCCTGCTATTCTTGAAATCTTAAATTTAGGTATTTTCTTTGGTGAACCATCAATATAACGAGTGTAATAATCGTAAGGTTCTGGTTCTTCTGGTAAATCAAAGAAATTAACTATGCCATATAGTTCTTCATTAATATTCTCCAATTCATGCTCACCATCATAGAAACTCAATGCTTGCATAGACCAAGAAGGTAATGTACCATCAGCATATTGATTCCAAACAGTTTTGAATAAAACCCCATTGTAGAGATTTAATGTATCAGAATTGTCAAACCAATCCTTTAATGGCTGAATGTATCTATCAACCTCCTTGGTAAATAATTTCTCTGATACAATATAATATTCTCCTTTTATTTTAATTACTGAGTCTTCTGTGAAATGTTCCTTGAAGAAAGGCTGAGAATTGTTGTCGAGAATATAATAACCATCATGATATCCTCTTTTGGGTATTTTCTTTCCTTCATCTATATGCTTTTCATACAATCCTTCATCATCTAAAACATATTTTTTGAAATTAACCATACGTTTTGCTAAATCTAATGATTCAGGAATAATACCCAATTCTGTCATTTTTGCGAACTGTTGCATTGTAATCTTGTCACTTGGAGTAAAAGCATAGTTTTTTAAATACCAACGCATTGTTTCTTTTCTATCTGATGAGTGCAATTCTGTAAAGCAACCAGCTTTAATTAATTGAACCATTTTTGACTTGGTAATAAGCTTTGTATCAAGCATTTTATGAGCGAAATCTTCCATAGAATTAAATGGTCTGTTCTGAATAATTGCTTGTACAATATCATCGCCTATACCATTGATACCCTTTAGTCCAAAAATGATACGATTGTTCTCAACATCTGCTTTAAAACCAAAGTCTGCTGAGTTGATAAGTGGAAGTTCTACTTTTACATTCTCTTTTTGAACAGCCGCTATTGCTATTGCCATCTTTCCATAATTGGTAGAATCACCTGCATTTTCATCTACTGCACCAGAATCTACAATTAAATTCGCTGTCTGCCAGTAAATCGGGCTATATTTATAACACAAATTCAGCTCTTGAAGACCTATAATCGAGTAGGCTAGTGTATGACTTTTGTTGAATCCATACCCTCGCTGAGTGCAAATAAGCACATTCCACACATAGGTCGTTAAATTCTTTGATAAATGCTTCTCTTCCGCATTAGCAAAGAACTCTTCTTGTAATTGCAAGAACTCTTTTGGCTTCTTCTTTGCGACCGCTTTTCTTAATCTATCACCCCAAGCTAGTGAGAAGCCGCCAATCTTCGGATGCATTGTCAAAAGTACCAAATACTCCTGGGCTTCACAGATACCAAATGATACTCCAATAATATCTTTCAGAATATCTTGTTCTTCTTGTGTCAGACCATATTCAGTCATTTCATCATACCAATACTGGATATTTTCTCTAAAACGAGCATATTTCTGTAATGGTGTTTCAGCACCTTTTTCCTGTGCCATAAGTCGCAATACTGAGTTAATGGTTGCTAATTCATCGACAGAAGCAGGTTTTGCTAATGCAACCGCCTGTACGCCACTCTCTTTCTCCATCTGAAAGAATGACATTACTTTGTGATTCCAAAGCATTTCCCACATATCTTTAGCATTACGTTCCAAAGTATATACACCAATATATTTTTCATAAGTAGCTTTCAATGAACCTTGCCACTCTATTACATTATTCTCCAAAAGCAGTTCCAACTCTGCTTGCATTTTATCCAAAGCATCAATACAAAGCAGATCGACCTTAATAAGAGAACAATCTTCACACATATGTAAATCAAACTGAGTAATAACATCACCTGAATTTGTTTTCATAAGTGCTGTTGTATCTGTAAATGGTCTATCAACTAAGATAATTCCACCTGCATGTGAACCTACACCATTGACAAGTCCTTCTATCTTCTGTGCAGCTTCCCATAATTCAGGATATTTATTCATTTCTGTAACAAATTCTTGTACAGGTGGGTTATCATCATCACCATAATACATTTGTGATAAAGTTCTTAATTGACCTCTATCAGCTACAATCAATGAACTAATATACTGAGCTATATCATTATCAATCTTCAAACCACGAGCTGCTGTTAAGATAGCACTTCTACTCTTTTCAGTTGATAATGTCATAACCTTACTAACTCTATCTTCTCCATATGTATCTTTCATAGCCTGAATAACTGCTTCACGCTTTGAACCACATATATCAATATCAATATCCAAAACAGAAGCACGTTCTGGATTCAAGAATCTCCAAGGATATGTCTTTGTTTTTTCTCTTAATGGATTAATCTGTGTGATACCAAGAATATTTAATAGACAGAAACCTACACCAGAACCTCGACCAGCCCCTACTAATGTACCTGCACTCCAAGCAATTTGTACATCAATAGCAATCTGAAGAAGATATTTAGACCAACGAACCTTCATTTTTTCGGATGAATCCTTTATATAATGAAGACATTCGTTTATTTTTTCATAAGCTTCGTCTGTTTGGTAATAAGGATCTGTGTCAATATAAGCAACAATATCTCTTACTAAATGCCTATCACAATCGTATTCAGAATGATAAAACTCACTTAATAAAGGGATTTGATTCTTAAACTTTTCATACAATTCTTTGTTCGGTTCAGAAGTATTTAATGGAATGTACGGAATATCGAGGTCTTTTGTGAGTTTGTAATACTCTGCTTTTCCATATATAAGCATTGTATTATCTAATCCTTTTTGAACTACATCGTGACCATAGTATTCGTCCATATATTCATGAATTTCATCTTCACTCATAATATAAGTGGTAGAATAAAAATCATCCACCTCTCTGTCGCCGTCTTGAGATTCCAAAAAGATTTTATGTATCTGTCTATCTTCTTTTTTAAGATAATGAGCATCCGTTGTAATGATATATGGTGTACCTGTCTCTTCTGATAACTGAATTAACTTGTGATTGACATAGATTTGTTCCAACATATGAGAAGGTTGCAACTCTAAAAAGAAGTATCCTTCACCAAATATCTCATTCATATATGCAATCCAATCTTTACAAGATTGCCATATTTTTTCATATTCCTTTGGATTTGCTCTTTCTAAATCCTGAAACTGTAAAAGTCTATGTGGTAATGCTCCCCCGAGGCAAGCCGAGCTTCCGATAATATCTCCTTTATAGTTTGCCATCATTTCTTCAAGATCACTATAATAGGTAGGAACTCGCATCATGACATGCATAAAAGAGTTCTTAGTCCAAGCTTTTGTGCTTAATTCTCTAATGCCTTGATGCCCATGAGCATTTAATGCTACTAAAATAAAATGAGGATATCTATTATTAAATTTATTCTCGGCAGTTACATCTTCTGTACACAAATATATCTCATTACCAAGAACAACTTTAAAATTCTCCCATCCTTCTAAATCCTTGTGACTATCATAGTATTTAAGTGCATCTAAAGAGGAAGTGATAGATTCATGTTCCGTAAAGCAAATACCAGCATGACCTAATGAGTGAGCATACTCAATCATTTCAGGCACTTTATTTATAGAATCTCGAAGTCTTAAATTGCTTCCCTCTGCACTATGGTTATGTACTCCAAAAAAACTCACTCAAATCCTCCTTTTATTCAAACGAGTCATAAATAGGCTCAATCATTTTCAACTTTTCTTCTGTCATTAAAATACCAACTTTCTTTTCTTCTCTGTATTATTATTCTCCAAAGCATTCCACTTTTTATTGACTTCAAATGTCTTTTGAGTTGGTGTCCACTTTGAATAATATTCACATTCATTTTTATAAATAGTTGCTTCTGGATTTGTTGTGCAGAAATTGCACCAATGACACAATGGCGTGGGTTTCGGAATAAACAGATTTTTATTCTCACTTGCTTCAATATCACCAAACACTTTATCAAGTGCTTTGATTAAACGTTTTTCCCATCCTTTTGTAAGAGCATATTGTTCATCATCTATAAGGATGAATCTATACTGCGATTCAATAGGCAATTCACCAAATTCGTTTAAAATTGCCAAGGCATAAATTCCAAACTGTAATGAAGTTGCCAATTTACTCTGATCATATATTTTCTTGGAAGTCTTATAATCAACCATTCTATACTGACCATCCTTTACATCAATTCGGTCAATAAAACCTTTTAAAATAACTTTATTATCCCATACAAATTCAAAAGGTTTTTCAAAATATGTAGGCTGCCAAGTAGTATCTTCCATTTCTTCGTGTAACACTTTGTCAAATAGTTTTATTTTTTCTTCATATGAAGCACCACTCGCATTATCAGCTTCGTGCCATACTTCGAAATATTTTCTTCTTAGTTGTGCTACACCTAATAATTCTTCTTTTGTTTTTTCGTCTGTTTCGGTCACTCCATTCTGTAGAATATTATTTAACTTGTCATAATCTACTGCTTGACCAGAAGCAATCATCCTGCCCTTCTGTTCCAAAACATAATGACACAGACTACCCAACTCAAGTGCAATTGAAGTATCATGTGAATACTTCTTATCCATATATTTAAACTTATACTGAAGAGGACAATTTTTGAAAACCTCAATTTTACTATATGAAAATGTAGGTAAACCTTTGTCCTTATCAGTTACAGGTCTTACTCTATCTTTTAATTCTTGCAATTACTTCTCCTTCTTTGATTCTTTCAACACTCTATTAACTTCATCCATTGTGATAACAATCTTCTCATCTAATAATTCCAACAATGTTTCTTTCCCCATATCTGTAGGACTGGCTTTATAAGGCAATCTATTCTCACTGTCTAATAACAAACAAACTTTACAATATGGCACTAATCCTGCTACTTTTTTTACAAGTTTGTTATAATAAATCTCTGCCTCGAAAGAATGTGCATCCTGGTATTCTCTATCAAAAGCCACAATCACTTCTTCACATTTGAGATATTGCAACAATAATTTTTGCTGAGTGACAGTAATATTACTTCCGCAAGTTGCTACTGCAAATGAATCTTCTCCAAAGTACGAATAATTTTGCATACATCCTTTTTCCGACTCAAGCAGCATTGCTTTTCGTATTGATTTAATTTTGTTTTGGGTAACATTGATTCCATATAGATTTGAACCTAATTGATGACTAAGAAACTTCCCACTTATTTGAAGCGGAACATACTTTCCTACTCTTTCAATATCAGATTCATCAAGATAACGACCTCTAATTCCAATCAACCGATTGTCTTTGTCCCGATGTGGAATTACGATTTGATTGGTCAATCCATAATAACCAATCTCATACCTGCTCAAAGCTTCACGAGAAATGTTGTCATTTAACCAATCTTCATGAGGTGCATAGTAGAATGTGTCTAAGATATTTTCACTAATTTCAGACAATGTAGGTACTTCACGTCTATTCTTTTTTACTGACTTCAAACGATTAATCCATTCAAAATCATTAATACGATTCTTTTCTTTCTCAATCTCATCAGCACTTGTAACAGCTAACTTTCCTGTAAGTTGCCCAATAAAATGCAACGCTTTATACCATGTAACTGTCTTTCCTTTAACTCTATTGGCTCTAATTACTAATTCAACAACGTTAAAACTATCTGAACATTTAGAGTAACAATGAAAAGTTCTTCCTTTGTACCCTTTATCCTCATTTGGTTCGTGATAATAATACAATTTCCACGAATCTGATCCGTGACATACCGATTGGAATATTAAATCGCCATTACTATCTGTTTTTGGATAACTAGAGCCAAAATAAGTAACAATTGTTATTATATCTTCCTTAGTAAGTGAGTTAAGAATTGCATCCTTGTCTAAATACATACTCTCACCTCACTTACCAATTTCCCCAACTCTTCTTATCAGTTGGTTCTTCTTCCTGTTCTTCATCAATCGGATTATCAGGTACTTGAGATAGCAATACAGAATGTTCCTTAATCTTCTCTTCTACCTGCTCAATCTTTGTAAAATCCATATCAATTAACTCAAAATCATAATTCGTTACAAACAAACACTGTTCTGTCATAGTACCCAAATCAATTTTTGTCCAAATAATGATTCGTGTTAATCTTCCTCGTCTGACTTTGTATACCCAATGACACATATTAGGTACAGGCATATTAACCATTTTATGTAACACTGATTCGATTTTCTTTTTCTCTGCTTTGGTGGGAGCCATTGAAATAACACCCATATCCAATTTATTCGCTAATGCTTTTGAACCAGCCAACAAATTCTGATCCTTATACTGTGCATTTTGTGCTTCACCATTTAACTGAGAAGCAGTATAAATAAACACATCTAACTGTTGAGCAATCGTCTTTAATTCAGTTGCAAATACCAATAATAACTGATGCTCTTTCAATCCCATTCCAGATTTACTATTTACTTCTGCCATTAAACGTAATGAGGTATGAATATAGTCAAAGAAAAAATACCTAACAGAAAATTCTCGGTTGTATTTTTTTATCTGGTTTTTAATGTCTTCAATGGAAAAATCAGGAATATGTACGATATATAATGGACTAGATTCGATATAAGAAATGGCTTGTTGAACTCTTTCTAATTCTCCTTGTTCATATGTACCATATAGAATATGTTCCTCATTTACTTTACTAACGGCTGCAATTAATAATGTCTGTATTTCATCTACTGGCATCTCAGTTGAGAAAATAGTAGTCGGCTCACAATTTCCTGTATACACATACTGCTTTGATACAACATCATAAAAATACGGAACTGCAATTTTACAAGCATCACCAGCAGCCATACGAGTTTTACCACCACCTTGAGGACATGATCTCATAAATAAACATCCTAATCTCGCACCTCTTGATACAGTGTTCAATCCCTCGTTATTCAAGGCTAAACCAACATCAGGAACTTCCATCAATTCATTTACCAAATCTGTCATGCCATCACCAGCCTGAACATCTGTACTTAGTGTATTGGTACAATATTTCATATTGGGATTAATAACAAATGTCGCTTCAACCATTTCAATAATGTCTTGCTCAGTATAATTGTCAAACTTAATTTGTTCAGCTTCCATCTTTGAGGTATCTGCAATGGTACTGTCAAAAATAAATCTTGTATCAAGACCTTTTTGCTCATAATATCTAAGCAATGCGTATTTTCTTAATCTGTGATAATAATAATCATAGTTCTCAATGGTAGCTATATCTCTTGCATTTGAAAGATATTCTATACCTTGATTCTCCTGAAAAATTGAATACTGCTCTTTGTAATTGCTTAGATATGAATCTATACTAAATTCATCAATTGTGGTGCAACCTTGCATATGTAGATTGTAAATTGCAACAAATAGCAATTCATAGAAGTTCTCTGTATTAAAATCAGTTCTATCTAATGGTCTATCAATATCATCTATTAAGGAAGAATCTTGTATTAAACAACCAATCGTATTCAAATATGCTCTTTTGTCTACAAGTCCTTCATGTGCCATTATTTCACCCCTTTCCCAATTGACTGAATATCAATCTGTTTTATTTTTCTCCTTTTAGGTTGAACAATAATGGTCTTTTCTTTGTACATATTTGAAATATCAATACTTTCATTATGTTCTTCCAATTTATCAACCGACTCATAATACTGCATTGCTTCTGTGTGATAATATGGAACAATACCAATTACATCACCAGTTAAATCCTTTTCAATGATTTCATGCAGATAAACCAGAGTCTTATACATGCTTTCGTATGTAAAACCATAACGCTTGATATAATCTTCTGTTAAGGCATATACTTTTGTACTTAATTCTTCTCCTTCGATGAGACTTCTTAAATACTTATAATACTGTTGCTTTTTTGCATATTCCTCTTCGGACAATGCTTCTTTCAATTCAGCTTGAGGTCTAGCCTTTCTACCGACTTTTTTCTTTGTAGCAACTTTATCTATCTGTTCAGTTTTATCTTTCTGCAATGTCTTGATTGCAATATTAAAACATTTTTTATGAGCATAGCGTCCCTTGTATGGAACGCCATCCTCATCTACAATTGGCTCATTGCATATTACGCATTTTCTTCGAGCTGCCATGTATCAACCTCTTATAAGTTATTCTCCTCAATGAAACTCTCAATATCATAAATGATTGCTTCAATAAGCTGTTCCTGACCTTTCTTCAGATCACTAGCCTTCTTACCTTCGCCTAACTGATTTGCAACGATTGTCTGTAAATCCTCAAGATATCCATTATCAGCAAGCTTCTCTCCAAGTTTCTGTAGCTCGTCCATGAGGTCATCATATGATTTAACATCAACTGTTCTCTGTGCTTTCTGCTCCTCATATGTAACTGCTGTGATTCCCTCTTCTCTCTCCTGAATCTCAATAGCCTTAATAATTACATCTTCAAGAGCTTCAGCAGTGAACTCCTCAATATAAGTAGTAGGAAGATAATCGAAACGAGAACGAGCAAAGAACTCATCTGTCTGTGCTAAGAAACCAGAAGACTTAACAACCTTACCGTCTTTATCAACACCATTAGAACGAACATAAACACATAAGTCTGTATTATTAATGATAGGTGCTAACGCTCTCTTATCAGCCTTTGGTGAAATGTATCCATCCTTCTCCTGTGCATGTGCAATAAAGTAACAGCAATATCCAGCACCAAGTAACTTGTTAATCTGCTTCCAGAACTCAGTCTCATACTCTTTCCAAAGTCCATATCCACCGTTTCCTTCTCCGATTGAAGGAGCTTTATACTTCTGGCAAATAAATTCCTGACAGTAATTTGCAGCCGCTTCAATCTCATCAAAGATAATTGTTGAATACATTTCTCTTGCCTTCTCTACTGTTGCAGGATCTGTAAGCTGCTTGTTAATCTTAATGAAGTCAGACCACTTTGTAATAGGACAATATGGAACACCAGGAATGGCATTAAGACCTGCCTCGAATGGAAGATAGAATGGCTTCTTCATACGAGTTGCCTGTTTAGTCTTTCCTAAGTTATTTCCACCATAGACAAGAATAACCTTGCCCTCTAAACCTTTTGCTACTGTGCTGACCTGTGGATTAAAAATATCTAATTCGTTCATGTAATTCTCCTTTATTTTTAAAAATATTTTTTTATAAAAATGGTACATATTTCAAACTATTTCATTCGTACCTACAACAAAGTTAGATTAGAAACCTAAACTTCTACCATGTGCTGCACCACTTGGCTTTGCAGTAGATGCCTTTGCACCACTCTGAGCTTTAGCTTTTGCTTCCTCAAGACGATTTGCTCTCTCCTGAATTGCAGCCTGAATTGTTTCAGCGACATATGGAAGCTCTGGTGTAATGCCCTCCTCATATGCTTCAGACGCACCTGTGATAAGAAGATCACTCTTAATCTCTACAGATACCTTCTTTCTTGGCTTACCAATCTTAACTGGAATCTCTGTTACAGTCTCAATTCTGTTATTAATAATGTCTCCGTAGAATTCTACTGTCTGTCCTACCTCAAATCCTGAATCAACAGCCTGTCCTACTTCACCCTCTGCCACAAGGTCGATTGGCTCAATTCCGTTATATGTAGGCATCCATCCGCTTACTACGATTCTTCCTGTCTCAACACCGTCAGTATCAAGTTCAGGATTGATACCAGAAATGAATACCTCAATTGCGAACTCTGCGTGTGGATCATAATCCTCGCCAGCCTTTAATCTATTGAAGAAATTGCTCTTGTAAGATACAATCTTCTCACCATTCTTACCTGTGAATGGACTAATATCACCAGTTACTCTAACCTTTGTAGCCTCTTCCTCACCAACTTCTGCAATAGACTTGTACTCGTTCATTACTGTCTGAATGCCTGCATAAGTTTTGTTATCAGTACCAGCTTTAGTCTTCTCATTTACATTGACGTTGTACTTAACGAAATTCACATCAGAAGTCTTGACTGTAATATGACCTGTTACCTTATTCTTTCCATCCTCTGTTACAATCTTCAGATCCTTCTCACTAACTACACCTACTGCTGTTGCCTTTGCATTTGCCTGTCTTAAATTTGTTTCCTTTGTTGTTGTCTCTGCCATTTAAAAATGTCCTCCTTAAAATTAAAAAAAATTATGTAAATATTGTTAATAAAACAATCTATCTAAACGCCCAGATGGACGGAACACAGAAAATAAATTTATGCAAAATCTATCTTCAACAGTGATTTTTGAGTATAAAAACCCAAGGGTATGCTGTTCTTCCACCCATATTTATATTCTCTATTCAGTTTTGATTTTTGGAATTTTTGAACTGAATCGTTCAAGACTAATTACTAAGCAGTAATCTTTACTTTGATAAATCTATATGGCTGATAAGCATTTGGATATTTCTCTCTATCCACTTTACTGATAAACATATCATATGGTCTAATCCATACTCTCTGATCCTTTAAATTCTGATACGCAACCATCTTTTCTTCTGTTTCTGTATTAGTTCCAATGGCAACAATCTTATAGAAACCACCTTTGAAATGTTTTACTGTGTCTCCTGGCTTGAAATCTCTATCGTACATGAATAAATCATCTACACCATTTGATTGCATATGTCCCAATATCTGAACATTCATTGTGATAAATTCACCATGTTTTAAAAGTTCGTCCTTTTCAATAAGTGCAGCTTTATCAATTAAATAACCACCTTCTTTTTCTTCACAAATAACTATCTGACCTGACTTCCAATTATTTGCAAAATCTTCATTAAATCTAAAATCTGCCACTTTCTCACCTCACTTATATATTCTCTAAACTATCTAAGAATTGTTTCATCCACATATTTTTATCAGCAGTTCTCTTTAATTCTTCCTGCCATTTTTTATATGCTCTAGTAACACTGTTTTCATAAAACTCATTAATCTCATTCATATATAAATGAACTGCTTCATCGCTAATGTCTAAATCTTTTTTTAATTCCTTATTACAATATTCTCTCATATCTGTATTTAGCGATATATCAATTTGATTTAATGCGAACTTCTTAACATTTTCATGTTCAGATGTTGGTGGAATCCACTTTTCAATTTCATCTCTAACTTTCATATATCGCTCATCTTCTGCAATAAATTCATCGAGAGACTTTTTTGCTGATTCCATATCTTTTTTATGCTTATCAATAAGCTCTTTCTTCGCTTCATCAAAAGTCATTTGTCTATATTTATTACGAACATCAACAGTTTTCTCGTAATCTTTCTTGTAATAAGGATTTGGTTCAAACTGAGTTGGGACTGGTTTTGATAATGGCTCATCTCTCATATTAATAGCTATACCAAAATTTCTAAGACAAAGCTTTAAAAAGTCTTTTCCTGTTGTAATATCTCCATCTTTTATATATGCTGTATAACCTGTTGGCACTTTCTCACCTCCTCAAAATCCGAATGAAACAGTGATTTCCACTGAACTCCTTTCACTTACTTATTCTCTATTCGATTTTCATTTTTATTGGAAATTGTAACTCAAATGAGTCTTAAAGGATTTCAACAACAACACCAAAGATATTGCTTCTTGTAATTGTGCCATTGATATGACCATGATTATTTGAAATCTGGTAACTGACACCATTTTTAATTGCTGAAATTTTATGTAAATAATAATTACCTTTAACCTTACAGAGTACAATATCATTCTTTTTTAACTCTGTATCTTCTGTCACAGGCTTACAAATTACTGGTTGACCTGATTTAAGTATTGGTGTCATTGACTGACCAAATCCAACCACTTTACAAGTTTGACCATTTCTTAAATGTTCTGCCGTGATAGCATTTTCTTTTCCTTCAAAATCGTATTCTATAATTTCTCACCTCTTACTTTTATTCTCTTATTTTTTGAAAATTGTTAGCTGAATTGCTAAGACTAATTGTTTAAGAAATTTCTAATATCAGTCATCATCTGTTCTGACTCATCAAGATAATATCTATGAGTATCTTCACCATCATAATATTCAAAATATGGAATTGGCTGCTCATCTTCATCATACATCCATCCAAGTTCTGAATACGCATCAAAATATACCGACACATGCTTTCCATTATAATCAATTACAAATCTGATAATCGCACCTGCAAATGGTGGAATAATCGTCACATCCCATTCTTTATCAAAGTGAAAAGCAGGAAGTTTTCTTGCCCAACCTCTAAAATCATGCATCTGTTCCACCTTTGATAACATTAGTGACTTATTTACATTTTCCTGTAAGTTCATTTGTTTCTCACCTCCAACTATATATTCTCTGTTTTATCTCAATTCTGTCTTTTGTCTTTATCCATTACATCTTTCATAAAATATGGCTTAGCAACAATATCAAAAATTATGTAGTATAGATGGTTACAGAAAGCAAAGAATTTTATATTTTTGCAATCTAAATCATCACCACCAAGATCTTCTGCTATATTTTCAAGAATAAAAGTAACAATGGCATTTCTGTTAATATGAACATTATGATGAATATGAGATTTTACTAAATAGATTAATCTATCCTCTATCTCTTCAAGTTCCCATTTATATACATTCCTGTATAACTCATCATATTCGTCTTTTGATTCACCAAAAACTGCCTCAAACATAAAGTTCTGAAAATCTTCCTGACGAAATGCTTCTCTAATTTTATTCTCTGTCTCTTTTTCAAATCTCATATTCTTTACCTCCAACTATATATTCTATATTTTAATCATAATACACATAATTACAGCTATTGGATTCAATATTTTCTAAGTCAATAATCATTTCGCCATCTTCATGACATCTATCAATTTCAATATTAGAAATTTTAATAGAAGTGTCTGTCATTTCTATAATATGTCCTATGTAGTGGTCGTGATGATTTGCCACTTTATTGAATAACATAAATGCAATATCTTCACCAACTCTAAAGCTTTTCTTATTATCTGTTACTAATGTTCTTACTGTTTTAATGTTGTATTTCACAATCTCACCTCCACAACCAAGAAATGTCAGATTCATGTACTCTTATTTTACCAATTGCCATTAATACCAACATGACTAGGAAGTACAGTTGTAATTGTTGAGTAATTTCCTGCAATATCGTTATTTATCATATGATATAACTTCAAATAATCATTTACAGATAATTTCTTAATCTTGGCATACAAACTATCCATATTCTTCCATGTTTCGTCATGCTGCTTAACCGTAACTTTCATATCTGTAATCTGTTCCATGAGTTTCTGTTTTTCTTCCTTACGGTTCTCAATCTCTTTGTCCTTCTGAACACAAAACTCTGCAAGTTTCTGTTCCTTATAGTTTTTTAAATACTCATCAACTGGATTAACTTCTTCCAACGCTTCTTCATTTTTAATTGTTTCATTCATATATATATTCTCCTTTATATTTACTTACTCTTCACCAACAAAAACTAATCTATCAATATATTCTCTACCTTCACCTTTGAAAATAGGGATATCTGTATCAATAATCCACTCATTTTCAGACCTAGAAGTGTCTCTTAATTGTGCAGTTGCCATAACACCATCAGATTCAATGATAATCTTATTCCTTACACAGCAACTTCCTCTCTTCTGATAAGTAGGCAAATCGTTCCAGTTAATACCTTTCTGACTCATAAGCATATCCTGAATATCATTACATGACTTATTCTGTAATTCTTTATGTGAGAAATTGGCTTGACCTACCATCTGAATTGAGTTACGAGAAGCATCTAATTGTCTCCAATAGCAAAGATTTGTTACTTCTTCTTTTGGAATATTGAAACAACGAGCATCGAACATTGCACCTTTGTCTATAGCTTTATGATAAATATCTAATAATCTTCTTTCTTCATCTGTATGAATTCCCATACTAAGTTCAAAAGAATATTTTTTAACTTCTTTTACAAAAGCTTTATTAAATGCCATCGTAGCCATACTCGCCGCAATACTGCAAATCTTCTGTACCTCGTAATCAAACCATGCTGAAGATGTGAGCTTCTTATAATCAACAAGGATTAATGTAATCTCATCTGACTGCGTGTAGCCAAGAACACAGCCCTGAATATTCTCACATAAGTATTTCATTGTTTCCTGCATTGATTTAATTAGCACTTCATCAAATGGCTTCTGAAATCCTCTTGTGAATGTGTGGAACGCTTTTCCATCAATTCTGATAGCAACCGGACACCTTCTCATCAGTTTTATCTTTGAAATCTGCTCATAAAATGTCTTCATCCTAACGCCTAAATCATCATGCACTGGCATATATGTACCTCTCTTTCTATAATTATATTCTCCAAAAGAAATCGAAATTTACTGCGATTTTTACAAAGATATCTTTGGACAACTACTTATTTTCCCAATGTTTTGCATAGCCCAAGACTCCTTTTTTACAAGTTCCTTATATTTATTTTCATCATAATTATGTTTTTCAATAGCAATTGCAGTAATAATTACTTCATCTTCTGTTTTGTTCACGTCTGAAATAATGACCTCTTCAAATCTTTCTTTTTCAGCAAGTGTTAATCTATCATAAATATCTTTTGCTTTAATTCCTACTTTTACTCCGTATGCCATATTTACTCCTTCCAACTGATACTGTAATATGGCTCATTGTCCTGAGTACCAGTCTCGACTTTATAACCAAGTTCCTCTAATTTCTTTCGTGTTTCAGGCTTCAAAGAACCATCTTCACTGATTAAAAATTTGCCATCTGCAATCGCATCTCTAATTAATTTAAATAATTCTGCTAATTGCTGTGTAGTGCAACTATCAATTACATTGTTTGTCATCTTATTTGCTTCGGATGCAGACGGAATAACATTCTTTGGCGGCTGAACTTCTGGCATAGGTATATTAGAAGTAACAGCATCTTCGCAACAACCTATATCACTACAGCCTATACAAAATTTATAACTTCTACTAGTTATTGGATACTTACAAGTCATTTGAAATTTCACCTCCTGACTCAGCTAAAAGTTGCTCATACTTTCTTTTTGCTTTGGCTAACTCTTCATTTTTCAACTTCTTTTTTATTTTATCAGCAGTCTCTTGTCTGATTTTTGGATAGTCTTCAAGTAATTTTTTACCATGTTCAATGTCAAAAATAATATGTGCATTAAAATCATCCCAATCTACAGCACCATAAGATCTTAATTTCTCTAAAAACTCATTGTAATCATCCTGTGCTAAATCCCAATTTTCACTATTAACAAACATCAGACAACCAACATTGCCATTATCCCAATGAATATAATAATCATCGTCATTACCTTTATAGTTAGTAGATGAATTTGAGATATTATGACCTTTGTAGATTCTAAAATCTTCAAAATCAATTTTATCTCCCCAATTGAATCCCAACGCTTTTAGCTTTTCACAAGTCTTTAAATATTCATTTGCTCTATATCCATAACCATATTGGCTAGTCTTTTCAAACTCATTGATATATGTTTTCAAGAACTCTATTCTCTCATCTATTGTCATCTTTTTACCTCCACATGAAACCGATAATTCTTCTTAAACTGCACACTTCATATCCAAAAGATATTCTTTTACTATCGAAATTGCAGCTCTAATTCCTTCTTCTCTATATATCCATTTATTAATCGAGGATTTACTTGTAATTCCATATTGGAAATCTTCATACGTGGCTCTTTTCTCATCTAATCTTTTTATTAATTCACTAGAGTTAAGAGTGAAATTATTAGATGAATCAAGACAGTAATTTATATTACACGCAAGCTTATCCAACTCTTTATTCTTATCCTCGATCTCAAACTGAAGTTTATTGAGCTTACGCTTTTCTTCCATTATTGTTAGTCTCAAATCTGACAAATTCTGTTTTAATGCAATTGGCTTTTGTATAAATTCTACCCAATCATTTTCTCTATTTGGTAAAAATGAACTTACACCCCAACCTGCTTTAGAAACATTAAAATATTTATCTGTTTGATACAAACTAATGTAATGTGCTTCAAAATACTCAGCATCAGTTCTTGTTGTAATATTCTCTGTTAAGTATTCAATTTTCCATTTTCTTGTTCTACACCAGTCATCTCTTAATTCATGTTCATACAGTCTATCTTCTAAACTTCTGTTGTCAGACCATACTATTCCAACATATTTGATTATGTTATCCACTAAATCAGTGTACCTATATATGTATGCCATTGTCTTTTCCTCCAAACATTTAATCTATAGATATATTCTCTGTTTAGATTTTCACAAGAAACGAATCTTTCTTCCTATCTATTCTTTTTATAATCCTGAACCAAGTTACCACAGCATAATGGTAATTCTGCTTTAGCAGCTACATCTACAACTACCTTTAGACCACAACTCTCAACCTTTTCTTTAATCTTATTCATATTCTCCCAATTCCACTGAATTGCATCTTCAAGACCATGCTCCTTAGTAGCTGTCGTTGTATTAAGAGGTGTAATTTTAACACAAAACACATTCGGATCAAGACCATATAACTTGTTTGGATCAAGTTCCCATCCTGCTCCACAAATAAAATTCAGAGTGATAAGTCTATTGTTATTCGGCATATTATTAAATTCTTTCTTCATCTCTTCGATAGTTACAACATCAGCACCACCAAACAGATACTTTCTCTCATCTTCATTTGTGCTATTTGTTGAAATTTGAATGTGCATAAATCCGTCAAGATACTCTTTTACAGACATAACTTCGTCCTTCAGAACATCAACTGGACTCTTACCAAATACTTTCACTTTAGGAAGAATTGTGTTGTAGCAAGGCAAGAAAGTAAATCCTTCTCTATAAGTTTTCATATCTCTCATTACCTGTAAAATATTTTTCCAGTTATATTGTGGTTCTCCCATACGTGCAAAGCCCACTTTAATCTTGTCGCTCTTTGTGACCTGTGGATGCTGATTAAATACAAATTCAAGCTGTTCCCACATTTCTTCTGTAGAAAGATTTCCGTGAAATCCTAACTCTGGTACTAAACAGAACTGACAATGCTGTGGACATCCGTACTGTGTACTAATCGCTGTAAGCCACTTTTCCTCAAACGGAACGAGATTCTTTTTAATCAAATCTGCATCATCTGTCATAATGATTTCCTGAGATTTTCCTTTTGTATTTACATCCTGCATAGAAGTAGTTTCAATGTAGAAATTCTTTTCTTTATTATAAAGAACATAAACACTACCACTTGGATATGCGTACTCTTTTACTAATTCAAAATGTTTCATTTTTAATTCTCTCCTTTGTCTCATACAAAATTTTATAAGCTGCACTCAAACCAGCTCTATCGTCTAACATAATGTTGTAATAGATTTTATTGCCAGTGAAAGGGATATAAGGTGGTGAGTCATTTATGTAATCAATATGAATTCCAACCTCTATACATTTATTCTCCATAAATTCAAATTTTGATTCGTCACAACATGTACTGAGAATCAATGTACATCCCATATCTTTACATTCTCTTAATAGAGTAATAACTTTGTCATACCTATATCCTTTGTCATAGTAATCAAAAATTGTATTATCAAAATCAAATGCAATTATTATTCCATTGTGTAGTTTCCAATTTTCAACCAAGCGATCTATACACATATCATCATTAAGATATGGATCAACCACAATATTGTTCAATTTCTTCATATTTCTTCATCCACACCTTTCTATCATTCTCTGTATAACCAAAGAAATATGGATAAAGCTTGTTATTGGTTGTGAAATAGTAATGATGATATTCACCATCTGGTAGGAACATAACACCTGGAATATTGATGGTGTTTTTGATATTTAAGAAGTTCTGATATGCATTTTTATTACCAAACATCTGTCTAAACGTAATCTGCTTAACACCAATATTGTGCATCTTGTTTATATAATCAAGACAATCTTCTGTAGTCATTCTTTCATTTAGTACATTAATAACTCTCAACTTAGTAGTTTTCTCAATCTCAGGTAATATGACTTGCAATCGTTCCATTGCTCTTGTATCGTAAGGCTCAATGCTTAAGGCAATCTTTCTAAACTTTTTAATCAAATCCATATCTGTAGGAAGAATACGAGTATGTATATCTAGCTTCTTTCCATATTTTGTAGCCAGTTCATACATATGATTGTAAAAATCAATATTATTCTGCCAATCATAAAATGGATCTCCACCACCTGATAAATTAACAGTAGGTGCATTTGATTCAGAAATACACTTCTCTAAATGCTCCCAATCTATTTTATTTTTATCAGTTACCGCATTTTGCAAAATTGGATGATGCTTTGTAATACAATATTTACAATGGCAATCACATCCAAAATTTGTTATCACAGTAAACCCTCTGTTCTGCTCTGTATACATACTCTATATCCTTTCTATTTTATTTACATTTATTCTCTCAATCTATCTAATACTCTCATCAAAACATGTCTTGTAAGATTTTTAACATCACCACTATAAAGTCCACATTCAATGTCACAAGCCTTTAGAACTTCATCAAGAGTTTTATTCTTCTCTTCACTCAGTAACCTCTTACAATGCTCATACTGAATATCATTTGTCTCATAAGCATTTCTGAGATTACTTTCTAAGCAGCGAATAATATCAATCAGTTTATCTTTTGTTATAGATTTTAATGTACTGTCGGAATATGTTTTTCTTCCATCACCTATCGCCATGTTCCACCTGCTTAAACAATCTAGCTGGAAATTCATCTATATCGCCATCTTTATAAGCTTGTTCTTCACCAACCCAAACAATTTCGATATTATTAGGATTAAAATTCGATCTACCAATAAAATAAGCCTTCTTACCTTTTTTATAAAATGTTGTATCCTCAATTAATTCAATAATATCTCCTCTTTTCATTCTTTTCCCTCCGATTTTCATAATACTGTTTTATCAATTAGCTATCCTATATAGTCATTCTCCTATAATTAATTAAAACATCATTTATCTTATCCACCAATACTATTGGATCACTTGACATACGACATACAAATTCATCATTATAATAAACTTCATATACATCATCATATTCCGGTTTTCCCCAACAATCGCATCCATTTTCGACTTTAGTTCTCTCTCTATGAAATATATTAATCACCTCCCAAGAAAGAAAAATTTCTTGCCAAATTTTAATATTTAACAAACAATTTTCCTATAGTTTAATGTCTCGTATTCCATATCATCCAAAAGTTCGTCTAAATCCTGATATCCATCTTCTTCGCCATTTCCTTCAATGATATTATTTACATACTCGCCAATATCTTTATAATCTTCTAAGTCGATAGTTCTTTTACCAGTAATATAAAGTTCATATCTTTTCATATTGCACCTCTTTTTACTCGAACTTAACACCAATAAATTCCAAGACTGTTTTCATTCCAAGCCCACCTTCGGATACAGGTTTCATACAATACTCCCAAATCTTAGGATGTGTCTGCTTTAGCATCTGAAATCTATTCGGTTCTTTCTCTAAATGACAACCATATGCACAGAACATACAGCCTGTACGACTATATCCTGTAGTATAATATTCTCCTTTTTCATTCTGCTTTATCTCACCATATACAGATGGATAAGGAAGGTCGTATCTCACTATAAATTTAAGTACATCTTGCTCAGTCCAAAAACTCATTGGCTGACTGCTTGGATTTTTCTTATCAAATGCATTACATCCATTATGTAACCACTCTGTTTTTCTCTGCTTACTTTCACAAGTCATTGTTGCAACTAATGGCATAAGTCCAGACTCTTTTGTAAAACGATGAGCTGGTCGTTTCTTCATAATGTCACAACATTTATTTGATACTTTAAATGGTGCATCTATGACAAATTTCCACTTTCTCATGTCATACATTCCTGTTTCTCTGCCATCGAAACATCTTGCAGCCCAACAGTCTTGTCCTAATCTCTGGACATCACCAATCTGTCTACTGATATTTTTACTAAGAATTGGATATCCTTGATTAAGAATCACATCCTTAAATACTATTCTCTTTCCTTTTCTGTCTTTTGGTGGATCTATAATTGTTTCAACTACTAATGGTGGAAAACCTTCTGAACCAGGAAATTGTTTCATCAACCAATCTCCATAAGTTTTGACATGTTCTCTTAATTCAGGAAATTCCAATCCTGTATCAGAAAACCAAAGAACAAGCTTACACTTAAATAAGTAACAAACTTGTGCAGCTATGTATGCAAGAACTGTACTATCCTTGCCACCTGAAAATGACACATAACACTTTTTATTATAATGGACATACCATTCCATAGTTCGTGCTTGTGTGACACCAACTTTTTCATTGAGAGACATACTCATAAGACGAGCCAAATCGTCTTTTGTATGTTTAAACTCTGATGAATTAGTATTTTTATTTTCATTGTTCATAATCTCTTATTTACATAGAGATTGCGCAATCTAAATTACCTATAGGTTTACTATTTATACCTTTCTGTATTATAAAATTATTGATTTTCCTAGTGTTTGCAACCACTATAAGAAAATATTATTTTTCCTTGTTACTGGGATTCCCATAGCCGAATGGCTTAGATATGATTAAAAATTTTCAAAAGAAAGATTGGTTTACTGCGAAACCATTACTTACTCTTCTTTACGGAAGTATTATTAACTGACTTCTGAATGTTCTTCATAAGCTGAATATTATCGTTAATCATAAGTGCTAATGCCTGATCCTCTGTAAAACCAACACTTACATATGCATCAAACATATTCTTCTTGGTTCTCGCCTGAATTGCAGGATATTCAGTATTCTCAGAATAATCCTTTGCAATAATCATGAGTTCCTTCAGAACATCATATACAGGCTCTTTATACTTTGTAATGTATGTCTTTACTACCTCTCCTAAACTTTCTGGGTTCTCTGCTAATAATCTTAAAATTGTTTCCATGTTTAATATTCTCCTTTATAATTTTTTGTTATTCTCCAAACTCACAAGTGTCACATGTTGAAAAATACTTATCGTGATCTATGCAGCATTGTGGTCTGTTGTCATTTTTATTGATTTCAGCAACATCTTTGACAGTCCCTTTATCGAGAACTTCATTAAAGAAATCTATAACTTCTTCTTCGCCATTAAATGCGTATTTTTCATTCCAGTATCTGATATGTTTTTCTAAGAACCTAATCAAATTTTTACTGAAAATATCTGTTGGATATTCATATGTAATTTCCTGAACCTTACCATTTAATGTCTGTTTTACATTCATTTGTGAAGTAGAAAAACCACAAAATTCAAACTCGACTTCTAATACACCCATCTCTTCTGTTCTAAAACGAGTAGACAGATTATAATTCATCCAATCATAATCATTTAGTGTAAGATATGTATTAGTTCTATCGTCTTCAATTTCATTACTAAAAATCAAATCTTCACTTCTAATTTTATTCAAATTCATTTGTACTTGTCCTTTCTTAAATCGGATGATATGTTGCTTTCCTGTGAAGTTATCACCCACTAATTACAATATTTCTCAATACCTTGTGTCATAATATCTCTTAATTCATCTTCCTCATATGTAGAGCCAAACTGCGACCAACTACAACTATATTCTGTATCATTGTGTACTAACGCAAGTTTAAATACACTACCACCATAATTCTTATATGCATCTAATTTGATAGCTTTAATATGAGGAATTTCTAAACACCAATTATGCTCTTTATATTCAAACTGAATATTAGTAGCTTGACCGAAATTAAAATCAATGAATTTAACATCATTCATATACTCAATATCAAGAAGCTTTTTAATATAATTAATATACCAATCATATGTTTCCTTTTCTTTATACTTCTTTCTTTTATCAAGCTTGTTACCATCAGTATCCTGATTCTTTGATAACATATTTAACCATTCTCTACACGTTTTAATAGTAGATGGCTGATCAAGTAGCATATACTGAATATTCTCTTTATAAATGCGAAATGTTTGTTGTTCAATAAGGTCATATTCATTCTTCATATCATCCAATACTTGTTTCTTTGTTGACAATCTTCTTTCTGCTTGTGCAAATTTATTTAATGAACCCATTTCATATTCGCCATTATAGTTGTTGTACGTGTCATTTTTATATGCTAAAGACATTAATCGTTCACCTCTCTTATATTTTATAGTTAATAAAAATCATTGATTTTATCATTGCTTTAATTTTTCTCTTTGTATACAAAGGAAACCTGAATTTACTGTGACTCTACTTTCTATTTACCCATTCCTTAAACTCTTTAAAATCATCCTTTGTCATTACAACATCAGAATAATAGAAATCCTTATTACAAATAATCGCCCAAATTTTCTTCAACTTCTCAAAGAATGGTCTTTGCTGAGTATAAAAATTACCGTTTGTATATGTTAAGAAAGCATAATCCCCATCTTCATAGTCATGAATCTTAAGGTGAATACCTTTATCACATCCACATTTACAGCTTACGATTAACTCATCATCTTTGAAATTTTTAAATACTGCCATAGTAATATTCTCCTTTCCACTCATCTAACCAATAGAAACTATCAATCTGTTTATCAAGTTTTTCAACCTGCTCTCTTAATTCAAATTCTTTCTTCTTACTATCCGTTCTCTGACACTTCTTCCATAATTCTTCACGTTGCTTAGTCAGTTCATTGTACTTATCAGACACATCAATCTCCTCTATAACAGAAATTTCAATCTTCTCTCCGCAATGAGGACAAAACTGAATTGGATAATTGTCTGTCTGTTCGTATTCATCTCCCCAAGAGGTAAATGTTTCAGTATATGAAGTACAAAATTGAGGAATTATATTATCATCTGAATCTCTTACTACTAATCCAAAAGTATCGTTGCATACTAAATCTTCACCTGTAAATACAATAGCCTTATCATTTTGAATTTCATCACAGCAATAAGTGAATGGCTTATGCTTATATGTACAAGTATCATTGAATTTTAATTTGATTAATTCTATCTTCATATATTTATTCTCCTAATTTGTCTTTAAAAAATAATCTTCTCAATGTACAAATATCTTTTGGAATTGAATCAATATCATCGACATCATGCAACTTTCTTACCCATGCATAATACTCATTAGCAATAGGAGTTGTTAAAGCAGATGTCTTTTTAATATATCCATTTCTAATAGCTTCATGTGAAATTGCTCTCATAAACTTCCAAAAGTTATAATATGCAAGCTTCAGTTTTGTCATATATCCAACACTATCTTCGATTACAAATCCCTCAATTTTTCTACCATTGTATTCATAATCCTCTTCAAGAATATCATAGTACCAATCATAAAAATCCTGCCAATTAGCAATCTCAAATGCTTTTTCTTTTGGAGTTAATCCAAGCTGATGAGCAATATCACACATAGTTTCATAATCATATTTAGCAAAATCCATCTGATTATAAACAATATCTAATAGATATAACTTACTTTCAAGATATTCAATAATATGCGGATCATTTTTCATATCAACATTTTCAAATACAAATGACACATTATTATCTTTCGCATACTGTTTCATTTTTTCTCTATTTTCTTCTGTAATCTGATTGTAAATAGCTTCTTTGAGCCATTGTGCAAACTGACTGTCAATAGTAGATTTACTTGCAATAAATAAATCATCATTGTATTCATCGTAGCTTACAATACCTAAATAACCATTTTCTTTTACATATGCTGTAACAGGGAATTGAAGCTTATTCTGTAGCATATCAAATTTTGTTTCTGGTCGCTCGTTGATGTTAAAGAACTTATCATAAGCCCTTGCTACTACCTTTCCCTTAAATGTGTCAAGATATAAACCTCTTGCTTTTGTAGTCTGCTCGTCCCATACCTTGTCGTAAAAAGCCTTGTTCGTAAAATTGAAAGAAGAAATATTACCAAATTTCTTTTCCTGAATGTATCTATTTGCTCTTAATGAAATAATTACATCAGCAACAGAACTATTTGTTACACTCTGTTCTTCTCTCATTTCGGGTGTTTTGAATACTTCATTATGAATTTCTATTTCGTACATACCATCTTTATCAAGCTGAACACATCTTAAATTCCCACCAAATTCAACTCTTCCTTCAAGATTAAATACTCTATCATTCACACGAATTGGAACTTGTTTAGTGTTTCTATGACCATGAATTTGATAATAATTTGATGGCATTTTTTCAGCAAATGTCTCTGCAATTTTTTCAAAATCATTGTAATTACCAACTCCATGAATCATCTGATCTGTTGCAACAAATGTAAGATTATCTGGTAATACACTTAAACCTGCATGAGTTACTAAATAAATATTTTCTCCATATCTATAATAAGCACACTGTCCAAATTTTCTATAAAGCTGACGTACATCCTTTTTATCAATCTTTGCTTCTTCTAACTGTGGCTTTGTTACAAGTTCAAATTCTTTAGACTTACTTGTACAATCATTAGCCCATAACCAAAGCCATCTTTCATGATTTCCTTCAAGCATAAGGACATTTTTCTTATCCTTAATAGAAATCAGATACTTAACAACATCAGCATTTTCAATACCTCTATCTACATAATCACCGCAGAAGATGTAAAATTCATCATCTTTAATACCGCCATTGTCATCAATATATTTCTTTAACGCTGTATAGCAACCATGAACGTCTCCGATATGATGAATTTTCTTATATTCAGATAAATCAAATAACTTCATCCAAATAGAATCTAACTCATCTGGCTTAATTACCTTAATACCAGAAGGAATTTTCTGAGTCTTGAAACGTGAATACATTTTTTCGATTGCTTCATCAGGAACTCTCTTTAATTCCTCTCTGTTGACATTTCTTTTCTTTACTTCTTCAATTGGAATATCTGTAAAATCGACACAATACATCCTATATCTGTATGTTTCACACATCTGCTTATATCTGTTTATCTCAGATGTTTTTGAATTTGTAGCATCAATTACTATAAACTCACCTTTCTGCATACGAATTTCAAGTAAATTAAACAATGTCTTCCAAACGGTTTTATCATTACTCTGACTAATCCCTACTGTTCCATCAGGTTGTAATACTGGACTCTGACACAGTAATCTAATATCATCCGCTGATAATGCATATGACTTTAATCCATTCTGCTCAATCCAAGTTGATTTTCCACAACCAGCAGAGCCTCTTAATAAAAGTAATACTCTCATATGTATCCTCTCTTTCTATTTTCTATGTGTTTATTCTCTCTTTTCATTCAAAAACTTGAAGGAAATGCTTCTTTCTTGTTCGCCTTCTATGCAACAATTTGTCTGTAAAATATTCAGTTTTTATTAATGCGTTATCAGTAATTTCATTAATGTCCTCCATTAGATTTTTACAAGACTCGCAGTGTCGTAAATAATATAAAATTAAATATTGATTCTTTAAAATTTGTGCTAAAGCCTTATTTTTAATCATTTATTCTCCCATCTGATTTACAATACTCTGTAACTTATCAATATATATCTGAGCGTCCCCTTTATGTCTAAGCTGCTTAATATCAGCAGGTACAAAAGCTAACTTCAATTTACCGAAAACATCATTATTCGAATAAACTTTCATAAACTGGCACATAGTTTCAGCATCAATCCAATCTAAATCTGGTTGAAAACAAATCACATCACCCTTCTGTGGATGCAGTTTTCTAACCTTAATAAGTGTCTGTTTAAATAACTTCTTTTTCTGTCTTTTGTTCATATTGTTATTCTCCTTCGAATATTACTCTTATTGGCTTTATAGCTTCGTCATTTGTTGGTATAAGAAGCACTTTGTCATTTCCAACCTGATCTTTAAATATTTTTGGAGCTTCAACAAATGTAACTCTTTTTGACCTATCACTATCCAGCCACTCTTTAAACTTTTCAAGATTTTCTTTTTCAGAAATTGCAGCACATGGACTTACTTTATCTATTAATTCTAAAAATTTTTGTCTTTCATCTTGTGATAACTCCATACTATTATTCTCCATTCCTTACTATATCAAACTTAATTGGCAACATAGCAGTGAATCTACTCTGCATCCAAGGCTTTTCTTCAGTTGCAAATTCTTTTCCAAACTCTTCTGCCAATACAAAATCTCCGACAGTATAGATGATAGAATATCCAGTTAAATCTTTTGGAATCTCCTTATTTACATTACAGGTTTTAAGATGAATCATTTTATCTATGCACTCACCCATTAAATCTTGAAAGAATACAAACGTTCCATCACAATTGCAACGCTGCATTGTGAAATATTCAAAATCTGCATCTGGATCGTGCTTAATAATTACATTAAAATAAGGTTTGTCACCTTTAAGATAAGGAACATCTATTAAAATTGTTTCATCTTTGGTGTAAGTAATAACCGTAAATAACTCTCGTATATCCTGCTCAATCATGGATTCATATTTATTATTTTCCATACCATTGCACTGACCTGATGCAATTCGTTCTTTTACAAATTCTAATGATTTACCTATATAATTCACTCTCCTATTCACATACTGGTAAGTCATCAATAATATTTTCAATCATCTTATACATTCTCTTTCCCCATTCTTCCGTAAGAGACTTTTCAACCCAATCACTTAACCCTTTTTTATTCTCTTTAAAAATTCTTGGGAATGCTTCGTGATGATCGCAAGTTCTTATTACATAATTATATGGACTTGAACCTGTATAAAGATTCATCATTTCTAACGTGAAGAAATTTATCCATTCATCTGCACCTGAATAACTGCAAATAATTTTTTTCTGTCTATAGATAATTTCTGAAGCTTCTGATGTTAAACGAAATACTCCACAATTTTTATCAAAATACATATATTTATTAATTTCAATAATGTTTACAATATCTTCCATTTTTACCTCCTTAAATGAAACGTGGTTTTACTTTGCTTTTCAACCTCTGAAAGCCTTGATTTTAGGGCATTTCAGAGGTTGAGATTTTTAATAATTTGTGATTAATACCTCACAATCTGCACTCTTATCCTTTTTCTGGTAATTACAGTTACTATAATCATGCTTTAAATAATGAACTATGTATTTATCTTTCCATTTATCAAGTAATGGATTGTCATATTTGAGATTATTACTTAATGCAAACTTAACGCCTTTATCATTCAAAGCATCAAGAGTCTCTAGTAATTTATTCTCCATTTCTTCTGTCCAGCCACCGTTTTCATTGTATGTAGCAACAGAATTAAAATATGGTGGATCTGCATAAACAAAATCACCTTCCGTAAAATCAGAAAAATCAAATCTCTCAAATGGAATATTTAAGAAACTACAATCTATTTCATTCAGTTGCTTATGAAAATCTATAAATTTTTGTCTAAGAGTGGGATTAAAACTGGATCTGTCTTTACCAAAAGGCATGTTATATTCACCTTTGGAATTGAATCTGATTTGATTATTGAACGCATAACATAAAAGCGTATAGAATTTAATTGGATCTTTAATACCTGTGTTATATTCTTTTCTAAACAGTAAATATCCTTCTTTGTTTTCTTTCGTTAATCCATACTTACTAATATATGAATCAATCTTATATAATACTTCTTCAATATTTGAACCTTGTAAATATCTTAGAAAACCAACTACCTGCTCACATATATCATTGTAGATAATATGATCAGCTTTTACATTAATACCGACATTAAAACCTCCACCAAATAAATCTACAAAAGTATTTATCTTATCTGGAAACATTGGTACAATAATTGGTAGTAACTTATACTTGCCTCCGACATAATTTAGAGGCGATTTAATATATGTATTTTTCAAATTTGTTCACCATAGTAGCTGCGCAGCTTTACTCACATGTGAACGTCTTTCCTTTCCTTAATTGTAATTACATTGATATATTCTCTTTTTTATCCCGAATATTATATAGTTTTCGTGACAAACCTTGAAACCAAAATTTCTTGCTAGTTTCTATCCAAATAAACTATATTATCTACATTGTAATGAAATCCACCTATCTCTCCATCAAACCTACCTTTAACATACCACGCATAAGGACTGATACCTTCATTCATTATTTCTGCAAGTTCATCAGCTTTTCTTTGATGTTCATCAGCTTCATTCTGCATAGATAATTTTTGAGAATCCCATATAAGATTTGGAATTGTATCTACACACTTTCTATACATTTCAGACTCTTTTATATATTCTCTTATCACTTTTGTCATTTTGGGAATATTGTCTTTTAATATCGGCTCATTGCTAAGTTCATATGGATATAGGATTAAAACTCTTTTGTCCATATATTCCGTAGATATTAATTCCTGTACATAAAACTTTGGTTCATTCAAATTGTCACCTCCCAGATATTTATTCTCTAATTTCAAATAACTTTTCTACTGCTTTAACTTGCTTCGTATTGTCAATCGTTCTCTTGACTTCCTGTTGCCAAATACATTCCCATCCAGAAGGAGCTTCATGCTCACTGACTAAGACAATATTTTTCTCGCTCATCTTCTCAGCCCAATTCCAGAATCTGTCATAATCAAAATTCTTACTTGATCCATACTGTTTCGTACCCTTATATGGAATATCGCAATAAAATAAGCAGTCAACTTTATCAGAATATAACTCTTTATAATCTCCACATTGGAATTGAATATCTTCTAACCTTGGAATCTGCTCTAACAAATTTCTCTTAGCTTCATCGTAATAATTTCTTTCAGTTCCAGCTTTTGTATATACGATACCTGAGTAACCTCCATCAAAGAATCTTCCGTTATAGCTTGAAAGAAAGCCAACTGCACCAATATACCAATCTGGATATTGGGATAATCCTTTATTAAAACACTTTCTTACATCTGAGTAATGTTCTTTTGTAATAAATTCTGGGAGATTTTGAATCTGATTTAGATTCTTGAACATTTCAATAAGATATTTATGATTGTCAGAAGCGATTTTTATATCACATTGAACTTTGTCGATTACATTACAGCCGCCGCAAAATGGCTCTATGTATGTTTTGATATTATAATCTCGCAATCTTTCTTGAATAATCGGTAAAATATTATCAACTATACGAGATTTTGAACCCATATATTTCATAAATTACTTGGAGTAAGGAATTCCTTCTTGTGTACACGAACCTCGTCTCCTTTCATTGTTCTTATTCTCTTAATTAAGTTGCACTTATCAATAAATCCTGATTAGCATATTCAGCTACTCTCTTACTTCCAACCTCAAAAATATCCTTGTCCTTCTCAAAACATATGTAATTTCTACCTGTATTCAAAGCTGCAACTGCAGTGGTACAACTTCCTGCACACGAATCAAGAACTAAATCTCCTGGATTAGTATAGGTTTTAATAAAATACTCACACGCTTCAACAGGCTTTTGACATTGATGTAAGCTACTTTTCTGAGTGTCCCACTTGAACTGCTGAACATCTCTTGGGTATCTTTGTGTACTACCACCACCTGAAATACCAGTCTTTGTAGCACCATAACAGCTACCATCTGTTGTATGTTTTGTATAAGAATGAACAGGTGTATGTCCTTCTGTCATTTGTGGATTGTAAGTAGGGAGTTTCTTATAGAAAATTAAGACATTTTCGTGTGCCTTCATAGGCATTTTCTTTGCATTTAGATGACCAGTTGCTTTGGTTTTTTCGATAATCCATTCATAGCGATATAGCTTTTCATTACTACAAGCGAGTTTCTTATCAAAAGGTGACTGCGCCCATAGTGCAATACAACCGTTATCTTTGATGATTCGATTGTAATGATTCCATAAGCCATCTTTCTTATTCTCGTAGAACCAATCTCTTGTATATTCGAGACTGCTATTTGTTACTTGAGCTAACTTGAATAAATCTGTTTCATAAAAATATTGACCTGATAACTCGACATAATCATTTAACGGCATTTCACATTCCCAAGAATTATTAGTCGTATTATAAGGAAGATCCGTAAAAATAAAATCTATTGACTTATCATCAATCTTTTTCATACCTTCAAAGCAATCTTCGTTGTATATTTTGTTAATCTCTAACATTTCTTACTCAGAGCAAATCCAGATTTAACGCTGCAGCAAATCTCTTGCTCCTTTCAATGTATTATTCTCTTATTTAATTCCTTTGATATTCTTCTTTAAGACATCGACAATGTGAAATTGTTGTATTTTTCTCATTGCAATACAATTTAGATATTCCTTCCAATCAAATGTAGTAAGCACTTCAATAATATCTTCTTTTAATTCTTCATTATTTATCTTGATTTTATATTCTGCCGAATAATGTTCATCATCCTTTAATATCTTTCCAGCAGATCCATCACCCCAATAGCACATACGAACATCAAAATCTTTCTCGTTATATCCCTTGCTATCCTGCCGATATATAGTGACATCCTTTAATTTTGCGACTGGTTTACTATTTAATTCTCCACTATCAGGTCTGCGATAAATATTAAAGCAACAATGTAAATCTCTATCTGTATAATGCTGGATACCTAAATCTTCACTATATACCAAATCAAACTCATACATTGACCTTGTGTTATTCAATTGACTTATAGGAAGAATAAATGCAATTGTATCTGCAATTTCAACTGACTTCTTAAAAAATTTCTGTGCCATATTTAAACATCTTCCGTATGGTGGATTTCCTATTATCAGCCTTCCCCAAAGATACTTTATATCAGCACTTAAATAATCCTGCTTAAAGATATGAGTAAAATTAGATTCGCACTCAGGTTCAATATCATACGCAAAATGTGGTAGTTGCTCTGCATGATGAAGAAAACTGCCATTCCCAACACTAGGCTCAATAATCTCTGATATATTTTCTTCGCCAACAACTTCAAAAACCTTATCCCAACAGTAATTCGCCAATTCTATTGGTGTGTAATACTTATCATTTTGTAGTTTCAATAATTAGTACCAAAGCGGTTGCAACCTTTAAAGCCAGCTACTAATTATCCTTTCTTTGTAATATTCTCTTTTACTTGGATTTTTGAGCGACTTGCCCTTGAAAATTCAAAAGAAACTTCGGTTTACTGTGCTTTATTTTCCTTCTTATATTCCATATCTGCTTGAATTTTATTCCACTCTTTATAACTAACATTTATTTCATATTCACATTTAGGGCAATAAATATCATAACCAACATTACTACCGTCCGAATATGACTGAACATGCCAATCAATTTCTTTGTATTCATGTTCACATTTAGACTGTTGTTCATTTGGAATATTAGAGGCTGCCAAATCATCGCTTGCAGTGCATCCAGTCATTCCAAAACACAATGTTAATCCTAATGCAACTGCTAAAATTTTCTTCTTCATATGGTTTATTCCTCCTATCTACCATACATAATATATTCATCACCAAGTTCAAGATTTATTTTGTAATTTCCATTGTTATAAACCTGAATTCTCATATTATAAAACCTACTATCCTGCTCATGAGAATTTGGATCATAAGGATAACTAAAACCTGCTCTTGTTAGATGTCTAAGAACACGTCTCTCTGTTGTAGCACGACTACATCTTTCTTCAAAAGCTAATTGCCCATTGTCGAGATTTACCAAACTACAATATGTTGATGTACTATCACTACCATATTTGTTTTTATTATCTCTGAACGAAATCACTAAATAAACACCTATTACATTGTTATTTTCTTTCTGCACTACGACTGCACCATTTGTCAATTTGATATTTCTGTCTAAGTCTACACAATCGCAAACTCCTTTAATACTAATATTCTGCATTTATTTACACCTCTTGTTATATTATTCTCTATTATTTCTGCCACCAATGTTTCTTTTTATTTTCTTTATAAACATTACAAACATTTGGATAATTACAACTTTTGGTTTCTTCATTGTAATATTCGCAAAAATATCCATCTTCACAACCAATATCGCATTCCATTTCAGTATATATTCTCATAAAACCCTCCTAAACTCCTCAAGAAATCTATGTTTCCTGTGTCTTTATTCTTGGCATATCTACAAGTGGTGTCCAATATACTACCTCGTAATACCCCGAATACTCAATAAAATATGACCATCTCTCAAACCCAAAATTGGAATCTTTAATCCAACTTGCAACACTGTAAAATAAATTTTCTTCTTTTAGTTCATCTTTTTTATCTTTGTATAAAATTAAAACTTCCTCGTTTATTGGTGGCATTTGATCCTTTGTACTTATCCATATACTCATTTATTCGTCCTCCTTTATTAAAATACTTTTACAAACTTCTCATAGTTACCATCTCTGCCATTTGGAACAGCAAATACAACAGTATCGAAGCATTTATGAGTAGTAGTTAAATATTCTTTAAATATATTCGCTACTTCTGTTGCGTCTTGCCCAAATACTCCACATCCATAAGCTCCTAAAATAAGAGTGCTCACATTGTTGTCTTTCGCCATATTAAGAACAAATTTAATTCGACTTCTTAATGCTTTAGTATTCTCTTCGTCTGACACGTTCTGATATTTCTGAGCAGCCGACTTATTTGGAGCAGCACAAGTAATAACACTACACTCTACATGGCTATTCTCTCTAAAGAACCAAACACCGGGAGAAAATAATCCTCTATTCAAATATAAAGCCTTATTCTTATGTCGATTATTCCAATCATAAAACTTTAATACAAACTGACTCAACACATTGTATAAGAATGATTCGTGACATAAGCACTCTTCCTGTGCCTTACTACCATTTAAAAACATTCCACCTGGATTTTTATATGAAGAAAAATTAAGAACTGCTGTACTTGGATTGCCGTATTTCATTACAGCACCTACACTATCAATATCCTCTACAATAATCTTGGTATCTTTATCTTCGATATTCTCTTCAAAATCCCTATTAAATGAATTTGTATCATAAATTTTTGTACCCAAAATTGAAGTTTGAATACAACGACCATATTTATTCCGCATCTCTTTTGTGTGTTCACGAGCAATTGTCGCTCTTTGTTCTTTATTCTGCCAATATTGTTTTATATATGCCATTTACTTATCATTCCTTCCTATATACAACCTTAATAGTTCGTTTCTATTAATAAAATAATTTACTTTTTCCTTTAATTCTTTATTCTCTTTCTCAAGTGCAGCTATTTTATTTCTCAATATATCTTCTGTTGAAAACTTCTGAATCCCAATCTGTTTATAATCAGACGAAATAGTTTTAACAGAATAATTGCTAATGTAATCTGGTGTTCCATCAAGATATGTAATAGTTGGTTCAAAAAATCCACGTTTTTTACACTCATCACAATGACAAATGGATGAAATATATCCAATTTTCCCATCCTTATTTTCTATAAAATCGCCCTCATGGAATTGAATATCTGTTATATTATTCTCTTCTGGAACAATTGAACCTCTGAATATAAGTTTTAAATATCCTTCACCTACATTTTCTTCACTAACAAACTTATACCCAAGGTCTTCATATTTCTTAATTGTATCTTTCGCTTCACATATTTTTACACCAACTATCATTTACTTATTCTCCTTATTAAGCCAATCACAATATTTCTGACAAGCATCTTTACTTCTGAATGCAATTTTTTCTCCATAGCTTTTTCCATTGTGATATAGAATTACATCATCATTAAAATCATCAAAAATATTTTCTATTCTGAATTCACTGTAATAATCGTATGCATCTGCATAATCCTTGTTTGGTTTGTAATTTTTAGTAAAATAGACTTTCTTTTTATCACTATATCTTGGCTTATACGCCTTATGAAATTTAATCTCTTTATTCAATGAAATTACTGGCTCATAAATATATGCTGGTCGAGAACATTCACACTCCTTGGTTACAGTTTCACCATTTGGATATACTGCAATAAGTTTTCTTTCCTCATTACATAAATTACATTTTGGTTTCTCATGAGGAACACGTTCTGCATACCACACTTCTGAGTCTTCTAAAAGTTTCTCAAAAACTTCTTCCATTGTTTTATTGTAAAAGTCTTTCTCTACCTCTCGCTTGTAATTGTCAATCTTGTACTGCAAATCTCTTTCTCTACAAGAAAGATTTAAATTTTTATCATTATACTCTTTAACCTTTTGTCCTAATTCTGCATTTTCTTTTGTTAATCTACTGATTTCAGAATTTACATCTTCACGTAAAATCTCTCTGAACTTTTCTTTCATTTCATCAAAAAACATTTCGCCCTCACTTGGCTCATAAAAATCATCGTATTCTGGATACATATTTTCTCCTTTCATCACAAGAAATTCCGCTTTCCTGCGAACTTCATATTATGTTATTCTCTTAACCCACTCAAGATCCATTCAACAGTAGATTCATTCCATCCATTGCCCATCAAACTACATCTTTTTGAGTATGATAACCAACGACCATTAAGCTGAACTTTTGTAAAATTATCAGGTAATCCCTGTAATCTTTCATATTCAACTTCTGTAAGTTTTCGTGGTCTGCTACTATCTAATACTTTCTTTTCATGATATCCACCATTTATACAAGTTAATGTGCAGCACTTAAAATCTGGATTATAAATTCTTCTATTCATTTCCATAGAATTAACTTTTAACTCTGCACATACACGTTTACTCATATCCAAGATTTCAAAATCTTTCTTATAGAAATATTTCTCATCTACACTATTCTCCATAATATCTTTTAAAACTAATGGAGATTTATCAGGTAATTTACCTAATGGTATGTTTGTCCAATAATATCTTTCACGACTCTGCGCAGAAAATTTTCCTGAATTAATCAAAATAGGTTCTACACCAATGCATTCTGTCATTGTCTTCAGATCTTCGTCACTACTTGGTATTACATTTTCAAACATGAAATATTTGGGCTGAATTGCCCTAAGACACTCAATTGCTTTAAAGAAAATTCCTGACTTACCATCAAGACCATTATTGACCTCTTTACTTTCAATTCGCACTCTTGAAAGTGACTGGCAACAAGTTCCTGCCAACAGTAAATCAAATCCTTTAAACTCTTCAAAATCCGCTTCATATAAATCGCCATGATGTACCACAAACGGAAAATGGTACTGAGAAACTGCTATGGCTTCTGGCAAAATTTCATATGTATGATATTCTCTTATAGGTATTCCGAGCTTCTGTAACGCATACAATCCTGTTTCAACGCCACCACATAAACTTAATACTCGTAGCCCTTGAGAATTATTTTTTTCATTATTCTCTGTCAAAATACACTATTTTACAGAGGTTACGTAACCATAATTACCCAGGAGTTACTGCTTAATTCCTTTCTTCTTAATTATTTTGTTGTAAAATCCTATGGAATTTGCACGTCTGCTAAAACCATAGGAAAAAATATTTCTTGTTACTTTTATTTGGAAAATTTGGCTGAATCGCCAAGATAGAAATTTTTATACATGATTATTCTTCGTTTTGAAATGATTTAATTCGATTTTCTAAATAATCAATCTCATCATTCCAATGGTCTATTAACATGTCTTCAATTTGATGCTTTGCATCTTCTATATTGTCTGCAAACAATGTATCATATTCAACATTTAGTTCTTTTGATACATATATAAATATGTTTTCGTCTATCTCATCTTGTACAAAACCAGCTACTACATTTTCATCATCTTCTTCATAAAATTGACTAAAATGTAATTTATAACATTCCTTACCAAAATCATTCTTTTCACCTGTTTCCCAATATTTTTTCACTTTATCACCTCACTTAATTTGGCTGATCAGCCGTGAATAGAATTGCTTCTATATTAGATTATTCTCTACTTTTCAAATGGCTTATCCATGATACAATTATTAACCATATCTCTAAATGCAAAAGGGGAATCAATTACTCTATCTGAATATTTGAAATGTTTTAGAAACTCAAGTACCTCATGTGCATCTCTATGTGATAATGGGATAAGCTTCACATATTCAGGATGCCCCTTGATACACACAACTGCCCAAGAATGATCATCAGAATAAAACCCAACATCAGTTCCAACGTCTACCATAGAATTCATCATTTTATGACAATCATCAACTAATTTATGAGAATTTTTATATGTAATAGCTGCATCAGATAATTGAATATTGGTGTATCTATATTTATCCTCTGCATCTTTGCATTTTTCTATTGCATCCTTATATGATTTTTTAGCTGTTTCCACTTGAAACAAATCGTCTTCTAACAGCCAAAGACGTAATTTATCTCGTATTTTATCCTTTAATTTCACTCTTCAACCCCCACTTATTCTTTGTATGGTTCAGGCAACGGCATCCAAGCTCTCATACCGCCAGTAATTCTTCCCCAAAACCATGTCCCATCATAGTATTGCCTTTGTACTTTTGTTACCATACCTCGATTTGTAGTAACAAGTACATTAATTACTTTCTTACCGTCATATCTTTTGTCGTCTTCTGGCATTTGTCCTTCGACACATTTAATCCATTCCAATTATTCTCTCACCTCACATCCATTTATCAATTTCACTGAACACATTACCTAACGAATCAACAATCATCAGATCTGTATCCTCATTCAACAACACTTGAATTTTCTCCATATTGATAACAACCAAATGTCTACCACTAAAATATGAAATATAATGAGCTGCTGGATAAACTTTTAATGAAGTGCCACCAATAATCAACATTTCAGCATCTCGAATAGCTCTGATTGCTCCATTTACAGCTTCGTTAGGAAGATTCTCTCCGTATAAAGTCACATCAGGTCTAATCAGCCCACCACATTCACACTTTGGAATAGCATCTTTAGTGTTAAACAAGAAATCAGAATGATATTTCATCTTACACTTACTACAATAATTCTTCTGAGTAGTTCCATGAATCTCAAAGACATTCTTACTTCCAGCTTTCTGATGAAGTCCATCAATATTCTGTGTTACAATAGCTTTCAACTTACCTATTTCTTCCATCTTAGCAAGCACCTTATGAGTAACGTTTGGTTCAACATTTCTTGTATCCATCTTCTGACGATAGAACTCATAAAATATCTTTGGATTATTATATAAACATTCTCTACTCAAAAGATATTCTGGTTCGTATTTATCAAACTGAACGTCATGCTGATTATATAATCCATCCTTGGAACGAAAATCAGGAATACCACTTTCAGTTGATACACCTGCTCCACCAAAGAATACAATATTATTTGATTCTTTTATATATTCTTTTAATTTTTCGTACATATTACCTCCGTTAATATTCTATCCAACCATCTGTAATACCAGTCATCCAATAAATAAGATCCTCTTTATCATTTTTTAATCTCCCATCTATTACACGAGTTAAGATTTCATTGAGCCAGTAGCCAACTTCTTTTCCACTTTTAATGAGCATTGTATCCATTACATCTTTTCCATTAACTGCTAAATCCTTTAGAGAAAAACATTCATCATCCTGTAAGACTTCTTCTAAAATATATTCGATGTTATCAATTTTCTGTAATCTTGTTTCCTGAGCCATGTCTGCTTGTGCTTTAATATCAGCTCTACGAACATTTAATAACCTTCTGAACTGTTCTTCTCCAATTTTATTAAGCCATCTCTTGACATATTTCTTTCCCACCTCAAAAGTAGCATCATGATAATAGACTAATTCAATGACCTTTTCTCTTGTATCATTGTCAAATCTAAGACGTTTCATAATCTCATTGGTCATATCAGCACTTACTCTTCCATGACCTTTAAAGTGTCTGATACCATCTTCTCCATCTTGATAACAGTGTGGCTTACCAAAATCGTGAAAGAATACTGCCAATCTTGTTACTAAATCATCGGATTCACAATATTCTATTGCATGTACGGTATGATTCCATACATCATACATGTGATATGGATTATTCTGTTGAAAACCAAACATATCTTTAATTTCAGGAATGAACAACGAGAATACTTCGTGATATAAGACCATTTGTACACAGAAATCACTCGATGCAGCAATTTTACAAAATTCACTATTGATCCTTTCAATAGATATATTCTCCAAATTCTTATACATTTTAGAAATATGCCAATCTGTATCAGGTTCAAGGACAAATCCCAACTGTGAGGCAAACCGAATGGCACGTAAAATTCTTAATGCATCTTCTGAAAATCTGTCTTCTGCTCTGCCAACACATCTAATCTTGTGGTATTTAATATCTTCCATACCATTAAACGGATCTATAAGACCAACTTCATCATTGTAAGCCATTGCATTAATTGTAAAATCTCTACGCTTTAAATCTTCTTTAAGATTTCGTGTAAATGTTACGCTATCAGGTCTACGACTATCTGAGTAATTACCGTCAATTCTGTAAGTGGTACATTCATATCCTTCACCGTCAATTAAAATTGTGATAGTTCCATGCTGTAATCCAGTTTCAATAATTCTCTTGTCCTTGAATACTTCCATCATCTCATCTGGCGTGGCAGAAGTTGTAATGTCATAATCGTGAATTGGTCTGCCAAGAATACTATCTCTTACACATCCTCCGACTAAGAAAGCTTCATATCCATTATTTTGTAGACTATGGATAATTTCATTTGCACCAGATGGAATTTCAATCTTCAAATTAGATTTCACCTTTTACCACCCTTTCATTTACACTAGCAACAAATTCATTGATAGCCTTATAATTAGGATTATCAGGAAGACTTGTGTTTTTCTTCGCATAATCTAATCTCTTTTCATAATCATTTACCATTTCAAAGAATTCTGGGATTGGCTGATCGTTGCTATCCAAATACTTGCCATTGCGAATATCCATTAGTAAATTATGCTCATCTTCTCTGTATGTAATTATTCTTTCTTTTTCAAGAATATCTAAGCACATCATATACAGTCGAATAAGATGCATTGAATGTTTAGCAATTTTACCATGTTCAATTGCTTTTTCATTTCTCTTACCAATTTTTCCATATTGACGAACTGTATTCTGAAGCTCATTCCACATAGAACAATAATCTCTTAATGGGTAATGATGAAGATTTATATCCATAAAGATTTCTGTATCGTAGCCTTCCTGCACAGCTTTATCAATATATAATTTCATAGAATCATCTTCATATGGTGTATATTTCTTTGTGAAGTCAGTCTGCATAAATTCAAGAGTCTTTAGAATATGTTTCTCTAATTCAGACTGCGACATCTGATGTGCAGCTTTCTGATTTAATCTGTATAATTGCTGATTAGCATAACCGCCAAACGAATGACAAGCTCTCTTTGATAAAAATAAATGCGCATTGTCAATAAGTTCCTGACCAATAGGAGATACATAGAAATAGTGTTCTGGCTTATTTCCAAGCATTTCTATTGTGTTAGGGTTTGTATTACTTAACAAAGCTACTAACTTATTAAAGGCATAAATGGTTGTGTCTGTCTCATTGTTTACAAACTGCTCAAAATTCTCATTTGTAAGAATCTGCATCTTGCTATTCAAAGCACAACCACGAATATCTAAATCGCTACCCTCATTATTTGTTCCATATGCATAACTTCCACCAAGAGTTAAGATAATGATATTGTTACCCAAATTCTTATCTGTTCTCAGGAAGTCATACTCTTTTGATTTTAATTTGTCCTTAATCTGTTCAATTGTCATTGTCTTAACCTCCAAAATTTTATATATCTGTTTCAACTCGTTCCTTGAAGTTTGGAATGTCCTTGTTGTCCTTATTTCGAGAACGCATCTAAATAACAGATTGGTACTTCTTTTGTAAGCCATACCCCATTTTGAGATAAAAAGAATTTATATCCATCATTATACATATCTTTTGCTCGAACCTTATAAATAAACGGTTCTCCATGTCTACTGCCAACATTTGTTGCTGTTTCAATATCTTTTGATAGATGGACATATAAACGACTCTTGGATATTAACCCTTGTTTATTGATTGAAGAGCAATATTTGACACCCGTTCCATGATATAAAATATCTGGTGGCATACACTCTTTCAATTCTACATCAACTTTTATAGAATGACCTTGATTTGCTCTTATAAGCGTCTTCTCTCGATTAAATGAATATCTCTGTTTAGAATCTTCTTCTACAATTTTTTCAAGCATTTTCATTGTAATCGTCTGAGTTTTATTGATTCCTTTTAATAGATCTGACACGTTAGCCCAACCATGTTCATCTAATGCGATACCAATAACATCAGGTCTGTGTCTAAGAATTAATGCTATGTATTTGCTTAAATTATTTTGCTCTTTATTCGTCATAATGTTATCTCCATTCTCCAATATGCTCAGGACATTCTTTTTTGAATTTTTCTAATATATGTATTAAATTATCTATTTCATAAAGAAATGTGCGATTCATTCTAATGTAAAATATATACCATATATAGTATATATCGTTTATTTTTAATACTATATATGGTATATTTATAACAATTACTCACTTAATTCTGCAAGTGCCTTATCCAGATCCTCATCAGACATATTCTCAAGTGCTGCATCCTGTCTCTTAGCTTTGATTTCAAGCAATCTCTGTCTCATCTCAGCATTTTTCTTAGCGTCTTCTCTCTTCTTCTTCTCATCCAGCTTCACGTCAACAATATACTTAACAATTTCAATCTTGTTAGAAATCTCCTCATCTTCCTTTGACTTGGTATTTAGAAGACTTTCTTCCTCAGACTTCTTTACTTCTGCATTGAGTGTCTTAAACACTGAGTCCAGATTTGTGAGAGATAAATCCCACAAATCAATTACGTTAATCATTCCTCTGAATGGGAACTGATAGTTTGCTCTTGTTGCATTGATAAATAATTCGTTGTTTGTCATAATAATAATCTCCTTTTCTAATTAAAACTTAATCTTCATTACACGCTCTATTGCGCCCTTAACCTTAACAACTAAATCTGCTCTCTTTGTCATCGAAAAACCAATTCCTGAAAGCTGATCATCAGTATCTTCTACATGACACTTAGCACCTAAAGCCTCGAACACTCTCTTATGCTTCATTAAATCATTATCAAGGAACTCAAGATAGAATCCATTAGGCTCTTCGCTATTTACACAATCCTTCAGGAAGAAAAATAAATGTCTATGACCAATTCCATCCTGCTCGTCAAAATAGTTTGGACTGTAACTAATTACTGATACAGGAACAAACTGATTTGTATTTACACCCCAAATTTCACGACTTGAAATAGATGAACTTCCAGACAGCTTTTCCTTAATTGAGAAGTTGCCATTCTCGTCAAGTGTAACTTCTGCCACCTGAACATTACCAGAAACAGGACTATTGTATTCAAACGCAAAAATCTCACCATTGAATTCAATTTCTGCCTTAAATCCTTTACTTCCTCTCGCTGCAAACTGATTAACAAAAAACTTATAAACACCTGGCTTCATACGTGACATATCTGCCCATGTAATATTTTCCACAGAAGGTTTTCCTGCCATCTGCGTCATAGGGCGTGTAATATCAATATCTAACTGACCTCCACATCTTGAAGTTTCTGGTTTTCTACAATTACTGAAATAAATCTCGTTACCATCAGGTTCTTTACAATGCGCATCAAGATCGCTGTTATCATTCTGTCCTTCATTCCACATGATTGAAAATCTAAGAACACCGTCAACATTACCGCCAGCAGCTTTTACATTCTGCTTCATATCAGAGTCGGTGATGTTTCCTGAATAAGCCCAAGATAATCCATTGTTCCATTTAAACATTGTCTTAGCATCTGGATTTACAGGTGCAATCATAGAAACAAAGTTCTTCTCATGTTTATTCTCTACAAAAGCTTCAATCTCCTTTGCAGTTGGAAGTACCTTATCAATGAAATCCTGTGCTGAAATCTCTTCAACCTTAGAAAACTTCTTAGGACTTACAGCAACATCCTTTTCCATCTGACCAAAAATATCATCTGCACCTACCATTCTTCTTGCAGCACTCTTATTTGAGAACAGTACATTATTTACAGTAATATCATTCAGATTAGCAAATCTTCTCTGTAATGAATCCATATAACCGAGTTCTGTAATGGTCTTCTTTGCATCCTCAAGCATTTTCTTTGTAAAAATAGCCTTTGGTCTTTTATAATTACTTGGAGCGACAATCTGCTCATACTTCTTAACTGCTGTGTCAAGATCCATATCCTCACTTACATTGATAAGAAGTGTTCCAATAGAATGATTTCTAATTCTACCGATAGCCATACCTGCCGTTACCGACTTCTCCCAAGCATATAAATCCTTTTCAGTATCAGAAGCCAGCTTATCGTATTCCTTCTTATACTTCTTAAATTCTGTGAGTACTCCCTTCCATTCTTCACCCTTGTAAAGTGTATTTGAGTTGATAAGTTCAAGAATTGTATCGAGTGCATCCATAGTAATCTCATCAAGAGAACGCTTAAATACATTTCTTGTATCTCTGAACTGTCCTTTAACTTCCTCGTTGGAACGGCTACTTCTATTTACAAACTTACTTGGAAGCTCTAAGAAGAAATGATCCCACTTATGAGACTTTCCATTGATTTCCTCAAAATTAAAATCTGTACCAATCTTAGGGAACTTAGTTGTATAAATATCTGTAACTATATGAGCCTTTACAAAAGCGTCAAGTGCATCGCATACTGGCTGATATGTTGTATCACCAAGATTCAGTTCCCAGATTGTGTGAATCTGATTATCCTTAATGGTGACAGCAGAACCAATATTCTTGATAAACTGTCTACAACAACTGCAATCATGTTCTCTACGCTCTCTGAAAATCTCATTTGTACCGGCAGGAAAGCTATCAAGATATGTATTCCATAATTCATCCTTATCTACATTTACCTCAAATAAATGTGTAGCCTCTTTCTGCATTTCATCGAAGTGCTTCTGCAAAGCCTTTTTAAACATCATAAATCCGTCCATATTTTGTACCTCTTCTTTCTTATATTGATTTTTGTTAATTGTTTCTAATGTTATATTCTCCGTTTTATAAATTAAAAGGTCTATTTTATTACCCTTTGATAGAGCTAGTAGGCTGTAACACCTACCAACCCTTAAATTATTTATTCTTCTTACGTTTTCCCACGATAAAACCTGCTCCAAAGCATACACCAAGACAGATTAAGAAAACTCCAATGTTTAATACAATCATTACTTATTACCTCTCTGTCTCTTCATATCATCAAGAATCTGACGAGCATTGCGCTCTCTTTCAGAATTAGCAAGTCTTCTCTCATTAGCCTGTGCGCTAGAATCATATGCAATTCTACTTCCTTCTGCACGTTCTCTTGTCTTTCTTGCTCCTTCACGAACTCTTTCAAGCATTCTATCACTCTCATTGTTGGTATTGAGACTGTCCATACTCTGATGAAGTTCGATAATCTGACTATCAGCTTCCATCTGAAAAAGAACCTGTTCCTTTTCCTCTTTAAGTTTCTGCAATTCTTCGGCTGCCTGATCACGAATGTCTTTCTGATGAGCCTGTGCTTCTTTCATCTCTTCGATTGTATCTTTTAGCACATTAATCTTATTCTCCAAAGTAGACTTCTTCATTGCATACTGCATTGCTTCATCTTCTTTGTTCTCATCAAGACAAGCGTTAATCTGCTGTGTAACACGCATAATATCTTTGTTCGCCTGGTATAAATCTTTCTCTGCTGTGTCACGCTTTCCTGAAATCTCTGCATATGTAGCAGAAGCCTTGTTATAAAATTCTTCCTTTTCTCTAATGGCTACATTGTAATAATCTCTAGCACCTTCTGGTGTTTGTGCATCCTGGCGCATTACTTCATCTGTTCTTCCTTTAAACTTTACTCTAAGCTGTTTACCAAAAGGAGTAAAGAAAAGAATCAGTGCAATTAATACAATTACCACAATTATAATAAACATAAAATTTGTCATACAATCCTCCTACTCTGCATCAATTCCATACTGATTACATAATGCCTTTAATCCACCGTTATAGCCACTTCCTACAGCCTTAAACTTCCATTCGCCATTATGTTTATATATTTCAGCTACGACTAACGCAGTCTCGGTAGAGAAGTCTTCACTTAAATCAAAACGAATAAGTTCCTCGCCTGTCTCTTCGTCTACTACACGCACATATGCATTTCCAACCATACCGAAGTTCTGAAGTCTACTCTCAGCATCATAAATTGTGACCGTCACAGCAAGAGTCTCATAGTCTGATGGGATTTTATCAAGTTTAATCTTAATAACCTCATCATCTCCATCTCCCTCACCTGTACGGTTATCTCCCATATGCTTTACACTCTTTGAACTATGTTCAAGATTACCATAGAAAATGAAATCCTCGTCATTGCCAACCTTACCATTCTCTTTTGTCATAAACACAGAGGCATCGAGATCAAAATCTGCTTCTCCGTCATAATGATTAATATCCCATCCAAGTCCAACAAGAATGTTTTTTAATGACGGTCTACCCTTTGTTAAATCTACTCTCTGTCCTTTACTTAACGAAACTGACATAATTAAATCCTCCTACTTGTATCTTCTTGTTAATTCGCTAACACTTGAATCATTTGTTCCCTGACCGATGGCGTTAAATTTCCACTCTCCGTCTTTCTTATAAACCTCTGCAAATACCATTGCTGTCTTGCCAGCATAATCATCTGAAAGATTATATTTACAAATTTCCTTACCAGTTGACTCATCAACAAGTCTAATGTACGCATTCTTGATAAGTCCAAAATCCTGCTTTCTTGAAATACAATCATAGATATTTACTACAAATACAATCTTCTCAACCTTATTTGTAATATTCGCAAGGTCAACTGTAATCTGCTCATCATCACCGTCTCCATCTCCTGTGAGGTTGTCGCCATGATGATACACACATCTGTCTTCTGCTGATCTGTCACCATAATAAACACATGTACGATACTTATCATCTTTTCCTAAAATAATTGCCGAAGCATCGCAATCAATGTTTGGCTTAGAACCAAAGAATCCTTTCTTAACAGCATCCCATCCAAGTCCTACCATAATCTTTGTAAGACCACCTGCTACTTCCTTAGATAAATTAATTTTCTGTCCTTTTACTAAATTTACTGACATATATATTCTCCTTCCATTTTATAAATCAAGACCAAAATTTCTACCAATAGCAGCTAAACCACCATTGTAACCTGAACCAACTGCATTAAACTTCCATTCACCGTTCTTACGATACAACTCACCTGCAATAACACCTGTCTCTAATGAGAAATCCTCATTAAGTTCATATTTGAAAAGTTCCTCATTTGTATCAGCGTTGTATGCTCTAATGTACGAATTATCAACCATTCCAAAATTCTGTAAACGATTTTCTGCATCATAAATTGTCGCTGAGAAGCTAATCTTTGTAATATTAGATGGAATCTTATTTAACTCAACAATCATTGTCTCGTCATCGCCATCACCTACACCTGTTCTATTATCGCCAGAATAAATCAATGCTCCGCTTGGATGCTGTGGCTGACCATAAAATACAAAATCCTGTTCGCCTGTTACCTTTCCTGAATCATCAGTAAAAAATGCTGATACATCCAAATCGAAATCTGCATTACCATCGTATCTATTTGTGTCCCATCCAAGACCAAATACGACTTTGTTTAAACCTGCATTGCATTTTGTAAGGTCAATCTTCTGACCTTTAACTAAACTAATTGACATATTTTTTTGTCCTCCTTATTCTTGGGAAGGCTGTCAACCTTCCCTTTTAATAATTTAAAAGAAATTGGGAATGTGAGTAATGTCAGAAAAATAAATGGAATAAAGCGTGTAATACATACTGTAATAACACTAATTGAAAAACATATAAGAGTAATAATCTCTACTGTTTTATAACTTTTATCTCTCATTACCATGTTCTCATCTCCTCAATTACTTATTCTCTCTTTTCTTCTCAATAATCTTTCTAATAAGATCAATTGGAATAACCATAAACGCTAGAATTACAACTACTACCCAATGTTTGAAATCTAAAGCTGTAACCTTAATAAGATTTTCTGCAAAGTTGCAAAGAGCAAAAGTCATTACAAAAATTCCGATTGCAATGGCTGAGAACAGTTTGTTCTTCCCAATACCATTGAATAAATTAATGTGTTCTGTACGAATATTAAATCCATTAAATACTGCCATAAAGCATAACAATGCGAATCTCGCTGTCATAGCTTCTGTTTCAGATGCAAACATATTTGCAATAGGACTGAATGTAATAATTCCATAAAGTGCAATAAAAGCTACTGTACTTATTGCAATACGTTTCTTTGCTCCTCTGATGAATAAACCAGAACCCTTTTTAATAGGTTTCTCTGTCATGTATTCATCCTTTGGAGGTTCGCCACCGAATGATAGTGAATTAAGGGAATCCATAATGATATTTACAATCAGAATCTGAACCGATGCGAGTAATGCGCCCGTTGCAATCATTGGATAGATAACGCTGAGAATTAGAAGTGAAATATTGATAGGTAACTGGAATTCAAGGAACATCATAATATTGTGCATAAATGTTCTTCCAAGTTCTACTGCCTTTACTACGCTTGCAAAATTATCATCTGTCAATACAATGTCTGAAGCTTCTTTTGCAACATCTGATCCACCTTGCATACCAAAACCAACATCAGCTCTCTTTAAAGCAGGACTATCATTTACACCATCACCTGTCATTGCAACTGACTTTCCAATTTCTTGTGCTAATGTGACAAGTCTGAGTTTTGTGTTTGGTGAGCATCTTGAAATAACTCTCAATCGAGGAATTATACTCTTTACTTCATCAGCTGACATCGCTTCAAATTCATCATTTGTAAGTGCTAAATCTCCATCTTTGTAAATTCCACACTCTGTAGCAACTGCAACTGCTGTCTCAATACAATCGCCTGTAATTTCAATAACTTGAATACCAGCCTTATGTGCTGTTTTTACTGCACTCGGTACTTCATCTCTTACAGGATCTACAACACCAATAATTCCAAGGAATGTCATGTCATTTGGTATTTCATTCTCTACTAAATCACCATCTGCCATTGTAACTGCAATGCATCTCATCGCATTGCTTGTCATTGCTGTAATTGCATTACTTAATGTGTCATTGTCGTTATTCTCTACAATTTCACCACTTGAGTCCATTACTTTTGTACAATGCTCAATCAGTTTCTCAGGTGCGCCCTTATAGTATGTAACTCCATCCTTTGTCGTAAAAGCTGAATACTTATTGCTACTATTAAATACCTGCTTTAACTTAACTGGATATTTTTTCTGAATGTCAGCATATGTTTCAGGATTTACAAGGCTAAGAACTGCTCTATCAATTGAATTACCACCTGTAATATTGTTTTCTGAATCAAATGTTGCACTATTATTTAAAGAAATGTTTGCCTTGATATTATTCCAAAGAACTGAATCCTTATTTACATCATTACCAAAGCCATCAATAATCTTCTTTGGAGTCATAATACCTGTCGTAAGAGTACCTGTCTTATCAGTACAGATAATATCAACATATGCTAACTCTGGAATTTTACCAGGATTCTTAGCAAGAATATTGAATTTCTCCATTGTCTTTACATTCTGTTTTGTTACAAGTTTTACAATAAGAGGCAATCCTTCGGGAACAGCAGCTACAATAATTGTTAATGCTACTGAGAAGTTCTGTGCGATTTTCTGAATAATATTCAGAACGCCACCGCTAAAATATTCTCCAAATCCAACCTGTACAACTCCTGAAATTGTAAGCACCGCAAATGTAATAACGGCTGCGATTGTTCCCCACTTAGAAATGAAGTCGCTCAGATTATCAAGTGCAATATCAAGTGCTGTCTTTGGTGCTTCAAGTGTTTGCATTTTAACAAGTGTATCACCATTTACTGTATTCACACCTACATCAGTAACAATCATTTTTCCTTCGCCTGACATTACTGTTGTGCCAGCAAATAAGCAATTCTGATTCGTATAAGCAGCTGTTGAAGTAGTTTTCTTATGAACATATCCTTCAATTGGTGTTTTCTTGCACTCTTTTGTTTCTCCATTAATGGCTGCATTGTTTACAGAAATCTTACCTTCAATGAGATATCCATCTGCAAAAATCTCTTGTCCCATTCCTACACAAACAATATCACCAACTACCAATTCATCCTTATTAATTGTTTGAACTTTGCCATCACGAATTACGTCACAATACCTGACTGATGTTTTGGCTCTCAACTCTGCTGCTGATTTTTGAACACCAAGTCCAGTCTTAACAGCAATACATGTTACAATTGCTAATACAACAAGAATCATAATTGGATCTGATAAATCCATTACTCCCATGATTCCAAGGAATAACTGCAATACTGCAATTGCAATAAGAATCATTGTGATTTTCTCACTTAATGCCTCCTTTGCGAAGTCATACCACTTGTCCAACTTTGGTTCAGGAAGCTTATTACTTCCATGAAGCTCTCTACTTTTGAGAACTTCTTTACTACTCAATCCATTCATCTGTTTTACTCTCCTTTTCTATAATTTTTATATGTGAATGTTAATTGGTTACATATCTATATTCTCTTTTTAATTTGGGAATTTTATTGAGCTGAATCGCTCAGAAATTTTTTACAATGAAACGAAGTTTTCTTAGTAAACTTCTGCTACATCATCATATTCTCTTGATAAATATTCAACTAAATCCTTATAAATATCTAATTGATGTTCGTATAAATAATTACATAATTCAATGTCACTATCGAAAAACTCTTCAATGGCTGTGGAATTAGCCCATCTATCAAAAGCACTTTCCGTTGAAACTCTAAGCATCCATCTATTTTTTGTTCCGCTATGAGGCTCTACTATCATAAAAATAACTGTATCTGTTCTTGCTTCTAAGTGACCTTCGTATTCATAAATCTCGTAATCCTGACCATTGTTTATTTTGTCATTCTCAAACCATCTTCTTATATTTTCCATTACTTTACCTCTCTTCTATCCAAAATCTTCTGAATGGTTTTCTTATCTTTCTCAGATAAACTATCCCAATCTAACTTAAAACTTTTACAATTTTTATGGCGATTCCAACCATCATCACAATCATAAGAATAACGGTACGCACAATAATCACATGCCATTTATTTTCACCTCTCTTCCAAAGAAATCGAACTTTCTTGTTACTGTAATCTCCTAATCGTTTCACAAGCGACCAATATTTCAAGTTCATCATCACAATAAATACATCCATCAATTGCTCCAAATTGATTAAGAATATCCCAATCGAAGTATCCATGATAATCACACATTGCAACAGAATAGTTCTTATTCGACTTAAATTCTTTTATGTGTTCTCCGTTTGGCTTATATGTATCAACACCATTATTTTCTACAATAGAAGCAACCCATCCATTCGGAAATACAATGCTTCTTTCTCGTGTCTGACGATGCTCTCCATAATCATTTACTACTTCTTTTAATCCATATTTTTCTGAATATTTTTTTAACATTTCCATCTGTAAAACTCCTAATTTTCCAAAGAAAGAGAATTTACTCTCCTACTAAAATCCATAATCTTCTTTTCTTACTAACTTTCAAGTTATCTATATTTTCGTATTATATTTTTCTTGTTCTCTCATTAATTTAATACAAAGCTCAACCAATGTTCTTTTGAATATTCATGTAGTTGTTCTCTTAATTCCTGAATTTGTAAATTTTCATTCATTTTATTTATTCTCCTTTAAAATTCTGTATCTCCATTACACATTTTTATTTTTCTCAATCTCCTTTCTCAATTTCACTAATATTTGTGCTTTATTGTTTTTTTCATAGCCCTGTAACAACATTCTCTCTTATTACAACTTTTACTTGTGCACATTGTAATATCAAGCATTATTTACGTTCTCATTCTTCTTGTTTTCTGTAAATTTTAAGAAATTATCCAAATCTCTCTTCATATATTTGTAATTAACAATTTGCGAAGGGGCAAATTCCCTTTTGTTTCTTTGATATCTCTCCAACCATTCCGCAAATTCTTCATCTTTGTCTAAGCGATAAGCGTATGCGGTTAATGCAATAAGTGCTGCTGTACAATTCTGATATAAAGTAGAATCAATTCGAACATAAGCATCAACAAACTCTTGATACTCTTCGATATCTTCTATCTCTATATCATCACCGACAGTTGTTTTAACAAAATCTAATACATCAGGACTACCTGTATTCTGTTCCAACATATCTTCATTTGCCACTTTATTATTCTCTGTTTTAATTAAAACATTTTCATTTTTATTTTCTACCTCAGAAGATTCTTCGTCCGTTTCAGAATGAGATTCTTCCTTATTGCATATAGTTTCGTTCTTATCTTCTGTTGCATCTGTTATATGTAAATATTCCTTCATAAGCTGTTCAATCATATCTAACTTAGCATTAACAACCTTCTTATCCTTAGTTCCCTTATTACCATCATAAGTATCAAAACTTTCGTTTTCATATTCTGCAAAAGTCTTACTATGTAATGTTCTCTGAAATTCTTCAAGAAAATCAGTAAATCTTATGTCTTCAATTCCAAACTCAGTGAATTTGTGAAAAGCTGCAAACCATATGAATGAATTTTTCGCATTAAATAACTGCCCTACTGTATCCTGGTCAATTATTTTATATAACCTATTAAGTTCGCTCTCAAATGTATCAAATTCTTCTTTAGTAGCATTGTCATTAAGATATATACTCATCTGTTTTGCTTTTTTCCAATTATCAAGATGAAACATTGTCATAATAGACTCACATACAACTCTATTGAAAACTTCCTTTGTGTCTTCTTTCGGATTGTAATTTCCGCAATCTTTAAAAAAACGATTATTTGTAAGATTCTTAATTTCAGGTGCTATCTTCCAAGCAGCTAAAATATTTTTCTGATTTACATTCATGCTTGTCTGTCTGTTATATCTTGCAATATGGTAAGCAATCTCCTCATCCGTACAATCAAGATGTTTAACTATATCAACAGCATAACTATCGAATTTTTCCTTTAATTCATCTGGTAAATCTTTGTACTTTTTACCTCTAAGATCATATTTGATAACTCCAACTTTTCCATTCTCATCAACTCCCTGATAGTACATAATTGGCATTTCAAGACTCTTCTTAATTTCAAAAGCATTATTCTTAAATGATTCAAGAACAGTTAATCTCTGCAATCCATCAATAAGCCAAAGAATAAACTCTGTTGAGCTTACAATCTGTTCGCATATCTTAATAGAATCAATATCTTCACCTTTAATTATAGTGGCAGCAAGCCCTGACTTTGCCTCATCTGTCCATTGATCAGGCTTTCTCTGCAAAGGATGATTCTTATTAATCTGACCTCTTTTAAACTGGTTAAGTAATGTTCCTAACATCATCTGATCTTTTTTTACTTTGTCTCTTCCTACCATTGTCATAACTTGCTTCCTCCTAATTAAAATAAAATTGATATGTATTCATACTTTCTTAATCCTGCTAAACAATCATTGTATTCGCTTGCAGTTATATGTAATATTTCTAATATCTCATCTTTCGTATACTGCTGAGATAACAATCTCGCTACCTTTTCCTGTTTTCGTGGCAATTGTTGCAAATATAATTCAACTTTGTCAGTATATTCTTCTGTAAATATCTCTTTCTCTACATTCTCTCTTGAAGGTAAATTATCTTTAATATTTTTTACCTCGTCTGTATTCATATCTAATGAGACATTCATAACAATTTGAGGATTACCCTTTTCATCAAGAATTAATTTCCCATTTTCGTCTTTTAAAAGATTCTGGCGTTTTAATCTATATTTATTATCTCGCATCCATGTGCTTGTCTTCCTCATGATATTTCCTACAAGAAATGTTTCTAAACGAGCTTTTTCATTATTGTATGTAATTAATGTTTCTATAAGACAATCAACCGCCACATCATATAGTTCATCATAATCACTTCTATCAAACTTCCCGTACCAAACTTTATGACATATTTTTTTGAGTTTTCTCATATCATTTTCCATATACGAATTAACAACAGCCATCATCTCAGGATTACTATTAATAATCCTCATCATCTCTTTATTAATCATTTCATCTACTTACCTTTCGCAACTCCTTATTTATGTATTCTCCAAAAGTCAGTTCAGAATTCATAATTTTAATATGTTTAGTTTCTCTTTTACATTTTGGACACTTACAATATCTATCATGTCGATTTCTTTCTCCTGGTTGAAAACTCATAGTCTCTACCATAGGAATCAAGCATTTTTTACATACCATTATCTTCATCCGCCTCCGTCTCTGTAATCCTGTACGTATATTTTCTATGTAACAAACCATCAACAGCTTTTTGAATTCTACTTTTATGTAACTTCGAAGGACTAATGTCATCCAAAATATCTGATATAATTAACAATTCGTCTTTTAATTTACGTCTCTCCCTGCGATTGTTCCGAATTTTTGCGTATATTAAATAACCTTTATACATATTTAAATCCGGTTCTAATTCTGCCTCATGTACAATGTCTATCAATTCTTCGTCTGAGCTATTTATTTGCGCTACTAAAATATCACTTCTTGCCTTTGCTTCTGCTAAAATTTCACCACATGTACCAAATTTATTAATCCATCGACTCACCTCTTCTGGAATTTCATAAACTTTATTTTCTTTTACTTTTGGCGCAATATCAGGTATAGCCTCTACATAAAAATGATATCTTCTTAATGTTTTGGGTAACGAATTTAATATATTCTTTGCTTTGTGTTCACTAAAAACTCCTTTTAAATTCTCCGAACAAGTTTCTGTCCTTCCATTTCTTACACGAATGTAAACTTTGTTATTATTTTTAATAACATAGTCCAAAATGACCACTCCTTTCTAATTTGAGGGTGCACTTTAATAAGCCTTAGAATATTGACTAAAGCATATGAAATGCATATTTAATTGTTAATTTTGAGGGAAATAATATGAAACGCAATTGACTTAATTATAAATTAGTAATATAATTTAATTGCGATTCATATTATTCAGTTAATATGTAATTGTGTTCTTTGAACAGAGTAAGTAGAAAGGTGTTGGTAGCACCGTTTGAATCGCTTGCTCTGTTCTTTTTTATACTATAAACCCGAACATATATTCTTGTCAATACAAAATCGAATAAATGTTCGGAGCAATTTCTGTTATTCCCTTTCCCTTTGAAGAAAATTTATGTTATGAACAAACTCCGTCTGCATATCCAAACATAAATGACCAAAAAAATCATTATCCAGATAATCAATTGTTCTTGCCTTATTTATTATTCTTTTTCCTTCGTCAATAGAAATCTGCTTTGGTTTTGTATGAATAAATGCAATTCTGTTAAATGAATCAATCCATATTTTACCAGGGGCTTCATCTATCATTCTCTTAGCTTCTTCTTTGCTTACATACATTATGCAAGTACCTCCTCCCAATTAATATCTTCGCCAAAGAAGAATGTGTTAAAACACACCTTATTAATAAGGTTCTTATCATTCTGATTGGTTACTGTTCCTATCTTTGCTTTTATTTCATTCTTAGAAATAGTTATAGGCTGCTCACCTAAGACCATTGAGTATTCAGTGAGTCCATTTTTATTATCAGCACAAATACACTCATGAACTGGCATATTTATCTTTTTTATTTTTGAAGTCAAAGGCATCACCGTAATTATCGTTGCATTTTTAGTTCCTATCGGATTACTAACAACTACATATGGACGCTCCTTTGTTTGAACAGATCCCATGCCTTCATATTTTATTTTTGCTCTAACAATATCATATCTCTGTAAATCCATATGTAAGCCTCCTCTCTGATTATTTTATGTATGGATTACCTTTGATATTTCATATAATACAACATATTTCAATATAATTCAAGATATATCTTGTATTTTTAAGATAAAATAATAAACAAAAATTTAAATTATGTCTTGTTAATTTTGTACATATCTTATATAATACAGATATATCTTGAAAAGGAGTGAAATATGATAGTAAGAAATAGCAAACAACTTCTGTTAAAAATTAAAACAATCATAACTGAAAAAGAACTTCAAAAACAAGAGGTCGCAGATAAATTAAATATTTCATCATCTGCATTATATTCCAGATTAAATCATAAAAACATAACTATTGATTCATTAATAGAGATATGTGACGCTCTTGATTTAGATATGGATGTTGAATTTATTAAAAAGGATAATACAAAATAACGTATTATCCCTTTACATACCTACATTACTCTTAATTCATTTGCCATATCAATTGCAGCTTGATACTTATCTACATCATCCGTAAGCATTCTTATTATCTTTCCAAAATCATCAGATTTCAGAGAAATAACTGGCATATTCTTAACTATCTCATCTCCTTTACCTGCAAGTACGTTATGGATAAACTCTCCATGATCGTTGATTAACTGTCGATTTTTCTCTTCTGTTAAGCCAATATAATTCATTGTTGTCTGAAGATCAGTATGATTGAACAATTTCTGCAATGATAGTAGACAGTCAGGATCAAATGGATGTGTCTTATGTATCCAATAGCCGAAAGACTTACGGAGGCTGTGACTCGACACAGGTGAAGTTATTCCAACATCTTTAACTGCTTTCTTTAATTTCTTTCTATAATCATCTGTCTGCCATTTAACCACATCATTATATTCAACTTCATAATAAAGGTAATCTCCCAATGATGAATATTTTTTCTGCTTATGAAAATCATTAAATATCTTTTCCTTTCGCTTATCAGAAAAGTCTTTATTTAACGCCTTGCACCAAGTATTTATACTATTTTCAGAATATATATCTAACGTACATCTATTAATCCAATCTGTCTTAGGCTGATACTGAAAGATATATTCATCATAATGCTCCATTGGATTGATTTTGACGTGTGACAAATAATTATCAACAGCCTCCCACACCATATTACTTATAGGAAGATTAGTAATCTTACCTGTTTTCTGTTCTTCAATAGTATCAATTTCATTTTTACGATTTCCGTTTTCGTAATACAGATCTGACCACTTCGTCATCACTGTATCACCGATTCGTCTACCAAGTAATAATTCAAGTAGTGTAATCAAATATCCATCCCATTCCTCGTTCTTCTCAAACCACTCAATAACATTCTTAATGTCTGACATGTTCCAAAATGGCTGCACCTCTGTTTTGCCCTTTTTCTTAGTCGCATAATCTTTTGTCTGTGCCATATTAATCAACCTCTCTTTCATAATCATCTATGTAATAATTCTCTCTTTTAATCTTTGCGACTTCAAAAATCTCGTCATAAGAGTCACAAAATCTAACCTCAATGCATTTTGTGATTTCACCACATCTCAAACAATATAGGTCTTTAACGTGTTTTCGTTCTCTTTGTCGCTGCCTTTGAATGCCTCTAGCTAACATATTTTCACTCATACACCTCATACATATAAATCTACTTGCATATTTGGGATTTCCATTTTTATATCTGCTCAATTCATAATTCACCTCATTTCCGCAACAAAAAAGAAGTGGTTTATTTCCACTTCTTCAACAATTAAATTTATTTTTAATTTTTCCAAGGATCATGTTTACTCAAAACTTCTCTTATTTCGTCGATCATATCGTTCACATATCCGTCAGACTTAGCCTGTATATAATCTTTTACCGAATCAACATCTAAACCTATATCAATTACATCATTACGATAAGGTTCACCAGTTAAATTTTCTCCAAAACTAATTTCATCAAATGGAACTTCATAACATTCGCCTGAATTTCCATCTACGCAGCTAAAAGTCAGCTCTGTGTTTTCGTCATATCCAATTTCATTTAATTTATTAATCAAATCTACTACTTTCATTTTTCCTCCTCTTCCATTTGAAAACAATTATTTAATCTATTTCTTCTATCAATTCAGCTTCATAAGAATCTGGATCTTCGGATATTGACAATCCTTCAACAATATGGGCACATCTTGAACATAATGTAATACTTTGATCTCCATACTTTTCACTTGCAATTTCCTTTGCCTTATAAGGAGAATCAGCCTCTACGGTTTTCGTTACCGTACCTGTTACTAACATTTGTACATTATATTTCATATTACATCCTCCATTCTACTTGAAAGCAATTTTTCATTTGGTTTCCATATCAAAAAATGTTTTCCAATATGTATATCGAAAACGATAATTATCTGCTGTTTCTATAATATCTTTATCCCAATGCCATTCAATACAATTAGCACATCTTTTACAATAAGATTTTCCGTCTGAAGTGCATTGATTGCATCTATCGCTTTCGCCAAAACAATTTGTTGCTGTTCTTACTATTTCTTCAAGCTCTTTCAAATCGTCAACTTCACTATAATCGGCTTTTGTATTCATGTGGTGGCTAATGTACCATTTTATAACTCTTATTTTCTCTTCTTTTTTCATACTTATAATTTCTCCATACTAAGTGAATGAAATCGTCATTTAATCAGCTAACGATAAAATATCATTTCTATCAAAACCAATCAATTCATCAGATTCTATAATATCAGCCAATATATTAACAATTTCTTTTTGTGCTTCAGAATCCCATTCCATAAGCTCCTCTTTTATTATCTTTGCACCATTTGATTTTGCAATATAATAATCTTCCAGTGTAGCAAAGAAAAATTCATATTGACTATCAAATGGTGGCATTTTACTATTCTTCATATCATTTAAATATTTTAATGTTTTTTTATTTTCCATCTACATTACCTCATTTCATCAATTCTTCAATTAAATCTAATACTTCACATACAAAATTTCTGCCCACATTGAGGACAATATACATTTGTAGAATATACATTACTACCACAAATACTACACCGATGTACAATTTTTGATTTTCCAAATAAACCAAATTCTCTTTCGTTAGTTGTTGGGATTCTCTTTTGCTTTCTTACACATTCTTCTATAGTATCTATATTAGCCATTAAATCTTTAATATCACCAACAGTTATAACTCCATTTTCATTACTATATGCGATTTTAAATTGTTGTATGGAGATCAATGCCGCATTTATTTCTTCCATCTATATCACCTCTTCCAACTTTCCAACAAATTCTTAGTACCCATTACATATACAATAATACTTAACTTCAGGTTCTCCACTGACATAGCGATAACCCATTTCTCTTATTAGCCTTAAACCTGAATTATACTGCTTGTCATTTGTAAAGTTATCTTTTTTTGCCAATTCATTTATAATTGATTCCATTTGCATCCCCATCATTTACAGTGAAATTTTACCACTTCTATAGTCATCTATTTTAGCGGTTCTTTGTGTGCCATCAGCATTAAACATCAATTCTTCAATTTCCTGCTTCATTATACTGATTTCCGACAAATCGTACTGCTCAACCATTCTCTTTAATTCATCAGATAATCCAGTCATTTGTGATAAATCTTCAATAGCTCTTTCCATATATTCATAAGCTAAATCTAAATTATTCCACACAGTATCTAAGTTATTTTGCGTTTTATTAATTCGACTCATTTATATCACCTCTTTAATTCCCCTGTTATACCTCGCAATTCTCTTTCCAATCTCTTCGTTACTTGGACAATTCTGTAATTGATTTACAGATATATGTCTACAGTCATCAGGATTGTCAGCATTATCAAATTTCACAATAGCTTCTTCATCACTATTCCATGCATATTCCATAAAAGTTCCTATAAGCTCTAAGCCCTTATGAAATACTCTATCGCCTTTCTTAAATTCCATCTATACCACCTCATTCAATTACTGAAACATCAATAACATTTAATCCTGTATCTTCTAAGTCCTGTTCAACACAATATCTTAATGTTTCTTCTGATGATTCATTGTCATAAAATTCAGCTTCAACTTCAACAATAAGTTTTGCCTTTATTTTGTTTGGCTTATCCATTATTCTTGTCATTTGTATCACCTAAATCCTAATTTATTAGCGCATTTTTTACAATAAAACTTATCTTCAGCTCCATTGTAAAAACCATCTTTATAGTTGCCTTTAATACATTTTATATTTCCCGTCATTTTCTCTTTTTGTTCTGTTAGAATGAATTTCCCACATTTACAGCACATAATATCCCATTGCTCCATTCATATCACCTCTTCCAATCTTCCCAATAAATCATTCATTCATTGGCTTCTTAATTACAATTTTTCTTCCACAAATCGGACAATAACCAATATTTATCTTTTTGCTAAAAGCATCTTCTGCGAAATCATATCCACAACAAAGTGTTACTCCATCAATCATTATTGTTCCATTCTGCCAAATTGCTAATGTTTTCTCTTTGTCATCTAAAATTTTCCTCGCTAAATCTTCATCGAAATTAGTAACTTTTAATACTTCTTCCACACAGTCTGTAGGATAAGAAGAATAACCTACTGCAAATTTTTCTATTTGACTTTTTGTCATATCATTACCTCCAAATTAAAGAAATCATCATTCATCATATTGTGGGCGATAGGACTTGAACCTATTCTTACTTCTGTCAGCCTGATTACTGATTTATGAGACTTGAACTCGTTTGCTTTCGTCAAAGCAGCCCCTATATTAGCTACCCACATAATGACAAGGAAAGTTAAATTTCTTTGCCTCTATGTTCTATAAACCATCTGTTTGCTATTGTATGAGTCAATTCAATTTGAAGCATTAATACAGTATTTGCTCCGAAATCTTTTTCATATTCTTTTTTAATTTTCCCCAATTCGTTATCATCTGAAAAACCAGATATTTTTTCTGCTTCAAGAAATTGTCCGTATAATACAGATAATTCTTCATCCGATTTTGTTTCAAATTTATTCACATGCATAATGATCATTCTCCCTTCTCTAAAACGTTTAATTCTTTTGAATTACGAAATAACATCAAGTCATCTTCTATATCATTATGGTATCCATGATTATAAGCATATTTTCCAATATCTCTAATTATTCTTAATCTTGTTTGTAAGTATAAATCTATGTCCATTTTTCTTACGTCTTTACGTTGTTCTGACGTTACAGATCCATTTCTTGTAAAGATACACACCTGATCATTATCTACTTTGATTACATTACATGGATACCAATTTTCTCCAATTCTAAATTCATACATAAAATTCCAATTTCCGTTACACTCTTCTAACGTCATATATCACCTCTCGGAACTTAAACTTCTTAGTAACATTCAATATTCAATTGTATTTGCAATCTCATTGAATAATTTTGCTAATTGCAAACAATCTTCTTTTGTCAATGTGTATTTAAAATAGTTATCGCAACATTCTTCAAGATAATATTCTCCATTCTCATTATCTTTACAGATACATAAAACTCTATTATCAATTGATAACTTTTTTATTAAATTCTTATATTTTTTCAATATTGTATCATTTATATTTTCTTGTAATTCACTTTCAAAAATAATAATCACCTCCAATCTTCCATAGTAAACTTAAAATTCTTAGTAACATTTAATACTCAATTCTATTGGCAATCTCTTTTATTTTATCTGCATTTAATGGTGCAACTGCATCTACTAATCTACCTTTAATTTCTTTATATTCTTTCGAATATGGATCAAATCCAGATAATTGACACCAATTTTCAATTTCTGCTTCTAGTTTACTTGCTTTTTTACAAGCTTCATTTTGTTGCTTAATTTTATTCTGTATATATTTAGGTATCTCCATACAAATTTATTCTCCTTTCTGCACATAGGTAAACTTAGATTTTATGGGCTTTTACATAATCCCAAGTCACAATTTCTGGAAGTTCATTACATTTAAAAATTGTAACATTTTTGCACCATTGTTTAATCAATTCATTTGCCTTGATTTTACATTTCTTTAAATCATTTCCGAAGTCACTTATAATCCACGGTTCTATCTTAGAAAATCCATTGTCATTTTTATCGTTATAAGCAACCGAATATATTTCATTTTTCATAGATGTATTCTCCACTCCACAAGAAAACTTGGTTTCCTGTGCCTATTCCAAACCAATCATTTTCTCAAAATACATTGCTGCTCTACCATTTCCACCCTCATGTTTGTATCCAATACATCCAATTAATGCAGAATCAAGAGAAAAATATGAACGATTTATGTCGTTGTAGTTAATGTATCCGTGATAAAATGTTTTCTTATCTCTTTTATCAATATACTCTACAATCTGATATTCTCCAATGCAATGAATCTTAATCACATTACCCCATGTAAATTCTTTTTCTATCAGTTCCAATTTTTCATCGTGTGTTGCTTCTCTTACATCACTGTCAGTAATTGTATTTAACTCGCTAAAATAACACCTTCCATAATTACACGGATGGAACTTAAAATCATTTTCGCTTTTTACTACTGTTCCAATCTGATTTTTATATACAACAATGTCTCCATATTTCATATTCATCACTCGCTTTCTTTATTATTATACACTACTTCTTTTGACTTGAGAAGTATAGAACAAGTCGAATGCTTCATATCAGCACTCAGATTATTATTTATTCAGTCACAGAATAATAACCGTTCTTCCTAAGAAGTTTTCTTACATAATCCAATCCCTTCTTAGTTGCATATGTAACAGATCTGATATTTCCATCATGACAAGGTGTTTCTTTTACAGCAAATTTGCCTTCTTTTCTGAATCTCTCATAAGGTACATTCACCATATCTTTGTCATAGAAGAATACTTTCTTATTTCTAAGAAAAGCAAACAGCTTGTATTCTCCAATACCAAGCTCCTTTGCCATTGTATTAATACTCATAAGTCCTTCGGTGTTCATCAGGTCATCATAGAACGCTTTAAGTTCTCTATTCTGCTTAATCAAATCATTGACCATTATTGTCTGAGCTTCTTTTGAGAATGATGGAAAATATTTCTGAACCATTTCCTCTTCTCTACCTTCTTCAATGTAAGCACCAGTTGATTCGATTCTCGGTAAGATTTCATCAAATATCCACGATTCAAACTGATCTGCTGATTCAAGTTTTGACTTTACAATCAATCTGTAAATATCTGACTTTGAAATCACCAACATCTCCTGTGAATTTCTCGCTTTATGTGCCTTCCCATTTTGGGAACTCACATCAATTTCTGTTTTAAAAGCCCTCTTACAATGTGTTGATACCGCTTTAGCTGCATTCGAATATCCCAATGCTTTTGCAATATCAATTCCGACAAAATAAACCTGTCCATTTACATTTACTGTACGAACAGTTCCAAACTGCTCACTAAAAAATTCCTGAATCTTATTCATGTCGTATCTTCCTTTCTTATATAAATTTGTTGATAGTCTTCTATAGTTTTATTCTCTATTTGCCCGCAGACTATCGAGAGTATTCCAACTCCATCACGACAGCTTTTACAGATAGCCAATCTGCTATTTAATTTTCAATGTACGCAATTCTTGTTTGGAAAATGTGACTTGAATAAGTCCAGAAAATACGATATAATATGTAATGACTAGGACTTAGGTTCAAGTTGTGTTAAGAGTAGGTTTTCGCTTTGGACGGTGGAGAACCTGCTCTTTTTATTTTCCATTATGAAAATACTTCATCTCCAGTTTAAAGTCTTCGTCAATATAGCCTTGCATAAATCTTTCCAATACAACATTGATTGGGATTTTTTGCTCTTTACATTTTTCTCTAAACTGTTCAAGTATTTCTTCATCAATGGAAGTATTAAATGCCTTCTTCATATTTGATACCTCCTTTGATATTGTTATCTTAACATATAATGTTGTTAAAGTCAATATATGAATTGTGTTTTTCAACAAAAAACAACCGCCAGTATTTTACTACTAGCGGTTTGCGTTTGTCTGCATACTATATATTGCGTTTTATACATTATCCAATCACAATATATTGATTGAATTTTCCAATGAAACTATTATTTACTTATCACTATATCTGTTTCAAGCATTCTTCATATGATTTTTTCAAACTAATGAAGCTTTCACTACTTCCACCATTGTCAGGATGAACTATTTTTAATAACTCTTTATATGCCCTATCTAATTCTTCTTTTGATGGATAATCATATTTAAAACCAAGATTTTGAAAACATTGTGGCAGCAATTTTTTCTCAGGTAAATATTTCATCCCTGATATCCATACTGAAAAATCATATATATTTCGTTCTGACATTCGTGCCAAATCTTCTAAGGTTAATACAAGTTGAGCTAAACAATCTGTACCATATGTTAATTTATTTTCTTCCGTTGCTTTGTGGTCAAATTTGTAAAACTCTCCTTTATAAGTAAATTTTATATAAGCGGAATCTTTATCCCAATTATACTCATAATTATCCACTTTGAGTCTAGTCATTACTTTTGATAGCTTGTTGATGTAATATTCAATTCCCTTATATTGTGGATTTTTTGCAACAAGTTCCTCGGATAATTTCTGTACACTAATGTTCTCTTCTGAAATAATATTGTATTGTTCATCAACTTCTACTATTTTAAATCCAGAAGCCTTGTTGATGTTTGCGCATTCATCTACAAGTTTTTTTAAGTGTATTTTTGCATTTTTTGCATTTTGAAACTTTTTTGCTTTTTTAATATTAAATAACGAAACATATTTTTGTTTATTTTCTTGGTAGATTTCGTAATAATATTTTTCATCATCCTTTCTATTTCTATAATCATCCTTTATATTTAATATTTTTATTGCAAATTTTGTCTTCATAAATATATATTCCCCTTAACAATCATGGTCGGCTTCTCTGATAACTCTTTTAGGATAGTCACATATTTCAAAATTAAATGTATCATCATCTTGGTGTTTTTCCCTTATTTTTTGTAATTCCTTTGCCTCCTTTTCAACGCAAATTGGAACTTGATAATGATAAAATGATGGAGAGTGACCAAAACCCGCATAACTCTGATACCATTTTGAGCATGAACTTTTTATTTTTACTGTTACCCATCCGGGTGTTAATGAATCATCAAATTCTTGCTCTTTTTGAATATAGTTCCAATCAATTGAGCAGACTGATTCAGGGTCTTTATTTTTCATATCTTCATAAGCCCTTCTAACTATCTTTGCTAGTTCAATTGCTCTTTTTTCATCTTCTTTTGTTTCAGACTTTAGACGAAGACGTTCAGCTAAAAGCTTCTCAGCTTCTTTATTGACACAATCGTATTCGCTCATATCTGTCTTTGATACTTTTCCATTATTTTTAAATACATTATATTCTTGTTTAAAAATATAATATTCCTCAGTATAATCATCGTAATCCAAGGTGATTTCCTTAGTTTTCTTATTTTTGTAGTATTCCACTACAATTTTTTCTTTTATCATTATACTCACTTCACTTTCTTTCGATTATATTAAACTACCAAATCCCTCTAGTATTTTTTTGAATTCTACAATCATTTTAATTTTTTCTTGACTTTTGCCTAATAATTTATTATTATTTATTTGAGTTTCAGGGAAACTATATAGTTTCAAGTTGAAGCGTTATGTCTGCGGACTTAGTGGGTAAGTCCCAATAAGCTGTCTGTTGTTACAGACAGCTTATTTTTATTTGACATAATAGTTATTATACACAACTCATCCATTTATTTATAATAAGATAAAAGATTACGATATTGCGCTGGTCTAATAATGTCAACGCTCAATATCGGCGCTTCAATAAGTTCTACATTGTTGTCGGTACAAAATTGTTTTAACAATTCTATACCATTAAGTTCTAATGAAAAACGCGCGAAACCATTTCCGCCTACACAAATTTTCCCTATCATATTTTCATCATGTTTTTGATTGAACTCTTTTAATTTATCTTTTAAGTTATACCCATCTCTCAAATAAGTATAAATATATATTGTGTCCGTAATTATTTTTGCCTTCATTCTTAATCACTCCTTTTACATCGTTCATTAGTCATCGCCCCACAACTTTTTAGTTACATTATTATCGCTTGGCATTGAACTACATTTTAGACATCCGAATTTTAATTTATTAAATTCTTCCTTTGTAATTTCAATTCCCATATCACCCTCAACAGTCGTATTGTAATCAAGTTTTCCTTGACATTCTGGACGGAAATACCACACTCTATAGAACTCTTTACCAGTCTTACTATTTTTCCCACTAAACAGACAAGTAATTGTTCTTCCTGAACTAATCTCAGTTGTAACAAATGTTCCGAAATAAGGATTGTATTGTTCGTATACATTATATCCACGCTTAATGTTATCTTGTTTGTCACGTTCACTATACTCTAATAACTGTTGTGTACCCCTTCCATAAGAAGTGTCATACACTTTACTGCTATTCATACCAACAGTTGAATATAACTTAACTCCGTTTCTGTCAGTAGTTTCAACTCTCTTTACTCGCTCACCATTGATATATTCGTTACACAATCTATCTGCATAATGAACATTTCCTTTTTCATCAACTGTACGAGTAATTTTCTTCATATCATAGTTATCTTTAGCTGCCTTTGCAGCACTTCCTGCATAAATTCCTAAGAATGCTAACAATCCTCCAAACATATTAATCGACCGCCTTTCTATCTTCTCCATTTTTCCATTTCATCTACAGACTTTTTATTGAGATTGTTATACATATCTCTTCTTTTTCTTGCCTCTTCTTCCTTACCACTTCTCCAAAATGCAAACATTAATACTAAAAATATTATACTTATAACTGTACCCATAAATTAAATCCTCCTATTTAACTATTCACGTCTCATTGTTACTATTCTAATTCTATCATACAATCTTAAATTTTGCACTATATATCCAAGTATTAAAATGATTCATATTTAGCAACTTTAATGCATCCTCAAAACCTTCAACGATATCCGTTGCAAACAAAAATCCTTTACCGTATCCCTCGTAATTATTATTAGGGATAATTGTAAGATACTTTCCATTCTTATGTACTTCATGTCCTCTCTTAGACATTTCCTTTTTAAATTCTTTGTAATCAAACATAGTAATTATCATTCCTTTCCATAAAAATAAGAAATTGAATATTCCAACCTCTTACATATTCTCCAAGTAAATTTCCGTTTCCTATGCTTTCTTTCCAAAATAATACTTAACAATTTTCTTAAATCTTTATTACTTGCATAAGCAACTCTAGGCTTTCTTCCATCAATATTAAATTCTGTTACGCTTAAAATTGCATATCCTTGTACCGTTAATGTGGCGAGATATACAAGTAAGTTCAATTTGTATCCAATACTGTCAAGTTGGATTTCTTTTCTTAGTTTCTGCACTTCTTCATCATAATTATCATCTACTTCAATAATGTGTGCAGAAGCATATGTATTAACTTTATACAATCTATTGTTAATTTTTCTTACCATATTATTCCCTCACTTCCTATTCAAACAATTTGTCAGCTATATGATTCACTTCCTGATAAATATCTTGTACCAATGAATCTTCATCAACGGTATCAATATTATCTTCACACCATACCTCAAACTCTGTATATCCGTTTGTCTTACAGTATTCTAAATAACTTTCCAATAAGCCATATATCTTTTCTTGTGTTTCGTTCATGTAATCAACCTCCAATCTTCCGATTCATTGTTCTAATTTTCTTACAGTAAAATAAATTGCTGCACAATATTTGTCGCCATCTACGAACAGATTATTTATTTCAACACCCAATTCTCTGCCAACACAATCCATAATATCATCCTCATTATATTCAACATCAAACGCTGGACTATATAAGAATACTTCTTTTGTATCTTCTTCCATATTAAATATAAGGCTTGAATCATCTTTTTGTTCCTTCATAAATTCCAATAAACAATCAGATGTTGTTGTAAAGCATTTTCTCTCAAAGAACTTTGAATCCATAGCTGTTCCTCCTTTCATAATCCCAGTAAATCGTCGTTTCTTTGGTTTTTTATTCCTTATAGTTTTTAGCCCGCAAAACACTCCCATCATTGTTACAGGTTAATTCAATTCCATATTTTGTTTTGAACCACAATTCTAGCCATTCGAGAAAATCCCTTGTTACATTAATAATGCAGCTATCAACGCAATTCATATTTGGCAATGCAACTTGCATTTGTGGAATGTGTGAATATTCTGTTGCTCCTTCATATTCATATCTGAATGGGCAACCTTTTACGGCTAATTCGTTATTTAACTCTATTACCATTTCTCTTGTTATCTTCATATAAATCTACCTCTATTCTTCTAAAGAAACTCTTGTTTCATACTTTGCATTCTTTGTATTCTCTTTCAGTTAATAGTCCTTCATCGCACATATTTTCAAGCGTTCTATATACAGCGTTTGCTCTCCAACTTGCATATGAAGAACCATCAAACTCTCCAATAAGTGCATCTCTGTTTTCTTCACTTTGTTTTTGTAATTTTTCTGCTAATGAAGAATTACGAAAGAAATATGCTTTATACATGGCTGCTTTAATTCTAAGATTCTCAATTTCATATTCCTGAGAAACTAATTTCTCTTGAGATTTTAATAACTGTAATCCCAGATTCCCCAATGAACTTCTTTCGATTCTGTTTCCAAAATAAGTATAATTCATAAATCACCACTCCTTAGTCTACCTGGATAATCAATCTGATCTGCCTACCACCTATACAATCAATAACAATTCCGTTGTCTCCTGTGACATACATATCAGGATAACGACCAACTCTTTCAATTTCAGGTGCATCACCAGTTTCCATTTTGTCATTAAAAAAATCATATAATTCATTCTCAACAGATTCTTTTGTGATTTCCTTTTCTTATTTTTTGTTTTCCTGTAAATCATCCAATAAGTTTTCTAATGTTTTCTGTTTCCATTCGGCATCATGAACTAAATCCATAATACTATCAGGGCAACCACCTTTACCTCTGTTAGGAATCCATATCTCGACTTCTTCATCGACATCAAAATTCAACACTCTTTTTTCAACTGCATTTACAAACCCTTCATATGTACCATCAAACCAGATTGTCTCCCACCAATCTTCACCTTCTGGTGTACTCTGATTGATTTCTATGTATTTTCCATTATCTTGCTCACTAATTTCTTCATCAAAATTGAATTCATTCTTCTCTAAAATATCCTGTATTTTTTTATCTAATACCATATAAATCACTCCAATCTTAAAATGAAATTGCTATTTCTTATGTTCTAAGGTTCTTCGTCATCTGCGTTTAACCAGTTCATATATAATGCGGTTGCATTATATTCGTCCTCTGTTAAATAACTGTAACTTTCCAAAAATGCTTCTTTTGTAAGGATTTTAAAATCTGCCATTTTAGGAATATCTGTTATAAATGTCTTGTTCATATCAAAATCAATGTCAAAACTAGCTCGACATTTAGAATGATATGTATAAAATCCTTCGAGGTTATTTTCATCATGTTTTAATCTATACAAATCAAATTCTTTTCCGCAATTAGGACACTTTATTTTCATTTCCATCACTCCAATCTCTTCTGCAATTCCTAAAATTCTATACCTCTTTGTAATCTTCCAATAACTCATTCAAGTTGCCTTTTCTCCACCGATGAAGTTTTCCATCGCCAGTGTAATTTCTAACAACTCCAACCTTACGACCAGCAACTTTCTGGTCATGTTCTATATACTGACGAACAGAATTATGATAATGTCCGTCATTATGAACTTCGATATATTTCCGCTTGTTTCGTTTATTTTGATATGTTTTTACTCTCATTTTAATATCCCTCCAATCGTTTCCATTCATTGTCAATCTGTTCCCATGCAGTCGGATTTAAGCCATACAAATCTCTTTGAAACAATTCATCATATCTTTTGTCCATCTGATTTTTAGTATCGAACAATTCCTCATGATCTAAGTTTCCTTTATCTACACCAGACAACTTATATATTCGCAGCTTATACATTTTAATCACTCTCCCTTCAGATTAGGACACAAACCAAGACCACCATCAATTTCAGGTACTCTTCTATAAGCGTTTCTGTGAATACAATCTTCCTTATCACATTCTGTACAATCACATTTCTGATACTGTTCACATGTCATTTTCCAACCTGTCTCTGCAAATCTTTCTCTTGTTATCACATCAATCACTCTCCTTTATACTTCGTTTCCGTCTTTATCTGTTATAAAAGCGACTTCTGATAAATAAATACTTTCAAAAGCTTGATTTTCATATTCACCAGTTCCATTCTTCGCCATTTTCTTTGCCTCTTCTAAAGAAGTTGCTTCAATCGTTTGATCGACTTGCGCAGTATAAGTTACTCTATATTTTTCCTTAATGCCTTTCGCTTTCTTGTATCTTGCATAATTTGCCTTATATTCAGCGGAATCTGGTGTGATTTCCTGAATAATATTGTTACCACTCATTCCATATTCTTCCATTACCACATAGATAATACCCGTTCTTAAATCATAATAGCTTTGTGTTTCACCATAATCTTCATATTGATCATATCTTGGATTCATAAAAATACCATCAGCTAAAATACTCATAATTTTTCCTCACTTTCTTTTCAAGAAACAGTTCTTTCCTTTGGTTTTATGCAACCTCTTTTATTTCCTTTACTGTTTCTTTCCAACAACTATCAATCAGTCCATAAACTTCATCAATATCATATCCATGCATCTTACATCCCTCTACACAAAAGATTGCATATTTAATAGGAAGTTTAACATCCTTATCCAGTTCTACTTCTAATACAGAACCACCACCAGACCAAGAATCATACAACCCACACATTGTTTCTTTTCCAAGAACTATATAAGATTTTGATTTTTCATTCTTTCGTGGATCATATTTTCCTTTTTCGTCATATTCTTTATTCTGTAATTCGATTAAATCAAACAAATCAAATAACGGCATTTTTACAAGAAATGTTACAGTTGCCATATGTGATGGAAGATTTTCAAATTCCTGTATGCAGCTTTCTATAAATTTGTCTTTGTTTTTATCTCTATCTACATAATATCCATCATCCCTATGTACTTGTTTACATGCCTTTCTTAATGCAGTTGCTTTACCTTGTGTTTTTGCTAACCATAGCATAGATGATTCTTTGTCAATACTTCCATCTCCTGAATTTCCATACCAATTCAGAACATTATCGCAAACGCAATCGTAATTCCAATTACCACAATCCACCATAATATTTACTTTGACTTCATTATTAAAATCCTCGGCGTTGTAATAAAAATATGTATTTTCTCTTACATACTCCCATATCTCATTAAAATTATCTGTAAAATACTCTTCCTCTTCATCCGTCATTTCTTCACGAATATCCTTTTCAAACTCATCTTCTCCATACTCCATTGCATAATCCATAGCCCAATCAGCTAATTCATCATTAAATGCCTCTCTTGGATTATCATGCTCAAATATCTCTTTTAAGAAACTATCAGAAAGTTCTCTTTCTCTGTAGTCAGTATAAATTTCGATGCCACCATCTTCATTTACACCCCACATTTTCTTTAATATTTCATCTATTCTGGTTTTTAATATTTCTATTGTCATATCAATCAACCTCGCTTTCTTCCCATAAATCAATTAAACCAGGTAATACATAACCTAAATCTATCCAACTAAATTCATCAAACTCTTCAAGTTCTTTTAGTTCATCTTCTGTTGGAATTTCAGCACCCATAATTCGCTTTACATCATCTTCTGTTCCACCAGCTTCAAGTATTCTATGTAATGTCATTTCTAATGCACCAGAAATATCATCATTTCCTTTTACTGTGATTGCATTCCGTGACCAATATTCATTGCAAAGATGAAATGTTACAAGTGTTTCATTTTCTTCCAATAAATCTTTTAACTCAATCATTTCGCTTACCTCCTAATTTTTTATATTTCTCAAACACTTCTTCGCATCTCGCTTTATCACTGCTCCAAAATACTAAATGCCAGGAATAAACCCATTCTCCATTTTCAAAATATTTATATTTCTCTTGGATTTCCCATCGTTTATTCCAATGACTTCCAATTCCTTCAACCATTTTGTATTGCCGTAATTGTACCATTTCGCTTACCTCCTACATATCCTGATTCGCTATACTATCTAATTCTTCAACAATACTATTCATATCTGTATTAGTAAGTTCTCCAACCGCATATAAGATTTCTGTCAATTTTTCATATGCTTTAGCACCGCCTTTGGTGAACGGCTGCCTTCCACCATCTTCATCAATTATTATCTTGTCTAAGAATGGTTTTTTACTTCCTAATGCTACTAAAATATCTTCTAATGTATTCATAGTCACACCTCCATATTGTTGTTAATCCATGCATTAATTTTTGCTGTAATAGCCTCTGTATTATCAAAGAAAATACCTTTATATCTGCCAACAAAAATTAAATCCCAATTTGAACAAATTGAAATATAAACTTCTGTTTGAATTTCATCGTTAGGACAACAAAAAATATATAAATCTTTTATATCTTCATCCGTGATTTCTCCGTAATCTTCCCAATCATCAAATGTAGTTTTATATCCAATTCGCTTTATTGGTGTAATTAAGTCACCTGATTTTACTTTAAACACACAATCAGGATCACCCATCTCATACCGTGAATCTCTTTGCAATATAATCATTTTACATTCTCCTTCCAATAAAATAAGACAGACACATATGTTTGCGTCTGCCTTATTATTCTCTGTATTATGCCTCTTTGACTTCTAAAATCTCGTATTCAACATCGCCATTGTCAAGTCCGTAAATTCGCTTACATTCTTCAATAGATGATACTGTACAGCTTTGTGTTCTCCATTCCCAATTACTCATTGCATCTCTGTACTTAAATGTTATATTAAGCATCTGCATTTTCCTCCTTTGGGGTAATTAAACTCCTTAGATTATCTCTAATATAGTCACAGAAAGCATCAATACTTCCATTTCCAATAGTCCAACAACTATCCTCGTCATAGTTCCAATGAATAATTACTTCATGCCCTGGTGTGATATTAGGTAAGTCAACGTCTGCTTTATTTGCATATGAACTATTTGAAAGTGCTTTGAGATATACATATCTTCTGATATTCTCAATATCTCTTTCTGTTTCTGCATTGAAAATCTCTACCAGACATTCATCAGAACATTCATTATAAATATCATATTCAGAAGCTCCATTTTTCTCATTATTAAGCTTCTTCAACTCTTTACTAATTACAAATAGTGCTGATTCCTCATATTTCTTACACTCTTCTTCGCTTCTAAATATAGTTCCATCCTCTGCAATGTACTCTGTTCTTACAAGTTTCTCGATTGTTTCTGTTTTTCTAATTTCGTTTACTTTCATAATATTTACCTAACCTTTCTTATTTTATATGCTTTTCAAATTTCTTTTTTATCAGTTTCCAAAATCCTTTGTCGGTCAATGGCATTTTAGATACATTACATACCTTGCCACCGTCAAGATAGTTTGGATTTCCATTTGGCTTGTACACATCATAATCAATACACCAGTTTCCATCATAATCTCTTAATGTAACATCTACGCTGTATCCATCTGTATTGTATTGACCGATACTATCATTCATTAAATCATATTGTTTTGACTTTAACTTTTTTCGTAACTTTGCATAATCTTCATAGCATTTTATTATTTTCACATCAATCACACTCCTTTGGAAATTACAATTTCCTGTGGTTACATTTCTTCATTGTCATATGTATAATCAAAAATTCCATATGCCAATCTTGAATTAATCACATCTCTTGTCTCAGTTTCCCAATCTTTTCTAAATCTTTTTGCCTGCTCTTTTTGTGGTAATTCACTATCACAATATTCCATATTGCCTTCTTCAATCTCTTTTGAGATTTTCATTTTTAATTTCCGTTGAGAAGTTCCAATAAATAAAAGTTGCATACTTGAATAAGATTTCCATACATCACAACTGTGTAAATAATATATTTGTTTTGCCATATAATCACACTCCTATCTGCTCCATTGTCCAACTTTATTTCCGTTTATGTCAATAATGTTTCCACCTATTGCACCATCTTCAAGTTTTCTGCAAATATCTTCAAGAAGTCTTTTGCATTCAATAGCCTCATCAAATTCGCTTGGCTTACCTGTAAACGGATCGCAAAATGCTGCACCACCTGTTTTAATTTCAATTTTCAACATAGCACTCAACCTTCCTTTCAATCCTAAATTTCGTATTTTCTGGAAATGCCTCATAAATCCGTCTGCACCAATTTTCATCCCTAATACATTCAAGATACTTGTTATCAGGTGTAAAATAATATGCCTTGTGTCCTTCTTCTGATGAATCCTCTGTTTTATCTTTCCATTTTGTGATAATCACCATCTCATATTTATTATTTCCGTCATATGAAATACCTGCTAAATGAGCTGTGTATAATTTGCGTTGACTCATAGCATTACCTCATCATAAAATTTAATTGTTCTTTCCTTTTCAGCTTCATATTTAACTTTATCAGTAAACAATGTAAGATAAATATCACCCTCTGTATATGTAAACACTGCCATCTGTTCATCTGAATAAGCATAAGAACTATATCCGTCTATCTGAACTAAATCGAATTTGCATTTCTTTGCGAACTGGTAACTTAAATCGGACATCCAATGTCCACCTAACATGTAATTACCATTTCTATCTTCTGTCTCTTCCATGAAGTTTACATTTGCAATCCGTTTTGTATCTTCATTTAGTGAATATGCAGATAAATCTAAATCTGCAATTTCATATTCGCTCTCTACTTTCTTTACTCCAAGTTTTCCAATCAATTCAAAATATTCATTTCTCGGAACATATTTCATATCAATCACACTCCTTCCATCAATAACATTCTTTTATATTCTGGATTTCTTTTATGATTAGCAAAAAATGGTTTTTCATTATCAATGGTTACAGCTCCCCAAGGATCTGTCATAAATGGATTTTTTCTCCAACCTTTAGGTATTTCAGATACAACTTCCAAGCCTTTTTCTTTTGCAAATTCCATTACATGTTCAATTTTCTTTTCAGTTGCACTCTTGCCTGTAGCAGCTTCAAACAATTCAATACAAGCTTCAATGATTTTCGTTCTATTTTCTTCTGTATCTTCGAGTAGCCAATCAAAGTTGATTACACTTCGCTTTCCATCATCACTTAATTTTGTTGTTGGATTATAAATACCAAAACAAGCTCCTTCAGAATCATGTACATAAGTATGGCAACCAATATAGGTTTCCATTACTTTATCAGTCCAACCATTTTTATACCATGCATAAGGTAATGAATTTTTACCTCCTGGATTTTCACAATGTACAATCTCTATTGTCATTGTTTCCTGTTTTGCATTTTTACCTATTACTTTTATCCATGTACTTCCAAACCCATTTGGTTCTTTTATTTCGTACTGCATCATATTAATCAACCTGCCTTTCCATGTATAACAAACTTGTCATAATTCCCTTCAATGCATACCAACACTGTTCTGCGTTCATATATCCAATCAGTGAACCAGTATCTTTCTTTATGTGGAATTGATTGCCACCTTCAATACTGATTATTACAGATATTTCCGTTTTACTTACTGCATTGATAGCACTGATTTCTCTATCAATCTTTTCACACAGTTCTTTTTCGCTTTTGCTTAAATATCCTGTAACTCCGTTATCCCATTTGATATTTAACATTAGTATCATCTCCTTATCTCACATACGGAATATCTTTTCCATGCATATAATTTTCACCTCTAAAACAATCTCCACAATATTCCCAAATTCCATCATCTACCTTTTTGAATGTAGAATATGTTGTTCTGCCCTTTCCATTTTCATCAATTCTACTTGAACATGGTTCACCAATCTGTGAACAATCACTTCTCATACAAGCTGGTGGTAATAAATCCATAAAGGAATCAATCATATCCTCTGTGAAATACTCACCAACTTCATGTGCATCAAGTCCAAAGTAATGTTCTTTATCTACAATTTCTTTTCCCTTGTACATTTTCGGTTTGTTTAATGGAACACCATCATATTCAACTTCTTCAATCACTAAATCTTTATTGAACCATGCATATGCTTCATAATGCTTTTTATAAATTTCTGCTGCTTTGCGTGTTGGGAAGATTTGCGGATTACCTGCTGATAATCTATATTCTCCGTTGTAATACACAACTTCATATCCCTTAAGTCCTTTTGTCCATCCTGGAATATCAGTTTCGATCACATATCCTTTATCAACTGACCATTCAACTGCTTCATAATCATATTCGTCTACAGGTTTACCAACTGTTTTATGCTTGTAACTTGTACACTCTTCTTTGCCTTTTTCTGTAAGTACAAAATGTTTTCCCTTATCTGCTTTATACCAATTATTCCGTAATTCCATAATTCATTTCCTCTCTTTCTTGTAATAAAATAGGCAGCTAGTAGATTATTCTCCTAACTGCCTTTGCGTTTACTTGTTATTTACTTTCCATAATTTACACTCATTGGATGCCAACTCATATCCAATCCGAAATCATATTCCAGACATTCAATAATTTCATCCTCGTTGAATGCAAGAGCTTTCATTTCTCTTATAATTATCTCCTCGAAATCATCTTCGTCCTCAATTAACCCCATGAGATAATTGATAAGATATTTGAGCTTCTTACCATGCTTTCTGTAATCTGCTAACTGTTTCCGTGTATTTTCCGTTATCATTTTCCTCACTACTTTCCTAAGAAATCTTAGTTTCATCAGTCATAATCATAGTCGTTATAGTCACAATCTACACAAAATGTACAACTGATGCCTGCTCCAAAATTTGTAACCAAAATACCACCACACTCAGGGCATTTTCCGTTGTTTGGATATACATCTTCTGTAAATTCCTCGTTTTTGCCTAACTTTATTTCATTTTTCTTTTTATGTTTCATAATTATTCCTTCCCCAAGTAAATGTGAATCTCATACACACCAATATTCTTCTCCATCCATTGCTCGTTTCACTTCATCAATGGATAAATCATATAAGTCGGCAACAAAATCTATTGCATCATCAATAGATTGTAATGATGCGAACTTCTGTTTATCTCTTAGACAACTAATTGCCTGTTGCAAATTTCTTTCTTTATGCAATAATTCCTGCTGTTTTACTTCAGCATATTTTTCATAATTGCTTTTCATTTCTTTTACCTCCGATTTTCTAACGAAATGCGAATTTAGTCTGCTATAAATGTTTAACCAAATCTCTTGCAAGTTCCATATCATTTTTACCTTGTGCGATTCCGACACATGCAGCTTTAAACATATTTAAACTTGCCTGTTCACTTTCTCTACATCTGTCTATAATAGATTGATGATACTCTTTTTCAACTTCCCTCAATCTGGTATTCTCCTGCCTTAAATATCTATTTTCCCTCACAATATCAGCAAGTCCCAACACCAATTCTTCTATATCATATCTTTCCATATTTGTCTTCCTTTCTTCTAATGAAACACGCATTTCTACTTCTCTCTTGCTGCATTATTCATAACAATGTCATCAAACCATCTTGCACCAATATTGAATCGTGGTATAACTACAGCCATACTATTTTCCATATCTTCAAGCTTAATAGAAACAATCGTACAATCATCTGGATATTTATTATTTCCAGTCAACATATATACATCATTCATTGTTTTTCCTTTGATAATATATGCCTTTTCACTTTTCATTGGTGTATACTGTTTTACCCAATCAATAAATTCAGATATTGAATCTTCTGCAAGTCCCTCCATTGTAAGAGCTGAACCTAAACTTTCTAATTCTTCTAATGCTGTTAATGTTTTAATTTCCATATTCGCTACCTTACCTTTCCAAAAGAAATATCCATTTATTAATCTTATTCAATGCTGTTCGCACCATCAGAAAACCCATCGTCATAGCCCTTGTTATACATTGGATTCTCAAATTTAGTATTTGCTATCGGACTATCTTCTTCAATGCCAAAGAAAGATTTCTCTTCCTCTGACATCTCACAACACTCATCAAAGTATTCAAGAGCTTGATCTCTATCATCAGAGATTAAGCCATCTTTAAAAAGTGTTGCCAGTTCTTCTAATCTGCAACGTGGAATATAATCTGCATTTACCTTTCCCATGAAACAATCATAAGCAGACTGAAGATATTGCATCTTCTTAAGATTATTCTGGAAATAAGTAAAATACGTTCCATGTGACCACCGCTGACCTTCTAGCTGCGTTGGATCATAACCACTAACAACCGCATACTGTGTATCGCTTTCACTTTGTAGTAAAGCATAGTCTCCACTCCGTAATAACTCTGTCCATTTCATAACCTTATACCTCCGTCAAATTATTCTCTTTTATTAATCGTTCTCGAACCATCTTATTTAAGTCCTTATTTACAGTGATAATTTTATGGGAAGTTCGATTCATATAAATAAAATGACTTCCCTTGCACCGTGCAAAATAGAATCCATTCCGTAATAAAATCGGCTCAAATTCTCTTAATTGTTTTGTTTTTCTGTATGCCATAATTTATCCATCCTTTCCTTATTATAATGTGACCGTATAGCCGTTATCTCAGCTTTGCATATGTATTAGATTGCAATATATTATTCTCTGTTACATCACTTTCGCTTTCACAGTTTTCTTTGTTGTCTTGTTATTTCTGAATGGACTTTCCATTTCGTAACGGACAATCTTAGACAGATAATCAAAAATCTGTGCCTGTGTCTTATCCATAATGTTCTCTACAAAGAATTCAGTTCCCTTGCAGTTTTTAATCAGCGCCGTCTCCATTTCATCTGTTCTGCCTTCACAGTAAGCATATAATGCCTTTAAAGCACGAATAATCTTTGCAGTATATGCTTTTCCGTTATATGAATCTGCATATCCGTTCCAACCAAGTTTACCAAGCAAAGTAAGCATTGCATCAAGAAGCTCAGGATTTGTCTTTGTAAATCCAGTTCCATCAGAAATTGAAGTTAATATACCAACTGTATTCTCTGTCTCATCATCTCCTTTTACTGCTACATTATGCTTATGACAAATATCACGCAAAGCAGTATATTCTGGCTTACCTGCCGCAAGTGCCGCATGGTATATATCCATTGGCTGCATCTTCGCACGATCTGTTGACTGACTGAGGAATAAGTCAATCGCTTCTTTCAAACTACACTCCATTACTTCGACAACTACATCTTCCTTTTTTGCCTTAAATGCTCCATATATCCTATGCTGTCCGTCAATGCAAAGAAGTAATCCATTACAAAGTAATACCTTCGGTTCATCCCACTTGTACGAGTTATAGTTATTACCTATTGAATAAGCTCTTGCAAGCTTGATTCTTCTCTGCCACTCCGGTATATGAATCTGTTTTGGATCAACTACCATAAGCAACTTATCACCAATCCGTGAATTATTCTTAGCTGCCTTTACCATATTTGCAATCAAAAGCTTCTCATTCTTTCCTGTGAATCCTTCCGCATTCCGTGCTTCCTGCATTTCCATTTCTGCTTCCTTTGCCTTTAAATAAACTCTTTTACACATAATGTGTCCTCCTTATAATATTTTTTGCATAAAAATAACGGCTTGCTTTCGCTTGCCGTTCCGTTACTAAGCTTCTTCAAATACACCAGATTTAAGCATGTCCGTTTTCCAACAGTCAAAGTTTGGATATTCTTTTTTGTCTGTCATATCTCTATAGACTTCATGCATCTGTTTTTCTGTGAATGTTTTACCTTTTAGCGGTTCTTCATATGTTATATACTTCATTATATCTCACCTCTTTCTATCAGATAATTTTTATAAGCAGTTTCGCTTTCAAACTGCTGATATTTACCTATACTTGGCACGAAACCCATATAGGCAAATCCGTTATAATATCCCCTCATATATTATATTATCCTCCTTACAAAATTCTTTACCCTATCAACGATTGTTGGCTCGGTTGCCTTCTGCCATCTCTTTTGCCTTTCTGCAAAATACAGGCTGTTTTCTACATTGATATAATCCATCATCTGTAGTGATGTTAATGAGTTGTATGGAGTTGATAGAGTATTATCTATTATTTCAGCTCCGTTCCCTGCTTTTATAATTCTAAAATTAAACTGCTCCATTTCCCTTTATACCTCCTGTGTCAATCTTGCTGTTTTTAAAATCCGTGTAATTTCGCTTTCCGTTTTTGCATTGGCTATTGCTTCTATAATTTCCATTGTATAACGAAAATCTTTTGCGATTCGTATTGCTTTTCGTTTATAGTTGTACATTTCTCTTGACATAATCTTTATTCTCCCTTCTAAATCAGCATTGACAACTGCTTTGCCAGCCTTGCCTTTGACAATCCTGTTGTCTTAATTCCTTTGTTACTTTTTATTTCTGCTTTTACAGAGTAAATCCGTGAAGGTTTGCTTGCCTTTGCAATCTGATAATTACAATAGGCAGTATGAATTTGTTTGTGTTTCTCTGACATAATTTTTATTCTCCCTTCTTTATTTTGTTATTGTGAAATCATAGCAATCACCTGTTGACGTGTAGATTGTTACAGTATCACTGTTGATTTCCGTTTCTGTTACCTGATTCAAGTTCAGATAATCGTATTTATTAGGTATATTTTTACCTATTAAAAAAGCCGTAGCGATTGCTACGACTGCGATGGCTGTATATGCCATTTTCTTTTTCATAGTTGTATTTCCTTTCTTTTAATATTGTTTTTGGGTATAAAAATAGCACCCTTTGCATTGGGTGCTACTGTGTTTGGTTTAAAACAGTTTTTGCTGCTGTGATTGCAGCTCCTTTTGTGTTAAAAGCCGCAATAAACCGTGCAGTATGTACAAAAGTACAACCTTCTGGTTTATTTTCTAACCATTCTTCAGGCAAACATATGATGTCTTTGGAACTATCCTTATCTACTTTTATAGTAAGGATATTCCAACCGCCCCTGTTTGATGGCATTACCAAAAGTTTTGCTTCTGTGCCCACAAACATAATGGGTGGAATGTATTTTTTAAGGATTATAAGACCATTATCGGTCACTCCTTTTAAGGCTTCTTCAACTTCTGTTTTTGCCTTGCCCATAGCTAAGTCTCTAGCTATATTTCGGGAAATAATTTCTTTACAAAAATCTACTGCTTTCCTAAAACCTTCTTTTGTTTCCGTTTCTGGGTCAGCAGAATCCCAGAACGGATTTAAACTTGATATAAAAGAAGACAGTGGATTTCCTTCACCTACTCCATTATCTATATCTTCGATTGGAATTATATAATTCTTCTCAAAGATTTCATATCCGTTCTTTGAAAAAAGAAGGTGTCCGTAGTCTTCAAATATCAACCCACAGGCAGCTCTTTTGAGTCCGTCTTCTCTTATTTTTGCGTCTACCTGGTGATGATCGTATTTTCCACCTCCTATGTCCGCAATTAAGGTAGTTTCCGGGAGTTTATCTGATACACAGAACTCCCTTTTTACCTTAATACAAGGGTTAAGAATCTCACACAGGGCAACGCTCATTACATCGTCTGCATGAAACGTCCCTCCGTGGACTAAAATTGTATCAAAATTAAATTTCATTATTCATACCTCCTTTCTACGCGTTTTTGATTTCGTAGCATATTTTACATAATTCTTTTGCTACGTTTTCAATTTCTTTTTCCGTCTCTATTTTCGTGAGTTCTTGTACCCACGATGTAATGACTTGAATCTCCCCAAGCATATCGTAATACTCTTCACGTTTATCAATAGCAAAGTCTTTTTCAAGCTTCACCATTTGAATTCCTTCAATATCTTTTTCTGTGGAATATCGTTTAAAGACATCCAACGGAATATCCACATCTACATTTTTAGGAATAAATCCCACTCCAATTGGGAACTCGTTGTAACAATCCATTGCTACGTCATACTCATAAGTAATGTTACAAAGCAATTCCATTGCTGCGTTTATAATTTCATTTTTCTTTTTTTCTAATTCTAAATTTCCCATAGTTTTTAAATCTCCTTTTTATTTTTTTGCATATAAAATAGTACCCTTTTAGAGTACTTAATTTATTTTTTGTTTTAACGAGTATATATTATTTGTATTCTATATACTCATCCTCATTTTCCGTGAAGTTATTGATGATTTCCAACAGTTCTGTTTCCGTTACGGTTTCAAAATCTCCGCAACTATACTCTTCCTCGTCATAGTCGTAGTGATCGTTGAACGAGCCACACACCGGGCAGTAATCAAAACCAGCCGTTGTGCCGTAACTGACTTCCCACTTTCCGTTTTCAAGGCGGTCGTAGTCTGTCCAAAAACCGTAGCAACCGCCATCGTTGCATCTTTCTGAGTCGTATTCTGAATAGTTGCAGAATCTTACTCTTTTAATTCTATCTAAGTTTTCTTTTTTCATGACTTTCCTCCTTAATATTAATATTCAAATTCACTGATTGAGCCATCACTCATAACCGAGCAAATATAGGCTCTTTCATAACTACCTGTGGAATCATAATGGTAGTTATTCTGTTTTTCTTTTTTAAAGGCATCAAGCGCCTCTTTTCTATCGGGGAAAAATTTCCGTGGAAAATTAAAGAAGTTCGGATTGTCGCCTTCTCCTGGAGAAAAAGTTTCTTTGCCGACTAAATAGCCTATTATTGTATTTTTCATGTTTATTCCTCCTTGCCTTGTAGCTGTTTTTTCTTTGCTTCAAGTTCTGCTATTTGAGCTTCGATTGAGGCAATTTCAGCTTCATTCTCGTCAACATAAGCCATAATATCTCCTGGTTGACATTGTAACTCTTTACATATCTTATCTATTATAGACATAGCAACATATTTATTCTTACTAAAATTAGCCATTGTTGACGGACTAATTCCTAATTTGCGTTGCAAGTCTATTTTTTTTATACCCTTAGAAACTAATAACGAATCCAATTTATAATATACTATCATCTTGTTTCCCTCCAATCACCTCCAATATATCATAGCTTACTATAATTATCAAGCTATTTTTATGTTAATGCACACTATAAAAGAGCAGACTCTTTGCGTTGTCTGCCCTTCTAATCATATATTATTTTCCGTTTCGCTTCTGCTCATCGGTTACGGACTTTCACCGTAAGACGGAAGGCAGATTGTTAGTCTGCCTTATATCCATAATCATAATAATTTTTATACCTCATTTTCTGTGAATACTGTAAACTTGTCACAGCGCATTCTCTTTTCGCTTGGTGTGACACGTTCAAACCCTGGAACTGGACACAATCCAACTACTTTACCTGGATATGCCTGAGACGCAATAATACTGCCGACAATTACAAGCCTATCAGCGCATCCGGTTTCCCTATAGGTTCCTTCTATGTCCCTTATGATTTCTTTTCCCTCAGGCGTACCGACAAAAACAGTTGTTACGAATAAGTCATTTACTGCTTTTTCTTCTGCCTTTGCATTAATGAGGACACTTGTTGGAACTGTCACAAGATCTCCGTTTGTATCTTGCATCGTGAGTGGATGTGGAGTTGCGTTTAATATGCACACTCCGTTTGAAAATCTTATAGCTGTTCCAATTCCCTTTAATATTAATGATGTCATAGTTTCCTCCACGGCTCTTGATACTATCTCCACCGACAATTAAATTGCGGACTTGTGACCGCTATTTCATACACTGAAATAGTGCATTAAAGGCAGGCTCAAAGCCTGCCTCCACTCTGCAATTATTCTTTTATTACATCAAGTTCCGTTACATTCACGCCTAAAGCAGATAGAATGACTTTTAAATCTCTATAGCGCACCTGCATTGACTTATATAAAGGCGTTTCCTTTTCTGTCATTCCCATCCATTCCTGCAAGCGTGAAAATTCTTCTACACAAATTTTAATTGTTTCCTGGTTATTCATTTCTTCCATCCTTTCACCGCCTTCCTATTTATAGTATAGCGGATTTGTTGCGTGTTTACAAGTTAGTTTGTCTTATTGTTTTTCTTTTCTGGTTCAACGTATGTATATTTGTAAGCATCTGTTTTGAGTGCATTCTTATCCTTCATAAGCTGTGCAAGTGCTCTCATAAAGCTATTTTTGAATGTAGTCTTAGCCTTATAAGACAAAGCATTCCCAGTCTTGAATAACTGCTTATTGCTACTGTTTTTATAGCCTACTGCTACAGTCATAAAGCTAATAAGTGTAGGTGTAGCTTCAATTTTCTGAGCAGAGAACCACTCTTTTATAGCCTTCTTAAACTCTTCCTCTGATGTAGTGTAAGCAGAGTATAATTCATCTGTTAAAAGTTCATAGCAAGAGTCAATACGCTTATTGTATTCTTCTTTAAATGCGTCAAATTCTGCCTGATACTTTTCAACATCTGCTAAATACATAGCCTGAGCCTCAGCATCATCCTTTTTGAGTTCTGCCCATTCCTTGCTAATCCGTAAGTTGTTTTGAAGAATAAGCTTTTTATCTGCCATCTGATTAATTGCAATCCAGAATTTAGCCATAGTTTCAGTAAAGTCCTTTGATGAAGTCATAAACTGCACCTTTACAGATGCCGTATTAATAGTTGCTTTTTTGTTATTTTTTGTTGTACTCATAGTAGTACCTCCTTAAATTTCAAATATAGTTATAGTGCTATCCACTGTTTACAAGGGCTTTAGACCTTTACAACATTAGGACTTATTTATATGTAATGCCCAGTTGTAGCCGTGTTACACCTTTTTAGTTGATAAGTGGTAAAAAGTTTTTCTCAAACCAAAAACCACTACAATAGTTTTGTTGTTTATCAAATGAGATAAACTCATAGCCTAAACTTATTTGTTAAACAGACTCGCAGAATGCAAGCCCACCGACTATGATAATTTGTACAGTGTCCCCGTTGTCTGTACTCTCTAACCGCTTTAAGGCTAATTAGTTAGCCTAATTCAATTGTTACCGCCTGAAATATCCGCTAATGAAACGGATTTACGGATTTTATAAAATATTTACTTGTTTTCGCCTACCCTTTTCCTACTCATTCACTCACACCAGTTAAAATTTAAGCTACTTTCAACCCGAAAATCTAAGCTATAAGCCCGAACTTTTCCCATTCTTAAATCAGCATACTTGTAACATACGGATTTAAACCAGTATGAGTAAACTTTCAAATATCTATCAGATACTTGCTTTCAATATTTGTTTGTCAATGTACAAATTTTTGCTCAAGTCCACGGATGGACTTTTGCGGTTGTACCAGTTCCCACGGATGGGAAAAGGTATTTTGTTGGGGATTGACAAGTCAGAACTGGCTTGTTATACTTAGACTGATTGAGAATCTAAGTATTCCCCTTTGCGGTGTTGGTGTTGGAAGCGCCTCACCGCTTTTTTGCTCTTTAGGGAAAGTATCGTTGGTACTATGTACCGTGTTTTCGTTCCCCTTTGGAACAATTATATTGTACTACACTTTTGTGTAGTTGTCAACAACTTATTGAAGTTTTTTAGAACTTCTTTGTTGATTCAATTAAATCAACTTGTTATTGATTAATTGTAGTTTACTATATTAAATCGAATTTGTCAATAACTTTTCAAAGTTTTTATTTGAATTATTGTATATAGAATAAAACTATGATAAACGATATGTCATAGCTTGAAACTATATGTAATAATAATATCAAAACCACATTACATAGTTTTCAAAACTATATAAATACCGCTCTAGGAAGCTTCTAAAATCCTACGGTAAAATGTACAAATACCGTGAAATATAGCTAACTGGGGGTAGTAAAAACTAACTAATAGGACTGGAAATGCAACAGAGCCTATAGCTGATTCATCTACATACCAACTTCAAAATTTTACTTCAAAATAATTTCTAATTTTCCACTAAAAATCAAGCAAAAATCCCAAATTTTACCCTCAAACCCTTTATCGTACCCCATATCGCTCAAACCCACTAACCAAGCCACTTTCAACCATCTTTGAACCCCAAAATTAAAAATCCTGCATCACAAAATCCAATACCAAAATCTCGTTTCTTCTATATAAATAAGTAATTTTACCGATATCACTTTTCCAATTAAAAATTTTACATTTAAGACAATACAGAGGGCTACGATAAAACTACACATAAATTTCAATAAACTCCCCATAATTACCATAAAAACAGGTGAAAAATAATATTAATTACTTAACCTTTATACAAAAAGACAGCAATGCACAATATTAAATAAAACTCATAAACAATAACGAGAATAAATAATTATAAATGTCATAATAATTAAAATAAAGAAAGGAATGATTTTATCATGAAAACTATTGTAAAAAGTGATATACTTGACTTAGATACCATTATCAAAAGTATTGAGGAGGAATTTATGTTAAGTAACAATAAAGAAAAATGGGAAGTACCTAAATATTCAGGCAATCAGATTAATAAAGCAGGAAAAATAATAGCTGATCCATTTTCAACGTCTGAAGAACGTAAAAAAGCACTAGTCATATTAAACAATTGGAGAGCTGCACACGCATATCCTTTACAAATTATATGTAGCAACCTTAGAAAGAAGAATCCTAATGCTATAGTTGTTCAAAGATTAAAACGTTTAGAATCTATAACCGGCAAGATTCAAAGATTTCCCGAAATGCAATTATATAAAATGCAAGATTTAGGTGGTTGTCGTGTAATCGTAGATACTATAGAGCAAGTATATGAAGCGGTTGACAAGTATAAAAACTCTCGAATAAGGCATATACTTAAACGTGAATATGATTATATTGCTAACCCAAAACAATCAGGATATAGATCTTATCATATGGTATATCAATTCTATAGTGACAAAAAAGATACTTATAATAAAAATATGTTTATAGAAGTCCAATTCCGCACAAAATTGCAACATATGTGGGCAACTGCTGTAGAAATGATGGGTATATATACAAACAGTAATCTTAAATCTAGTCAAGGTGATTATGATATCCTTAGATTTTTTGAATTGGTATCATCTATATTTGCTATTGAAGAAAAAATGCCAGTATGCCCTAATACTTCTGATTGGATGGATGAATTAATCAAAGAAATTAATTATCTTGATAATAAAAATAACATAATATCTACATTAAGCGGATTAAATGTATCTATTGATTATGCAAGTAAAAAATTCAATCAGAAAAATAAGAATTTATATTATATATTGTTGCTTGATTATAACAAAAAGACCGTACAAGTTAGACCATTTAAAAATCTTGAATATGCTACAAAAGCTTACGATCAGATTGAACAAAATTCTGACAAAAATGTTGTACTTGTATCTGCCTCATCATTTGAAACATTAAGATTAGCATATCCAAATTATTTTGTTGACATCTCTCATTTTGTTACAAAACTTAGAACGATTGTAGAAAAATACAACGCTTCTATAATATAAGTTAATATTAATTATTCTAAATAACAGGCAGTGATGTCTGTTATTTTTATATCCTTATTATCCTTATATTAAAATCCACTTTCACGGCTCAAATTTCAATTTTACCCTTCTACCCTAACAACTAGCCACCTGATATATAAAAATCCAAAATAGACTCCGAATCATTAATTTTACCCCTTATATCCCATGTAAAGAATTTTATATTAACTCTCTTTGTTAATTAACATATCCATACAATGCCAAAAATTCATAAATCAAATTTATATAAGAGAATAATCTATTGTAAATAATCGTCACACTACTCTCGCCAAACAAAAAATAATAAATTTAAAAGGAGGACTCTATATGAGTAACTTAACATTAATTACAACAGAAACATTTAATAACTTATCATGTAACTCTTCAGAAATATATTTGATGAATTAGCTGACAGAATTGTATTAATCTATTTAGGAAGTAAATCAACGCGAAGAGAAAAATTAGTCACTTTCATCTCATACCCTTATAAGTTATCACCTAAGACATAAAAATTGAAATTCACCCTCAAAAACTCATTTTTTGTCCACAAACAGGGGTATGAAAAAACTATACACATCTATACATGCTCTAATCTGAAAAATCAGAGAATATAACTATATAGAAAATATCAAAATAAGATAAGAAAGAATTATTATGCAGCTACAAGAAATAGAATTATATCAAAGATTTTACAATAACTTATCTTGTGCTTCTACTGATGAGTTATATAACGATTGGTGGATACCAGCTCAACATGATTGTCAAGAATACGGAAATATTAATGATGTAGATTACATAATTATATGCGTATGCGAAGATCTATTCAAAAAGAGAAATGAACATAAGGAAATATTTAAGAAACGAAAGGAGTTCCTACGTGGAAATTAACAAATGTCAAAAACCAAGACATACCAAAAATATCTTAAACAAAAAGAAAGCAATATCTCAAAGAGTAACCGAAAATCCAAACACAAACATCAATATGAAGAATGCTTGATTCAATACAGATCCACATTTATAGAAAAAACTCATCTTAATACAGGTTTATATACCTACTGTACTATTTGTGGAAAAATAAATGAGCGATTCAAGAAAAACAAATCTATTATAAAAGATTATGTTAGAGAAGTTAATTCACCAATAGGTAAATGTTACTCTCATATTCCTGACGAGGAATTATATGAAAAATATCATGATAAATTGCCAGTATTTTTTGTAGAGGATATTTTTAAAGAGAGATATGTTGATTTGGAGCAAACAGAAAGGAATAAAATAAATGAGCAAAGGTAAAAATTTTGAATCATTAAAAATACCATTCGTAAAAAACTTGTCCTATATGTGGAGAAAAATATTATAAACGAGTTACCAAAAAGGTAAAACAAAAGGGTTAGATTTGAATTTTGTATCAAAAGAAACATTTTTCTCATTACATTATTATTATGAATATCACTGTTATACATGTGGATATGAATGGCAAGAAAAATATCTGTAACAGAGAATAAAACTATAGGTACGTCATATATGTACCCAAATGAAACCATCAATCCAAAACACCATATATCTAAATCAACCAATAACAATCAAACAAAAAATTAAAGAGCTTGTATGAAGCGTAAGCGAAATACAAGCGTAATATTCTTCTCTTGATAATATGAGTCTATATAGATATAGACTGCACAAAATTGATAGCTAGGATGTACCCAAATGAAGTAAATTTTCACTTTTGGGTACATGCTGTATGTACCTAAATGAATTTATAACAATTTCATGCAAGTGCAACTTTTAATGTTTTTGTGAATTCAAATGGAGAATATATTATTGAATCACTTATTATCTCATCTCACAAATTGTAACTGTAAATTATGTTTTAGAAGAAAGGAAAGAAAATGGGTAAAGAAATAACGAATGTGTCTATTGATATTTTAAAGGTGCATCCACGTAATACCGAATTTTTTGATGATATTTCTGGTTCTGAGTATGAAGAATTTAAAAATTCTATAAAAGAAGAAGGTATTATTTCGGAAATTATTGTTTCACCTGATATGACTATTATTTCAGGACATCAGCGTTATAAAGCTGCAAAAGAACTTGGAATAAAAATAGTACCAATTAGAATCAGAGAAGATTTAATTGATGAAGATAAAAAACTAAAGGTTTTGCTTGCTGCTAATTTTGGAAGAAGTAAAAATGATGATAAAAAGCAGAGAAAAGTTGCAGTTGAGTATGTAAAACTGTGTGGATATAAACATGGTGAAATTGGAAATGGTCGTGAGAAGAATTCCCAAGTTGGGAATTCTAAATTATCTCTTGATGAAATTGCTAAACAATTAGGAACTTCAAAGACAAATCTCACAAGAGCTTTATCCATTGAACGAAATCTTACAGAACCAATGAAACAACTTCTTGATGATGGAATAATTTCAAAAACTGTTGCTTCTGATTTAATTGCTTCTCTATCTGAAGATGAACAAATTGAACTTATATCTTCTATGGACACAACTAAGAAAATCACTAAAAATGAAGTTCAAAAATATATCAACGAGATAAATCAGCTAAAATCACAATCTGCCAAAGAAAAAATAATTGATAAAACTGATTATGATTTAGAGAATAAATATAAAGAAGCTATGTCCCAAATTTCTAACTTAAAGACGAAAATCAATAACTTGGAAATTATGAATAGTACATTAAAATCTTCTAATGAATCTAGTGAAAGTCTTTTGCAATCATATAAAAAAGAATCCGAAGAATACATAAAATTGAAAAATGATATAGCAACTTTGAATTTAGATCCAAGTGGAGATTATAACGTTATTGAGATTTCAAAAGACATTACAACTCTTGTAAATGAAATAGAAAAATTATTATCTACTACTCTATCGCCATTAAGATATTCCAAAATTCTACCTGTTATAAAAGATAATACAGCTTTAAGAAAAAATTTAGAGAATATTATATATATGGTGAATGATTGGTGCGAAACAATGGCTGAAACAATCGGTGTTACTACAAATAAAAATATAATTGATATGGAGGAATTGAACTAATGGGTAAACTTATTGTAAATGAACAGGATGTCAAAAGAATTGTAGATGAGTCTACAACCAATGAGACAGGAATAATCAATCAATTTGTAAATAAAGAAATTCAAGCAGAAGTAAACAAACTTCATTTGGATCTTAATAATTACAATTTAAAACATAAAGAAGAAAATAACGAAATCAATAAAGCTATTAAGAATTTGCTTGAGAGAATTTCTATCTTAGAAGAACAGAAAAAAGATGAAATTACTGTCAATAACTTAAATAATTCAGAACTCAAACCATCAGAAGTCAATGATATTTTTGATATTCGTACTTTATGTAGAGAGTTAAATATTCCAGGGTTTGCTCCTACTAATCTTAAATATTATTTATATGAGCATGGAATTTTCGATATGAAAATTAACGAATTTAGAAACTCGTATTTTATTAAGTCAATTTTTGATGAATCTGTAGATAAAGAATTGCTTAATTATATTCATATTCTAAAGAAAAAAAAGAAAAAAATCACATTTAGTAAAGATATTATTACATATTTTGAGAGTAATCAAGATGAGATAAGGGAGTCTATTATCAGATATGAAAAAAAAGAAAAAGAATATAAGATTGCTCGAAAAAATGTTTCTGTAAAAAGAGTAGAAGATTATAAAGAAGAGGTAAAGCGAATTTGTGGTATGAATAGTTCTGCTAAATGGACTCCAATGTATAAAGAATTTTCAAAGACATTTCCTAATTTTTATAAAGATTGGGAAAAGGCAGATAAAAAATTCAAAGAAAATAATCTTGAACATCCTGATTGGAATTATCCAAAGGTTGACTTTATAGTTAATGATATGCAACAAGGAAATGTTTTGTTAAAGATTGCTTGTCAGCTTTATGTAGATTAAGGTGAGGTGATACGTCTTGCCAAACTATGTAAAAATCCCACGAGAAATCATCTATGATAAAGATCTCTCGTCTAAACGTGTAATAATCTTCTCATATCTTTGTGCAAGGCGTTCACTTGATGACACAGTGGCATTTTCTACAACAGAACTTTGCCGCTGGTCTAAATTGAAACCTAACTACAGAGATGGAAAGATAAATCAGAAATATTATGAAGTTTTATCACTTCTCTCTCATTATGGATACTTTGAATCATGTCCAGATTTTGGGAAATGTCTAAAAGAAAAGACCAATTCGGTTAAATATCAGCAAGTAAAATTGAACATAGACAAATTCGATGTGCCTGATAAGTTTGGAATTATTTATTTTGATGAGTTGGATACAATATTAAATTTCAAAGAAGAATTGAAGGATAAAGAGATTGATACTGCAAGAATATCATCAGCTTATATTCTACTTGTACTCTCTTATATTCGTGTTAATTTGAATCGAATGGATGGCAAACCACTATGTTGTTATAGATATTTTAAGACTATTTCAGAAGATATTGGACTTTCTGAAAGATATGTCAGTCGCATAGTTGATATTTTGGAAGAACTTAAAATTGTAAAATGCCAGCACATGAAGAGAGAAAAATATATTAAGAATGGCAAAGAAAAATACGCCACTACTCCAAAGGTATTTGCTGATTACAGACATTTTATTAATGATGAACATGGACAAAGGATTGATAATAAATATGATCCATGTGAGGAAATCAAAAAACAGATAGAAATTTTGGAGAATAATAAATTAAGAGCATAAAGAGATACTATCCCCTACGACAATATCTCTTTACCATAAATTTGCGCAATGAGTGTTACGCTAAACACTCCAATTTGCAGTGAGGCTTCTAATTCACTGGTGAATTAGAATTAATAAGTTGCTATAAGAAATGAATACAATAGTAATTCACGTACCTACTATATTCTATTTCTTATATGATATGCCATTTTTCGTGATGGCGACACGTTCTTTTCCTGAAGTTACAAGTAGCTTCAATTCTTTGTATTGTGTAAAACACTTCACACAATATTTAACAAGATTCAAAACTGCGATTATAACAGCTGGTGTAAGAATAATAGTTAGCAATATCTACAATCCTCCTTTCGCAATAAAACACTATCACAATAGGAAAGATTATAGATTTCACTATTTTTAATGTGCATAATCACACCTCCGTACCTGATATAAGAATCAGTCGTGACTTTAGTTAATGAGTTACAAGTGTATATACACATCTTAATGATTATACCATATCGGTGAATTAGAACAAACCCTCACATTTAAATTTTTTAATAAAACCTTTTCATAATAAGGGAATATATAAATGTAACAATTAAACACGTATCACACACTAAGGAGCGATGATATGAACACAAAATTTTATTTAACAAGGAGAACAATAATTTATGACAAAGGAAACACAGAATCATGTATTGACAAGAACAATAGAGCTTAAAAGAAAGGCTAATTTAGTATGTTATCCAAAACTATGTGAAGCTGATTTTGGTGGAACAAATTTAAGTTTGTCAGACCGATTGATCCATGATTGGAAATTTGACCAAGATAGAAAAAAAGAATGTGATGTTAGAGATGCTAGAAAAATGGAGGAAAGATAATAATGAGATATGAAATAATTGCAGATACTAGTATAGTTGTGGATTTACATAATGGATACTCTATTCTCGCTATGAGCAGATGGGACAAAGAAAAAAGATTGTATAACACCACTCTATTTATTAAGAAGAATGAAATTGATAGATACGATCTTATAGATTTAACACTTAGAGTTGAAACAGATAACAAAAAAGAATTATGTATGGAAATTCTTAAGTATATTGAAAATACTGATTTTACTTATTACATTAATCGCACAAAATATGAGCTTGAATGTTTTGAGCGAGGAAATGCCTTATATGAAAGAGAAAGATTAAATGTTGAGTAAATCAGATTATAAACATTTTGAGAAGGCAAAGAAAATAGCACATGTTTCAGATTTTTATAAAGTTCATATAGGATGTGTTGCAGTATACCAAAATAGCATTATAGGAGTTGGTTGCAATACCAAAAAGACTCATCCGATTCAAAAATACTACAATCGTTTTCGTAATTCTTGGGATGACAATGAAATTAATCCAAGTCTACATGCTGAAATTAATTGTTTGAATTCCATAAGACATTTAGATGTTAATTTTCACAAGGTTAAATTGTATATTTTTAGAAATCGAAAATGTTGTACTTTTGGTATGGCTCGTCCTTGTCCAAGTTGTATGGCTGCAATTAAGGATTTAGGGATACGGCATATATACTATACAACAAATGATGGATATGCATATGAAGAATTATAAGATATAAAGAAGGAGATTTTTTAAATGGGTTGTGAATATTGTGGAAGAATTAATGGACATGAAACTGGTTGCCCAAATTTTGTGCCACCGAAAACTAATTTCAGTTGTTGTTACTGCAAAGAAGGTATTTACGATGGCGAAGAATTTTTGTGTAATTATGAAGGGCAATATATACATAGAGACTGTATTCCAGGTATTGATTTCGTAATTGATTGGCTTGGTTATGAAGTCAAAGAAATGGAAAACAGTAATTGTTTTGATTGAAAATAAGAATTAGAAATTTCATTTCATTTGTTTTCATGATAAATAAATAGATTTCTATGAAATGAAAAGAGAATATAAAAGTATAAGAATTATTTTAGGAGGATTTTATATGAACAAAACAACTATCTGTCCTATTTGTGGACACAAATTAATTAAAATAGATGATATGAATTATGTGACATCTATCTGTCCTGACTGTCATACAACTGTATTTGATGAAGAAGATGGTAATCGCCACGTTATTAAGTATGGTATTTCTAAGAAAGATGGATATAATATCAGTTTAGATATTGTGTATAAGCAATTTTTGTCTGACCAAATGGTTATGTCTGGTAGGTTAAATGTAAATCCAGGTGAAGTTATGTGTCGAAGAATTTTTAAAACAGATATATATTCTGACTCTATGTTAAATCACTTCTTTCCTATGTTCAAAGAGTTTAAAATGCAGCAGAAATATAATTATTTTGATGGCTATGATAAATATTTTAGAATGTCTGATAATTATTTTAGAAAAACATTTCCAGAATTTTATGAATAAGAGGTGATAATTATAAAAAAGGTACAGTATACATTAGTAAAAATCCCAATAAGAGAACTTATTGATGGAGATTTTAATATTCAGATTAATAGAGATACAGAAATCAAAAAAGAATATCTTATCAAGCAAGGTGATTCTCCTTTATTTGATCAGATTCAGAGACTTCGTGGTGAATCATCATCTCATATAAGTGAACTTATGTTGGTTGTTGCAAAGAAGAATCCAAAGCAAGAGGAATCACTTAGAAAGATTCTAAATGATGGATTTACATATAATGGAATTCACTATTCTCGTTTTGGCAAATCAGCTTCACAAGGTAAAGATGGAATTACTGCATTTGTATGTGATGAAATTTTTGATGAGTTATATTTGATTACTCAAATGGATATTAAAATTGATGAATGTGTTATTTCCAAGTACGAAGCTCAGAGATGTTTACCATTCAGTTCATGTACTCTTATCAAAGATTATATGCCTAATATTGTAATTATAGGTGAATATGAAAAAACGTTGAAAAATCAGCTTATTAAATACGTAGTTGAAAGAGAAAAAGAATTTGTTGATGAAAATACTGGTAAGAAAAAGAAATATAAAACCAGAGAAATTGAAGAAGGATTAAAAGATATTGGATTATCACCTTTTGACGGATGTGGCTGTCATGAAGAAAACTTTATGAATACTGTGAGTGAGCAACTTGGATTAGACTACAAAGTTATTGGAACACAGGTACGTTTACCATTTATTAAAGGATATTCTGTATATGTACCATTTAAACAAATTCTTAAAGAATGGGGTTACACCACTATTACTGACATTTATGGGCATGTTCATAATATTGATGATGTAGATTGCATTTGGAATATTTCGATGTTTAAAGGGCATAAGATTTTTAAATCAACTTATGGTGAAAACGCATGGATTGAATATATGAATACTGTTAGGAAGTATGAATTCAAACTTGGTATCAGTAAATATAGTCATCATATTAAGCATTTAAATAAATATACACGAATGAATTTTCAGTATTTACAATGTCTGGATCTTTGGAATGATAAATATGTCAAATGTTATACAGATAAAACAAAAAAGGACTATGACATATTAGATTCTAAGAATGATGGAAAAATCATTAAGCTTGCAAAATATACCACTAATATGTATGAAAAAATCATTAAAGGTGATAAATTTTATACATATAAATTCATGGGAATTACTGATACAGAAGATTATGAGCCAGAAAGTAAATATCTTGAAGCTGCATTGGTAAATGATGTTATGTTAAAAGATCCTGCTGTTAAGCAATTCATTTATAGAAAACTCAAAAAGTCTATTGATGAAGCAAAAGTTGGTAAAATTTATTGTTCAGGGTTTTATCATACAGGTGTTGGTGATATGATTGGTTATCTTCAGTATGCCGTTGGTGAAGAACCAGTTGGTTGTCTTGGAGAAAGAGAATTATATACAGCAAATTTTGAACCAGGATATTGTTGTTCATTCCGTTCTCCGCTTGTTGATCCATCAGAGGTAAATAAGATTAAGATTGTACGAAATGACATTCTTACAAAATGGTTTGATTATTTTAAAGACCAAGATGTAGTAATGTTTAATATGTATGATGTATCAGCTCCACAGCAAGGCGGCGCAGATTTTGATGGTGATATTTTCTATTTAAGCAACGATCCTATCATTATTGATTCAAAGGTAGATAAGCATATCATACTTGATATTGAAGACAAAGTAACCGCTCAATCAAAACCATATACAAAAGAGAATCTTATTGAGTATGAAGTAATGACAAGAGATAATCGTATTGGTGAAATTACTAATGTTGCCACAAGTATAGAGAATAAATATACGACCAATCCAGATATTCAAAAATTATATTCTGATTACTCTTCTCTTCTAAGAATTTTTCAGGGCAAAGAAATTGACTTCCTTAAAACGGGATTCAGATGGCATATGAATTCAGGTCTTAGAAAGCATCTTAAACAGCTTCCATATTTCTTACTTCATAACTATCCTAAAAAAATGAAATCCTATATGAATATAATCAAAAAGAATAGAGATACTTCTGACGAGGACAAAGAATATCTTAATGCATATCACTCTCCTTCTCCTATGAATGAGTTGTGTGATTATATTGAAACTTGGGAAAAGAAAAATATCTTATGGGATAATAAAATTGATTTGGTTGATACTAGATGTTTAATTATTGATAATGATTTGGATTTGTTTGATAGAAAAGTCTTAAAGAAATGCAGGAAGTTTATAAATATGTATGCGGTTGATATTAAGCAGCATCTGAATCTACATAGAGATAAGTCGGATGATGAAGACCATAAATTCAATATGGATGAAGTCGTAAATGAGTATAAAACGAAACTCATAAATGAGATTGAATTGCCTGAAAATATTATAGCAAACTATGTTATTAAAGCTTCTTACTCTTCTGTTTCTATTAGCAAATCTCTTGCATGGTCAGCTTATGGCGATTATATCATTGAAAATCTCAAGAATAACACGAATCCAAAAAGAAATATATCAATAAGAGAAGTTCCTTATAAGACGGACAATTCATATGAATATCTTGGAAAATACTATGAATTTGAGGTAGGTGATACATATTTACGACTGTAATGAAACATTTCTATATGAAATTATAGAAGATTACAAAGAAGCAGAGAATAATAAGGTAAAGGACGAGATATTCAACTCGTTCTGCTCCTCAATATGGGCTTCTGATAATAAAAGGCGTACATATATTAAAACAATTCATTTTAAAGTCAGAAAGGATTTACTTGATACAGAACTTGGACGAATATTTGATACATGGTCAGGAATTGAATACAGATATTACAAGTCAATGACTAAAGATGAAAATTGGTGCGCTATTATCAGACAGAAAATCAATAATATTTATACAAGATATTTTGATAAAGAAGTAATTCTCAATAAGGAGTACATGGATTTATTAAAGAAACCAAAGCTAATGTACTTCAATTGGTTATCTGGAACTGAGATGGATGCAAATACAACCACTGGTATTATTGACGATGTAATTGATGAAGCCGAAAAACTCAAACAACGTTTTCAAAAGGAGAAAATGATATTATCTTGGAATGAATATAAAAAGGTTGTTGAAGGATTTTTGAGAAAATGTTTTGATAATTGCAAACTGATTGGAGAATATGAAGATAAGACTCAGATTGTAAATAACTATGATTTTATTACTGAAGATAATTTTTATGTTAAGTACATCAATAGATCGTTAAATGCGTATTTTCAAAACTACCAAAAAGACTATTACTCTGTTAAGCGTGGACACAATAATAAATATTCTCGTTGTAAACGATGTGGTGGAATTATTGAAAAAACAGCTAATAAACGATTATACTGCGATGATTGTAGAAAACAAAATGACTTGAAAAGATATAAAAAATATAATAAAAAGCGTATAACCACAAATAGAAAATCGGAGTTTTCCTTGTAAAATAAGGATTTACAGCTGTTTTTATGGTGTTATATATCACATATGGAAAACAATGAAATCAGCTTTTCTTGACTAATAAAACAGAGAATAATAAAATGTAAACATCAAGTACATATTCATTGTACCTTACCTTCTATAATCGGTGACTGTACTACAGTTTTTGTAGTATGGTCACTGATAATTCTTAAATATTATAGCGGAATGACGAGCAATGGAAGCTCACTTGGCTCATAACCAAGAGTATGCAGGTTCGAGTCCTGTTTCTGCAACTCTCCTACTTGTAGGCGGCAGGTTTCGTGTCGTTAAATAAACTTAGCAATAAGGATAAAGCAGGAATGTCTTTAGTTTGCATAAGACACTGCGACTGCGTATGGCAGTTTGACGGAAAACACAGATAATCTATACCAAGTCTAAGGTCAGAGGGCAACTGCTAATGACTATTTATGAATCTTTGTAGATTTGATAGCTCTGATAAGCTTGATAATTCTTAGATAAGTTGATTTGGTAGGCGTAATGAGAAATGCGCTGTATTAACATGGAAACATGGGTATGATTACTGTCTTATTGGTGCGATTTCCGCAAGAAAAAGTGCTAATATTGATTGTTGCAACGTTTCTTAATGCGAAAGCAAGGAACAGAATAACGAAGTAAGTCAATAGCAAGACGAACAGAATGGTGATGATTGGGCTGTACTCAAAAGGTACAGATGATCAAATGTACACCTCATCGTTCATTTTTATGCAAATATTAATTACAACATACTCTTGAAAGAATAAATCAAATATAATGCATATTTATATTAAAAGGTAAACTGATTAAAGAACAAGCAAAAGTGTGTATGACCGCAAAGAGGCAAACAACTTATTCATCTGTAATATGGTGACATATAGCACTCGCAAGGTACTATATGAGAAAGTACAAGTACGTACAATTCTAATAGGCTGCAACCTATGAATCTCGCAAGGAAGAATGTGCAGAAAGAAAATCTATAATACTTTGTGGTAAGAGTTTGCCGATTATGTCAAAATCGGTGTTGTTGCTAACTACAAGTTAATCGCTTGTGTGATAAACTGTGTCCAACCACAGTAGATGTTAGTGTATTGAGTCAAATATCTCAGCTCATATTAGGTAAGAATCTCATACTTCGGTATGGGATTTTTTATTTTGGGAATTAGTTCAGTTTGGTTAGAACGCCTGATTTGGGTTCAGGAGGTCGTGGGTTCAAATCCTACATTTCCAACTACTATCCTGCTTATGCAGGAAATAAATCAAGAAAGAAGTGAAAATTATTAAGTACATTTCAAAAAATGAAATTGAAAAATTATTATCTGAAGGTGTAATTAGAAACACAAGACGAGGATATGTAGATCGGAATGGTGAACATATTGGATATTATAAAACTTGTGGTGGAAAGCGTTACATTGAAGATAAATATGTCAAGTAGGTTCTGTCTATGAAAAATAGAATTGAGTATAAAGGATTTTATATTGACAAGACCGAAAATGGCTATCGTATCTGTAGAAAAGAAGATACAGAAAAGCATACTCATCTCTCGAATCTTAATCCATCATACAAACTTATTGACAATGTATTATCAAATAAAATTCCTACTCATTGTGGATGTTATTATTTGGAGTCACATATTCGTTTAAGTTATGATGAAGATTATATCAGAAAGATTCGTGAGTATATTGGTGTAAAACAGAATAAAAGTAAGCAAATGTATTTTAATCCTGGCAGAAAGCGTTCTGGTGGGAATTTTTAATTTTATGGAGGATTTAAAGGATTATGGCAAATTTTGTTTTTAAGGAAATTAAGCAGACTTCTGCAGGTATTATTGATACAGATAATATGACTGTTGAAGTAGATGGCGAAGAAAAGAAACTTGCTACTCTTCTATCAGTATTTAACGGTGGAAGTGTTGAAATAAATGTGAAGGTAAAAGAGGAAAGTGAACTCGATGAGCCTACTGAATCTAATGAAGAATAGAGAGTAGGTGAACTATATTTATAATTTCGAAGAAGAATTAAAAAAATATGGGCTAACCCCATCAACTTATGAACAGGTTTTACAAGAAATTTCTAATAAAATGTCTGGTATTTCAGATATAGATTGGAAAGAAATTGTAGATAAATATGATATAAAATGTCATTATGATAGCGTCAGAAAGGCTAGTCAGACCATATTTGGCAATTATTTTGTTAGAGAATATTTAAAAGCTAAAAACATAACAGAAAAAAGTACTACTCTTGATGATGCTAAAGAAGTATTAGGTGAACAATATATTGTTAAACAGCAAATACATAATGATAGATTGAAGCTCAATAAGTTAAAAAGAGATTTAGTTCCTTGTATTACAGTTGCAGATGAATTGAAGCAGTATATGAAAGATAATAATTTCTCAATGGAAATTCCTAAATATATGTACTTTTCTGTTGAAGAAGAATCTGATTATACTATGATATGTCATATTACCGATTGGCATATTGGTTATATAATCAACAATTGTAATGGTAATAATTTTAATTGGGAAATTGCAAATGAAAGAATAAACAAATATATTTCTGAATGTAAGAAGTATATTGAATTATATAATATCCGTCAGGTTCTAATTATATCAACAGGTGATATGATTGAGAATTCATATATGAGAGAAACACAAGCACATAATTGTGAATTTTTACAATCTATGCAAATACATAAGGCTACTAAATTGATATATAGACTATTAGTTGCTTTAGCTGAAGATTGTAATGTTATATTTGGTGGAATTGCTGGAAATCATGATCGTATGTCTGGAGACAAGAAAAAGAGTTATGAAGGTGACAATGCAAATGTACTTATTACTGAACATATTAAAGATTTAGTTGATGTAAGTGGTTGTGAACGCATTTCTATATTAAATACAAACTATAATGATTCTGAAATAAATATTACTGTTTGTGGTTTATCTTGTAAATTTATTCATGGTGATAGGTATAAAAATGGAAAACATAATCTTTCAAAAATTATATCTAGTGATAATAAATTCTATGATTTAATCTTTAGTGGACATCTCCACAACTTTTCAATTGAATCAGAAAATCATGGTAGATATGCTATTTCTACGGGTTGCCTTAGTGGTTATAATGATTATTCGAAAAATTTTTATTGTAGCAGTGTAGCATCTCAAACAATAGCAATTTTAAAAGATAACGAAGTTGAAATGATAAAGGATATTCAGCTTAGTTAATTATATTTTGTTCTTATGAGGATGGTTTTATACTACCCTCTTTTATTTTTATTTATTTTGTATAGGAGGAATATAAAATGGCTACATATAATGTACATGCAGGTCACTGTCCACAGGATCAGGGTGCTTATGGTGCAGTTGGTATTCTACAAGAATCAGTTGAGGACAGAATTGTTAAGAATGCTGTAATTGCCAAGTTAGAAGCTCTTGGACATACTGTATATGATTGTACATGTGATGAAAATACATCGCAGAATGGTTGTTTAGCAACAATTGTTAGTAAGTGTAATTCACATAATGTTGATTTAGACATATCTATACATCTCAATTCTGGTAGAGACGATTATGAAGGTGATGATTCTACTGGTGGTACAGAAGTTTATGGATATGATACTGGAACAGAAGAAATTGGTTCGAAGATTTGTGAAGCAATTTCAGAAAAACTTAATATTAGAAACAGAGGATTTAAGGTCAATCAGGGACTTTATGTTCTTAGAAGCACACATTCTCCTGCTATTTTAATTGAATGTTGCTTCGTGGATGACAGAGATGACGCGAACAGATGGAATGCGGAAACTTGTGCTGATGCCATAGTTGAAGCTTTAACAGGCGAAGTAGTATTCGACAATTCTGATGAAGATTGTTCTGACAATGATAGTACAGATAACAATGAAGCTACAGGCGGCAGAACTAATTATTTAGGTCATGTTGATGTTTATTACAGAGCTAAGACAAATTGTTGGTGGGATGAAGTTCATGATAGAGATGATTGGGCTGGCGCCGGTGACGATCAAGCAATTACCGGTATCGCTATTGGTGTTAGTGAAGGTTATGTAAGATATCAGGTTCACTTACTTAATGGTGGTTGGCTTCCAGAAGTTGATGGTTATGACATTGACGATGACGAAAATGGTTACGCAGGTAACGGTAGAACACCTATTGATGCATTAAAAGCAGTATTCTATACACCCGATGGTTATGAATATCAGTGTTTATATATACAGGTATCTTCACAGGGTATGGAAGGGTATTATCCTGTTCAGATAGATGATCAGACTGTAAATGGACAGGACGGATATGCTGGTTGTTTTGGCAGATATATTGATAAGGTTCAGCTTTGGGTTGAATAAAAATTTATGAGGGAGTAGACCAAATTGGGGCTACTACCCTCTTTTAGATTAAATCGACACTATTATTGAAAAGTGTTAGAAATATTAATAATGATTAAAAGGAGATTTTTAAAATGGTTAAGACAGAATTAATTAATGCGATTGCAGAAAGAATTGAAGGAGCTAAGAAAGGTGACATCGCTGTTGTCCTTGATACATTTGCAGATGTTATTACAGATACATTAAAGGCTGATACTACAGAGTCAGTTCCTGTTGGTAAACTTGGTAAGTTTAAGGTTAAGACAGTTCCTGAAAGAACAGGTAAGATTATGTTAGGTGAAAGAGCTGGTGAAACATACGTAACTCCTGCTCATCAGGAAATCACATTTAAAATGAGCAAGTCGGCAAAGCAGCTCTAATCTGAAAGGTCGTGAATTATTATAAAAACATTACATTTTGAAGACTATGAAGATTTTGCTTGTGCTGTTTCAGACGTATACGACAGAGTAAAATCTGATGATGAATATAATTCAGTAGATGTTGTTGCTAAATATGAAGATGCAAAAGAGATTATTCGTGAACTTGTTGGAATCGGATATGGTATTGCATTTATCAATGAATTAGCAGATCCTGAATGGGATGGTTATGATGACGCTTTCGTTATCAGCTTATTAGATGACGAAATTTGGTGCGAACCTGTAAAGAGAGATGACAAGTATATCTTTGTTGAAGCCGATGTCGTATATATTTTTGATGATTGTAATTCTAAGATTATTCCGAAGATTGAAGCTGATGAGGTATATGAAGTAGAAATTGGTTATGAGTATGATAACTGTGATGGCGATTGTGAGAATTGTGATTGTTATAATGTAGATACTACTTCTACCTATAAGATTAATGGTAGATATGTAGACAAGGAAACTTATGAAAAGTATATCGAAGATATTCAGAAAAAATATTTAGAAAAATTTAAAAAATCAATTGAATATTGGGGAATTTGCAATGAAATGAATGAGTATTCCATGTTACTTAATCGGTGAATGAATTATTTAGAGTGTGTGGTGTGTGCTGCACACTCTTTTATTATCCTCTCATAGACCACTAAAGATGTGGGGCAGTCTGTAAAACTGTCATCTTCGGATCGGCTTGGAGCATTACCAAGTGGGAGGACTAGGTTAATCTGTTTGATTAATAAAGAGAATTATAAACATAAAGTTTATCTCTACCTTCAATAAATTAATAGATTGGAGGAATATAATGGCGAGTAAATTATATAATTTTTCACCTGAACAATTACAAAGCTTGCTAGATTCAAGAAATACATATACAGAAATTCTTAGAGTCGCAGGTATAAATTCATCAAGTAGTACAAATACGTTAAAAAGAATCATAAAAGAATATAAATTAGATACTTCTAAATTTGAAGAAAACAGAAAATTATATAAACAACAAATGGCAAAAATGTCTTTATGTTCAGAATATAATATTGAATCGAAATTACATAGAAATACAAAAACAAATAGTCATAAATTAAGAAATAAATTGATTGAATTCGGTTACAAAGAAAGTAAATGCGAATTATGTGGTATATCCGAATGGCTAGGAAAACCTGTTAAATTACAATTGCATCATATTGATGGCAATCATGATAATAACGAATTATCAAACTTGCAAATATTATGTCCCAATTGTCATAGTATGACAGATAATTTTGGTGTATATAATTCCAAAAGAGCAAAAGAGCCAACATTAGTATGTAGCGAATGTGGTATAAAAATTAGCAGTCATAGCAAAAGTGGACTATGTGTTTCTTGCTCACACAAGCATAAGAGGGAAAATGCAAAAACAAAATATATTAATAGAGTTAAAATTATTTGTCCATGTTGTAAAACAAATTTAATGAATTCAACATCTACAATGTGTGAATCTTGTTATAACAAAAAGAGAATAGAAAAATTATATAATATAATTTCACGAGATAATTTAAAAGAATTGATAAGATCTACCTCGTTTACTCAAATTGGCGATATGTATAATGTTAGTGACAATACAATACGAAAATGGTGTGATAAATATAATTTACCAAGAAAAGTATCAGAAATACAAAAATATACAGAAGAAGAATGGATAAATATTTGAAAGAAGTAGCTTAGTTTACCACTATCCTACTTCTTTTTTATATATGAAAGGAAGTGAGATTATTGAATGGTAAAATAGCAGATAAATTAGATCCAGTTACAGATGAGGAATGGGCAGAGGTTAATGAGTTTAATAGAAATATGGTTGAAGATTACCTCAGTAATCAGACTCATCTTTCACCGCATAGTTTACATGCTTATAGGTCTGCATTAAAGATATTTTTCGTATGGGTTAAAAATAACCTAAATAACAAAAACTGCATAGAAATTAGAAAGAAAGAATTTCTTCGCTATATGAATTTTCTTGCTAATCGTGGGCTATCTGAAGCTGCAATTAAATTTAAAAAGTCTTCTGTCAGTGCATTGAATAAATTCATCGAGAATTTCTACGATGAGGACTATCCTACGTTCCGTAATTATGTAACTGCTGAGATGCAAGTGCCAAAAACAGGTAAGGTTTTTGCAAAAGAACCATTAACGCCTGATGAAATGGATAACTTATGTTCTGTATTGGCTGAACGTGAAGAATGGCAAAAATTAGCATATGTAAAGTTTACATATTCTACAGGATGCAGACATGCAGAGAGTTTACAGTTGCTCAAAGAGGTTGTTAATTATGAGCCTAAGAGGAAAATTGTAACAATTGTCGATGAAGATGGTAAAGAACAAGAAGTAGAATCTGTTTCTTACAAAACACATGAGATTCGTTGCAAGGGACGTAGTGCCGTTGGTAAGGTTAGAAAATTGCAGTTTGGACAAGATGTAATGGACGCATTAAAGAAATGGCTTGAAGTGCGTGGCGATGATGATTGCCCTTATATGTTTGTCGTAAAAACTAAAGATGGTTCAAAGGTACGACAGATTGGATATAGTGCATTCAATGATTGGTGCATAAATGAATTTTCTGAAATTGTTGGCAGGAGAACGACTCCACATAATTTCCGGAGAAGTCGTGCAACCAATCTGGTATGTTATGACCATCGTGCATTGGAAACTGCACAGAAACTTTTGGGACACGAATCTTCCGAAACAACTCAGATGTATGTCATCCGTGAGGACACAGAAGATGCCGATGAAGCTTTCGTCTAACATCAACAACTCAATCTTAACAAGAAAGCATAGTAATGTGATATTTGAGCCGAGAGGTGACGACAATGTAGAGAATAAATAGACATAACAAGCTGCTCACATCCAAAAGAAGTGAGGGCGGTCTGTCAATCCGTTGATAGATTTTTACAAGTGAGCTGTCACTGACCGATATGTGACATAAATATAAAGGTCGGTTTGCGAAATTATTGACCTTTGGAATGGTCTAAAACTTCCCACTGCTACTGCTCATTGGCGGTGTTATGGAGAGGTCTTGCCTTAGTAGACGATTAACATATCTTGGCATTTACTATTCATGTAGCATTGTAAGACCTACTTCTTTCCTACCGACATCTCGGATCATCGGTTTCTCTCAGCCTTCAGAAACGAGAAGATGTTCGTGCTTCTCTACGTTAATGAGAACCCTTAAAATAAACGGTTGCTCATACACATATTATGCATTTGACGTGTAAGATACACGAGTTAGGAATGAGAATAATTAGGCAAGCATGAATTAGGTTGCGGATAAGCGACCATATTCTAAAAAACTGGATGTGTACAGTCCAATATCAGCTAGTTAGTGCTTTATGCTGATTTTATTGTAGCATAGTAGTTTTAAACATTTTTAGCTGATGACTAATATGGAGAGAACTTCATCACTTCTCCTACTATGCTTTAATATTGACTCGTAGCTCAATGGTAGAGCACTCGATTGTTAATCGAGGCGTTGTGGGTTCAAGCCCCACCGAGTCAGCTATGGCTCTATGGTATAAAGGTAATTACATCCGACTGTCTATCGGAAGATTTGGTTCGATTCCCAATAGAGTCGCTGTGTTAGTAGCTTAGTAGGTTAAAGCGTCAGATTGTGGTTCTGAATATCGTGGGTTCAAATCCCACCTAACACCTAATGATTAAAAGGAAAACGAAAATAAAAGAAAGGAGTGTACATATAATGGCAAGTAGATTATCTATTGAAAATGATAGATTAAAAGTCGGGCAAGTAAAACGAGTAACATCGAATAATGGAAATAAAATTGATTCTATTACTCTTCTGCTTAATGAATCTGTGGAAGTTTTATTTGCGCCAAATGGAAATACATTGGAATTTACGGTATCAAATCCGAATATTGATATGAGTAATTTGGACTGTACTATTGATAAAGAGACTTTAAGGGACTTAGTAATCAGTTTTAAAGATGCATACAACCAAATAATTGCAAACGAAAGTGAGGGTACAAATTCATGAAATTAGATCAGGTGTTTAAAGTAGAAAATGATATTGCAAGTGTAGATATTGCAGTTACAAGTTTGGGAACTGCGGATTTAACTAGCGAGCAGGAAAAGGAATTATTAGCAAACTATAATAAATATATCGAGTATAGTAAAATTCAGTTCAAGGGAAATATCAAGCTTAATAATGGTGTTCCAGAAGTAACAACAGATCCAAAAGACGATTCTACTATTGTTGAATTGGAGATTACGGATGTAACAAATGAGAGAAAACTTATCAATGAAGATTTGGCATTTCATTTTGAAAGAGATGTAACAAAATATCCTGATACAGTATTAAATACTGTTCTTGATAAGAAGGAACTGTATGCACAGGCTCAGTGTGTATTATTTGCTACGAAAGTTAAGGAAGCTGTTACTGAGAAGTTAGCTGAAATTCGTGCATTGAATAATACTTTTGAAGGAACTACAGAATATACTCTGTGAAAATAATGGGTGGTACTCTTCCACCCTAAATATGGCTCTGTGGTCTAAAGGCAAGGACACCGCCATTTCACGGCGGTAAACAGGGGTTCAAATTCCATACAGGTCATTTTATGTCCATTGCGGTCTTCGGACTGGCACTGTTGTAATAATAGGATGCGTTCTATGCAGCTTAGATGAAAGCTCGGAGTTTGAGGAGATAATGAGAAAGACAATAAAATATTTTGTTTACTTTTAGTTAATATTGGTATATAATATTTTCATCAAATAATAAAGCGGGGTGAATATATTATGGCATTATTATCATTTAAAAATGTCTATGAAGCAAATATTCCGTTTAATAGTGCGGATGAATTATCATTTGATACAAGAAGAGATATTGTAACTGGTGAGGTTACAGAATATCTCGTATACTGTGATGGTATGGAACAAGAGGTTGATAAGGCAACTTATGAAGCTCTTGTTAAACTTCAAAGATAATTAATTTTTCTTTTTATACTTTTAATTTTATATTTGTTATTAAAAGAGTTGTTTCGTTTGAGACGACTCTTTTGTTATATGCACCTATCTTTTGGCAAGAATGAAGTCTCCAAAACTTCTAACCTGTGTTCGATGCGCAGTGGGTGTGCTAAGTGAAGTAAATTGCACTTTCATTGGAAATTTAATATTGAAATTTTTTTGAGAAGTCATTTCGTATGAAGTGGCTTCTTTTTATTATATCAAAAAAAATAAAGGAGGATTCTTTCATGAAAAATATGAAAAATCAAAATGACAAAGAACTAATTTATACGGAAAGTAAAACATTGAGAAATGAAACATTGGATAATGTATCTTATGACTTTCTTGACAAAATGAAGGTTATTCCATATCTGACAGATGATATGGTTGTTACAGTTCAACAAGCAGCAAATTATTATGAGTGCAGTATGGATACAATCAAAACCTTAATTAAAAGAAATCGTGATGAATTCGAAGAAGATGGTATGGTTGTTTTAAAAGGGCAAGAATTAAAGAAATTTAAGGAAGAACTAGGGGTAGGTTCAAATGAACCTAGCCTATCATATGCTTCAAGTCTTACTATTTTAACAAAAAGATCTTTACTTAGAATCGGTATGCTAATGACAAGTAATTTGTTAGCAACAAAGATTAGAAATTATCTTCTTAATATTGAAGAGAAAACAGAGATTGATAGAAAATCATGGGCTATTCAGCGTGAAGTTGGAATTATTGAAAGAAAGAGAATGACTTCTGCTATTTCAAGATATATTCCTGAAAGTAAGCATAAGAAATTTGCTTATCCGAATTATACTAATATGATTTATAAAGTAATTTTGGGATGTGACGCAAAATCACTTAGATTAGATCGAAATGTAAAAACGAACGATGCTTTAAGAGATAGTTTTACAGAAGATGAATTGAAAAAAGTTGAGGAAGTAGAAACTATTGTTACTGGTTTGATTAGTATGGATTTTACATACAAACAAATTGAACAAATGCTTAAAGATAGGTTTATTAAGAAGATTGATAAAACAGCTTAATCATAGCTGTTATTTTTATGCTCATTTTTAAGGAGAGTGGTTGCTACTACTCTCCTACTATTTATGCACCTTTAGTTTAATGGTAGAACAAACGTCTCCAAAACGTTATGTAAGGGGTTCAATTCCTTTAAGGTATGCTTAATTTAATTATAATTAATCGACATACAATGTTACGTCTGATATAATTACACGAAGACTGTGATAACCTCCTCCCAAACTAAAATATTCTCCATTATTATAATATCTTATTTCAAGCCACTCTGAATCCTTAATATTAATTTCAGGAATCTCTATTTGACTTGTTGTTCGACTAAGTGTTGATGAAGACCATAAAGAATTAAATTCAGTATCATTACTTTTAGTTCCTATTTCAATCCACCCCTTTAATTGAGTATCACTTCTATTTTCACTTTCATCAGAAATAGCAATAATACCATTTAAAGCAGTATATTTTTTACCCAAATAAAAAGTAGCATATCCATAACTTGATTTTCCTTCTGCATATGTAATAAATGAATTTGTAGTAGAATACTTATTTCCAACCGTATCTTCCAATGGTTTATCCTGATTTTGAGTAAAAAATCTTGAAGCGGATATTTTAAGATCTGATAATTTAATCGGCTGATTATTGTTTATTTCATCTATTTTATCGCTTAACATTTTATCATTATCAACAAGAGTTATGCCATCGTTTAATAATTCAATAGCTTCATTATATTTTCTTTGAGAAATAAACGAATCTGCATTTGACAATAAAATTAAAACATACTGAGCTGAATATTTCGTATATAAATTATCAATATCTGTCGAACGTGATTTTGAATTTTTTAAAAGTGTTAAACATTGCTGATAGTTAGCTTCATTCCAATATTGGGTAGCATTTTGGATAATCTTATTTATCTCATCTGTTGAATTTTGTTGATTGATTAAAGCTTCATATTTGCTTATTTCTTCATTTAAAGACTCTATTTCGTCTTTGTCTTCTTTTCTTTCTTGATAAATAGCTTCAAGTGCTTGTTTGTATGACATTTCTTTGTCGACAAAATCAAAGCGAGTTGTTATTGAATCCATAATCTCTCCTTCTGTAAAGTAATTTGTAATAATTCCTGTTAATATAGCTGGAATAATTATTATCGCTAAACTTTTAATAATTTTTAATAATAATTTTATTCTTGAGTTATCCATAATTTTCTCCCTCCTAATTAGTAATTTATGTATTTATTTTAATACATAAATAAGCAAAATACAATTATAAAGAATTTATTTTTAAATTTTTGTTATAAAAAAAGAGAATAAATATATAGCCAACTATGAGAGGATTGTTACTGTTTCGATTGCAGGTGGTTGGATTTATGGAGTGAGAAACCTTTGACTGATCATCACAGGTATAGTAGATACTCGCACTACTCTCTCACTCTATTTTAATTGGTTTTGCGAGTGGAAAGCGAGAAATAAATTATGAGTAAAAGATTTACACCTAAAGATTACGAGATAATATGTGGAGTTTATTCAATAACCAACAAATTGAATAATAAAAAATATATTGGAAAATCTGATAATATTTATGTTAGATGGGATGAACATAGAAAAGATTTAAATAAAGGTGTTCATCACAATAAACATCTTCAAAGAGCATGGAACAAATATGGTGAAGAAAATTTTATATTTGAAATTGTAGAAAAATGCAAAAATGATGATACAGCATACCAAAGAGAACGCTATTGGGTAAGATACTATGATTCATTTAAAAACGGATACAATATGAACGAAGGTGGAACTGGTGGTTTGGGATATACTCATACAGAAGAAAATATTGAAAAAATGAGCAAGCTCCAAAAAGAGAGAATGAAGAATCCTAAAGCAAGAGAAAAATTATCTCAGGCACACAATGCTTTAAAAAGACCGCTTGTTCAAATTAGTTTGTTAGACAATTCAATTGTAAATTGGGATTCCAAGAATAAGGCAGGTAAAACTTTAAATCTTTCTATTGCAGGAATATATACTGCTCTAAATTCAGAAAGTCATTTTGCTTATGATAGTTTATGGTTTTATGAAGAAGACTATAAACATTTAGAAACATCTTCTTATTCATTAAATTCTGACGTTTATCACAAATATGCAAAATATCATCAATATAATTTTAAAGGAGATTTACTGAAAATATGGACATTTGATGAATTAAATGCATCAAATTATAGAAACAATACCATTTTCAAGTGTTGTGATTTTCAAAAAGATTATTACGAAAATAGTATATGGTTATACGAGAAAGATGTTGATAAGTTAAATGAAATATTGCCTAAATATAAAAGTAAAGCAAATATATATTGTGAACCTGTTGATGTGTTTGATTCAGATGGTAATTATATTCGTTCCTCTAAAAGTATTTATGATGAATCATTAATATCAAATCTTAGAACATATGATATATATCTATGTTGTATTGGTGAAAGAAGATCTATACATAATTTTATATTTAAGTATAAAAACAAAGCATATTTGTATGAAAACGGAGAAAAAGAAGGTTTATTAAAAAGAGAAAAACAAATGTCTCATATTAAGAAAAAAATTATTCAATATGATTTAGATATGAATGTTATAAGAATATGGAATTCAATAACTGATATACATAATGAATTAGGTTATGATAGAGGCACAATTATTAATAATTGTAAAGGAAGAACTGCCACGAGTCATAATTTTATATGGAAATATTTTAAGGAAGAGTCGGTTGCTTAAACTTACTCTTCTATTTTATTGGAATAAAAAGGAAAGGAAGTGACTTTGTGCCAAGAGTCAAAGAATATGAAATCGAAGATATAAGTAAGATGACTGTTACACAATGTCGCTCTGCTTATAAAAAATTGGTCAATGAGTATCAAAAAATAAAAAATGGTGCTTATTGTCATGAATGTGGAAAATTCAAAGGGCGTGATAAATTTTATAAGAGTCCAAAAACTGCATCAGGTCTTATTCCTGTTTGTAAAGAATGTCTTTATAAAATAGGAACAGGATATGATGAAAAAACTAAAGAAACACATGAAACAAGAGAAACTGTGATTGAGGCAATGAAAAAAGCTGATTTACCATTTTTAGAAGACTTATATGATAACTCTTGTAGTGCTATCACAAATGAGGTAAGTGGTAAGAAACGTGGCACTGGATATAGTCAAATGATTACATGTTTACAGAGTTTACCTCAATATTTTGGAATGACGTTTGACCAATCTGATTTTGGTGAACAAAATGTCAATGATGTGACAACTGATGTTGCCGAAAATTTTGAAAAGAAACCACAGCAAGTATCTGAAGATGTTGAAGATATGTATATTAAAAATAAACGAAGTGTTCTTAGAATGCTTGGTTATGATCCTTTTATATACGAAGAGGAAGAAGACAAACCTCTTTTATATAGTAAGTTGGTAAATTATTTTGATGATTCATTAAAAGATGATGGTTTTAAATTGGAAGCTGTAATTGAAATAGTACAGTCATTTAAAGATGTAAAACATATAAATGACACATTGGCTCAATATACAAAACAACTACAAACTCATCCAGAAATGATCGCTACTGTAAAATCTCTCACACAGACAAAAAAAGATATGCTTTCCTCTGCCCTTGCATTAGCAAAGGACAACGGTATATCTGAAAACAATAACAACAGAAAAAGCAAAGGTGCTGGTACTCTTACTGGTATCATAAAAGAATTACAAGAAATGGATTTAGATGGTTCTGAGGTAAATACATTCGATTATGAAACAAATATGGCAATCGAAGATATTATGACAAGAAATCATCAGAATCAATTAAAGCAGTTAAATCCTGATGAAAACGATTGGGAAAAAGAAGTTATTCATCAGAAAGGATTATTATTTAATCTTCAAAAAGAAAGAGATAATGCTGTTGAATTTAGTAGGTTGTTGAAAAAGGAAAATAAAGACCTTAAAGATTTCTTATTTGAAAAAGGTCTTATAGATGAGAAAGGGCAAGTAATCGAAGATGGCTGATGATAAAATTGTCCTGATGGGTGATTCTATAAATGAATTTACTCCAAAAAATTTTACTTTTTTCAAAAAACCTACTTATTATGATATGTCTGAATTAAAATTAGAGGGTTTGAAAAAATTCTCTGAAATAATTCAATGGGGGCGCAGAAACCCGGTAAAATTCTGCGAAAGATTTTTCGGCATTGAATTTCTTGATTATCAGAAATATGTATTTATGATGTCATGGATTACTCCAAATGTTGTTTGGTGTATGAGTCGTAATGCTGGTAAAACTACATTGGGTAGCCCATTCCTGATGGCTAAAACAATGTTACTGCCCAAATTTGAAGGCTACATTTTATCAAGCACAGGTTCGCAAAGTATAGGTATGATGAAGAAGATCGAGTCTATTGCTAAAAAAGAAATCGCTTCTTTTACTGGTCTGACAGATGTATTTCTAAACGAACTTGTAAAAAGTTCAAACAGCGAGGGCTTTCGGCACGATCCAGCATCTTACTCCTTTAAACTTTATTCAGGATCGAGTTTGGCTACGGTCAACTCAAATTTTGATGGATCTCGTGGTCGAAGAAGCCGACTTAATTTCTATGATGAGGCATCATATGTATCTGAAGATATGTTCGCTGCTACTCTTCCATTCGTCACTCAGAACAGTGACTTCGCTCTTGGTGGTGATGTTGATGTAACATTACTTCCACCAAATTTCCCAAATCAAGTTGTATGTGCAAGTTCAGCAGGTTCGATGGATGATGTTTTCTATAAAAGATATAAAGAAGCTGCGATGCACTCTATGGCAGGTGATAAGAATTATTTTTGTGCAGATATAGATTGTGAAGTAATTCTTCATGCTACTTATAATGGAAAAGTATATCCTGTTCCACTACTTACTCAAGCAAAGATTGATTCAGAAATGAAGATGAATCCAACTAAAGCTACCCGTGAGTATATGAATAAATTTGATTCAGACCTTGGTGATGATATTGCAGTTAAGAAATCGCAAGTTCTTAGAAATAGTGTTGTCAGACCGCCAATGCTTGTTAATGATGATAATTCTCTTATGGTCATCTGCTTCGATCCCGCCAAAAAAAGAGATAACAGCTTTGTGCTTGTTGGTAAATTACATAGAGATGATAAACGTGGTTGGCTATTAGATGTTGTAAATGGTATCAACCTGATTGATAAAGAAACACAAAAACCACTTACTACTCCTGAACAGGTGACAATGCTCCAAGATATTATGGTTAGATATAACGGATATGGTGTTCCTGATTATAAAAACATTCATGGTATATATATTGATGCTGGTTCTGGTGGTGGAGCTACGCAAATATGTGATTTACTTTTTGATAATTTTTATGAGAAAAATCATAAAGGTGAAAAAGATTATGAACATCATGGATTAATTGATGCAAGCTATGATTATGCTATTCCATATGTAAAAAGGTATCCAGATGCTATAGATGTAATTCGTATGCGTGAGCCTTCTAAATATAAAGCAATTATGTATTCACAGTTATGTGAAATGATTGATCAGGATTTGATTAGTTTTACAGCAGAATATGATTATCATGGCAGCTTAACTATGCTTGAAGAAGAAAATGGGGAAGTTATTGAAAAGAATTATAAATTATCTTTTGAAGAGGAATTGGGATTAAAGCAGCTTGATGCTATGAAAGAAGAATTAACCCATATGTACAAGTATAAATCATCAAATGAAAAAGTAAGATACGATCTTGCTCCTGGTTTTGAAAATATTTTGCACGATGATAGAAGCTACTGCATGGCTTTAATGGGACACTGTTTATTTGAACTTAGAAGTCAAGATACTGTACGTCAGAAAAAGCACACCCAATCCCCATCCGACATAACAAAGCTCTTCTCAATAAGAGCGCCAAAAAAAGTGACAAGATTTTAAGAAAGGAGGTATATCACACAATTTGAGTAATACAAAAAATACAAAGCAACCTATAGTACAAAAGGTTTATACAAAAACTGATGAGTCTGGCTATGAAGTAGAACGTAAACGAGCACAAAAAATAAATTTTACAAAGTTTCAGGAATTATTGCAGAGGAATGTAGGCAAAACTTTTACAAAAACATTCACTACATATACCAAAGAATTACTGCGAAATTATATTAGTTCGCCCAATAACAGTCAGGATAATCTCAGAGAAATATCACGATTCTTGTGTAGATATTCAATGCTTTATAAGAAACTTCTTATGTATTATCCGTCAATGCCTCTTTTCTATTATAATATTACCCAGTTAAATGATTTCACAAAAGAAATTGATCCAACTAAATCCATTAAAAATTATCAGAACTTATTGAAGAACTTCTCCAAGTTTGAACTTGCTAAAGATTCATATTCGCAGATGTATATGGCTTTAAGAGATGGATTTACTGTTTGGGAACTATATGATTCTGATGAAGATGGGAAAATATGGATGCCATTAGATGTTCAGTATTGTCGTATTTATGGTAAGACACAAGATAACCAGTGGATTGTTTATTTTGATGCCGCTTATTTTGATAAGAATGACAATAAAAACTATATCTATGGTGTAAATAATGATGGAGTTGGTACATGGTCTGAACAGCATATTAAAGGATATGAAGACTACAAAAACAATGGTCGTGACTATGAATGGTATAGATTAGATCCTAATTCTGTATTTTGTCTAACTGCGTGTCCAGATGATGAGTTTTATGCTCCTCTTCCATTCTTTCTACCTTTATTTGAGTTGATACTTGATGATATTGATTTACAGGAACTTATTAATAATCGTACAGCACTTGAAAATTATGTACTTCTTGTAAGTAAAATCCCAACCGTTCCTAATTCTGAAAATGTCGATGATTTCTCATTAAGTCTTGAACTTGTTCAGCAAATGCAGGCTCTTATTGATGAAGTTGTGCCTGAATTGGTCGGCACTGCATACAGTCCGATGGATTTGGAGATGATTACATTCCCTAAGTCAAATACAACAGAAGCAAATAATGAATTAGCACAGTCTGTTCAGAATATTTTTGCAAATGCAGGTGCTTCTCAGCTTGTTATTAGTGGTGGTTCAAGTACAAATTCGGTTGGACTTAAACATGCTATCCAAAATGATACAAGTACATGTTGGGTTTTAGTTAATAAAATCGAATCTTGGTATAATCATTATATCGAAAATGTTCTATCTGATGGATATTCGTTTAAGATACATAAAATTACTTGGTATAACCAAGAAGAATATCAGTCTACAATGAAAGATGCTGCTACTCTTGGAGGTTCAGCACTTGATTATCTCACAAGTCTTATGGGAAATCCTTATGAAGCTTATTGTAAATTAATATTTGAAAATGCAATTGGAATTAAGAATTTAATGATTCCACTTCAGACTTCATTTACTCAGTCAAATAAAAAGGATTCTGGTGGACAAACCAAAAATGATGATGATTTATCAGATAGTGCAATTCAGACTAGAGATGGTGACAAAAATGCTGGCACTTCAGCAAATAATTAATCAAGAGGTGACATACATGAAAAACAATTCTCAATTTCTATTCACCTCGGATGAGGTAACAAAAAATAACCTAACAAAATTAGGATTCTCAGAAATTCCATCTGGGGGTTCTTTTTTTATATTTATTAATGATTCAACTTTAAAATTCGATGACACTATCCCAATAGATAAAATTGGATTTACAAATAAGTTGATGTTTTAAGCCACTTTCTTGAGTGGTTATTATCATTTTAGAAAGGAGGTCGAAAAACGATATAATGTCAAAAAGAAAAATTTATTCATTAGAGGATTTATATAATTTAATCTCCAAAGATAAAGCGAATTATAGTTTTAATTCAGAAAGAACAGGATACCAGTTAGCAGTACAAGTTCCTGCACAGTTTGAAGTCATGAAAGAAAATAATGATGATTCTCTTCTATTCTGTAAGGTTAAGTTAATGCATTCTGGTGAAAACAGAAATCATTCTAGTGTTACCGATAATGCATTAATAAAGGCTTCTAAAACTTTAGCTTACAAACCTGTTTTAGCAAATTTTATGGAATATACTGATGAACAGTCAGGTGAAACATTAAAAGATTTCACCTCGCATGATATGGAATTAGATGATGATAATAATATTGTCTATATAGAAAAACAAGTTGGTTGTTTTACGTCTGACGATGCATTTCTTGAAGTTGAAGAAGAAACTGGTCATAATTTCTTATATGGTTATTGTGCTATTCCTCGTGATTACACAGCCGCTGCTTCTATTATTGAAAGAAAAGGTGGTACAAAAATTAGTGTAGAACTTGGAATTAATGAAATGCAATATAATGCTAGTTCAAATGTTCTTGAACTTACAGATGTAACAATTACTGGTGCAACTCTTTTAGGAAAAAATTCTGTCACATTAAACAATGTTGAAGAAGGCATGAAAAATGCAAGAGTTGATTTACTTGATTTTTCTGAAGAAAACAATTCTTTATTCTCTTCTATTTCAGAAGATGAACACTCTAAATTAATTGAAACTCTGGATAATCTTAATAAAACTTTATCCAGTCTCAATATAAATTCAAAAACTAATCCAACAGTTGAAAAATTTGAGAAAGGAGGAAATACAGAAATTAACATGACAAAATTTGAAGAATTACTGAAAAAATACAATAAAACTGTAGAAGATATTACTTTCGAGTATGAAGGTTTATCTGATGAGGATCTTGAAAAAGTATTCTCTACTACTTTTGGTGAATCAGAGCCTACGCCTGACACAGTTTTAACAGAGTCAGATAAGTCAGATGATGATACTGATGACGACACGGACGATAGTACTACAGATGAGCCAGACGACACTGATAACGCAGATGATGATAAGGACAAAGATACATATTCTAAGATTTTTGAGTTATCACATGAAGATGTACGTTCTGCATTATATCAGCTCTTAGCTCCAATCGAGGAGACATTAAATGAGTATTACTGGATTATGTCCGTATATGATGATTATTTCATTTATGAGTCTTGCTGTGGAAATTACTACAAACAGGCTTATACAAAAGAGAATGATGCTATTGCTTTTGATGGCGAACGTCAGGAAGTGTTTGCTGAGTTTGTAACTGCTGATGAGAAAGCTGAGTTAGAGGATATGAGAGCTAACTACTCTTCTATTTCTGAAAAGCTTACTAGATATGAAGAGGCAGAGGAAATCGCAGATAAGATGACTGTTTTTGAAGATCAGGCATATAGCAAGTATCTTGAGACAGATGAGTTCAAGAAACTCATGGATGTTGAAAATGTAAAGAAATTCACAAAGGATGAGTTAGTTGAGAAAGCAGATGCTGCTCTTGGTAAGGTAGTAAAAACTACAAAGACATTTTCTATGAATGCAGAGGAATCACATAAGGAGACAAAGCCTTCTTTCTTCGCATTTGCTAGAACTGAGCATGAATCATCATTCTTAGATGGATTACTTAAGAAATAGTTAAAAAATGAATATTAACAAATCAATCGGAGCGTCAATAGACGTTCTTTTTTATTGCAAAAAATTATTAAACAAGGAGGAAATTTAAATGATTTATACAAATTTAGCAAGCCGTGAAAAAAATATGCACGGTTTATTTGAGTCATCAGCGCTTTTAGCAACAGACGTAGGAAACATCTACGATGCACTTGTAAGAGACGAAAGTGAAAAACCTATCTCGGTAGACAATGGTGTTGCTTTAAAGATCGGAGACTACACAGGTAATGGTCTTGAGGAAAGATATGCAACTATCGCAAAGATTACAGATAAGATTGCTGTAACAGGCGCACCAGCAGAGGTTAAGACAGCACTTACAACTGAACAGGGACAGGCTTATAACTACACAAACCCAGCAGGTAAGCCAGTAAAGACATATCAGATTGCAGATCCATCTGTACATACAGATATTTTTGGTATTGCTTCTTACCAGTTCACAGATGATAGTGCAGAAAAAGTTAAGGCTGGAAATCTTGTAACTGTTGATGGTAAGGGTGCATGGATAGCTTCTGAGGCTTCTGAACTTGCTACTCTTCAGGGTACTAATGGTTTTGTTGGAAAGGTTCACAGTCTTTCAGTAGGTACATATTACACAATTGTTCGTATTCAGGTTCTTCAGAACAAGGATATTGCGTAAGAGAAGGGAGGATTAAATAGATGAAAGATATTACATGTTTCAGTGCTAACGTTTTAGCACAGTTCGACAATAAATATGACAACATGCTTGAGTTCAACTCACTTATGATGGACGCAAGCAATAGCGTATATGAGAAGTATTCTAAAGAGGATACACAGACAATTCTTAGAAAGCAGTTTAATAAGATTCTTGGTCTTAACTTCAAAGAGGCTAATTCCATGAAGCGTAGACAGGCTTGGAGAGATCACAATAAGGAAATTGCTACTCTTATCGAGGATGTAATTGCTGACAAGATGAACTCTGGTTGGAACACAGCTAATGCTCGTTTCATGGAGTATGTTGACGAGAGAAATATTGCTGAAGGAGATGCAAATGAGTTCTTCGTAGAAGATAACTCTCTTCTGACAGTTTCTAAGTTCGCAGGAAATCACCATGACATTCGCAAAACAGTGTCCGCATAGTGAAAACTGTGTGAAAAAATACACATTTAATTGCTGGAAAGTCCTAAAGACAATTAAACCACAACGCAAGGATGAAATAAGCCTAATCGTGAAGGTTACGAAAGTAGAAAAAATTAATTGTATGAGAACGAGGTTAAATCCCCTGTTCTTTTTTAATGGAAAATCAGCAGGTAAGTTCCGAATAGGAAAAACTTCAACGACTATCCCATCGGCTATAAAAAATATAGCAATAGGAGTACGGCTCAAGTGAGTGGGTGAAAATCCCTTAAATGGAAATGGTGTGCATCCTAAAAGGATGAAGATATAGTCTGTTCACATATAAGAATATGTGGAGTTTAAGCTCAACAGGGAGTAACGCCCCTATAAATTTATTTTCCTTAAATACAAAATGAAAAGAGATGATTTTTTATATCTGATATAAAATCTGGTATTTATTATATTGAGAATCAAATCAATAATAAAAAATATATTGGACAATCAAATAATATTAAAGATAGATGGCGTAGACATATTAGTGAATTAAATAAGAATAAACATCACAATGATTATTTGCAAAAATCATGGAATAAATATGGTGAAAATAATTTTGTATTTAAAATTATTGAATATTGTTCAATTGAAAATCTTGATAATAGAGAACAATATTGGATTGATTTTTACAATACGATGGATCGTGATTTTGGTTACAATCTCAAAACTGGTGGACAAAATGGCAGTTCAGTAATGTCTGATGAGACAAAAGAAAAAATGAGTATATCAGTAAAAAATTCTTATAACAATTCTAATCTTCGCAAAACACGAAGTCTTAATGCCCTAGAACAATGGGCAAATCCAATAATAAAAGAAAAAATACTTGGTAAAAATAATGGAATGTATGGAAAGCATCATTCCGAAGAAAGTAAAAGAAAAATAAGTGAACATTCCAAAGGAAGAAAAAGTTGGAGAAGAAATACTACTCCTATCCTTTGTATTGAAACAAATATTAAATACGATGATGCAACCGATGTAAAAAATAAATTAGGATACGACTCTTCTGGTATTTTAAAAGCGTGTCGTGGAGAATTTAAAACAAGCTATGGTTATCATTGGAAATTTATTAACGATTAAGGAAAATAAAATAAGTTAAACATTTAGTGTACGTGCTTCAGTAAAACCTGGAAAGGCATTCTCTATTGATACATCATTCTACGGTGTAAAGGTTTACACAGATTTTGTACTTTTTCAGACAGGTAAAGTTGATTTCGCTGCTCTTGTAGATAAGATGTATAAGTCTATCGAGGAGAACAGATATGCTGCTCTTTACACAGCATTCATGGGAATGGACGCTTCTCTCCCAACAGATATGATTCTTCAGACAGCAGTTTCTGAGTCTACAAAGGATTCTATAATTGCTCAGATTGAAGCAGTTGCCGCTGTTACAGGTAAGGATGTTATTCTTGTTGGTACTAGACCAGCCATTCAGAAGCTTCAGGGTACTGTAAATTACAACATGTTTTCTGATTCAATGAAAGACGAGAGAAACCAGAATGGTATTCTTGGTAACTGGGAAGGTTATGAATGCTTACCTCTTGCTCGTGTTAATAAAGCTGGCACAAGAGAGAATGTATTCTCTGCCGAAGACCAGAAGAAGATTTTCATTCTTCCTGTAGATCCAGAGTTTAAGCCAATTAAGAGAGTAAACGAAGGAGATGTTATGTACTACGAGACAGGCATGGATGGTCTAAAGAAAGATATGACTGTTGATGCAGAGGTAGTATATCAGGAAGGTATTGGTGTCGTAATTAATGAACTCTTCGGAGAGATTAAAATTATTGCCTAATATTAGATTAGTATAAAATATGGAGAGTGGAAAATATTCTACTCTCCTATTTTTAAAGGAGAAAATGGATGAAAGTATATGAATTAGCAAAAGAACTAGATATTACTCCAAAAGAATTAATTTCTTTTTTAAGAGAAAATGGATATAAAGTATCTAGTCATATGCAGAAACTTGATGATGATGCTATTGATTTTACAAACAATAATTTTGTAAAAGCTAACAACACAACTACGGATGACAAAGTTGTAGTAACATCAGAAAATGAGTCTGCAAAATCACAGCCTGTAAAAATACATAAAACATTTAACCCTAATGATGAGATTCCATGTAAAAGTGTTACTCCGTGGAAATTAACTGCTGTTGGAGTAGATAAAAACACTGTATATCATTGGGAATATTTTGGGGATATTGAATATATTAAATATCGTGATTTACAGGCACTTAGAAGAACTGAATATGTAACAAAACCTAGTTTTATTATCATGGATGAAGATCTTGTAGAACAATGGAAACGAGAACTTGGTGATAGATATAAATATTTTAAATCAATTGATTATCCAGAAGAATATTTTGATATGGATGATGATGAGTTTGAAGATATGATTAAATCAGCACCAGAATGGCTTGGTGAAATTGTAAAGGTAACAGCAATGACTATGATTCGTGCTGAGAATTATCCGTCTATTAAGAAAATCAGAATTATTGATGATATGTTAGGAACTTGTATTAAAGAATTCATTTAAGGAGGTAGCTTATGCCTTCTCTTAAATACGAAGATATATACAAAAGAGCATTAACAATGATTAATGACCTTGAATTTGCAACTTATACAGAGGAAGATTTTTATGACACTCTTCGTGAATGGTTGCATACAACCTCTTCTACTCCACTTCTCAGGAAGAAATTCACTTCGTATTCTTTTGATGATGTTTCAGAAGATGTAAAATTTACACTATTAAACAGCGTAGACGATTTCTATGATTCTGAATTTGTTAAAACCATTTTAGCAAAAGGAATTATAATTAATTATTTCCCATCAAAATTAGAGAATACAAAGAATTTAGCAACCATGATTGGTGGCAAGGAAGAAAGAAAGCTTATAGATAATTATTCAAAAAATATGGAAAGGCTCACACAGTTAAAGCGTGAATGGGAGCTAGAGTTGTCTCGTCACACTTATTATTTTGGTGAGTATGGTGGATCTAATGGATAATTTAGTTCCACATAAATATGGAGAATTTAAAATTTCTCAAATTGACTACTATAAGCAGAAATTACGAAAAAAAATATTTTGGCTTGTTTTGTATACAGATAAAAACACCAAAGAAGATTTTAAAAATATAGATGTTGTAAAATATCATAAAAATCTATTATTTGAAATTTCTAATTGTAATAAGTTACTACTCTATCCAAAGGATTTTGTAGAAATTATTAACAGTCTTGAATGTGCATTATCTGTATTACAGTCAGATAACTTTAATTTCAATCAATATAAAAAACTTGTATTTGATGCAGGAGCTTTGCTTCAGAGGATGAAAGTTGGTGATGAGTAATGTCTGTATATGATTTTTATCAAAGAAAAATGAAAGTCAACACTTGTTCTACTGGAAAGAGCTATCCTACATTGGGGGAAAAGCTAAAATCTGATTCAGATATGCTTATGAATCTTACGTGGGACGGGGATATTCAGAGTAAACAGTGTTTTATTTACGACCATTTTCACGATGACTTCTTCACAGATGAACATGGAATTACACGTTCACTTGCTGAAGGTATGACTTATGAAAATACCAACAAGACAAAGATTGATGCAAAGTTTATTATCAAATCTTATCAGTCAATGGACAAAGATGAAGTAGAACATTATATCCAATTTAAACCAAGTCAGAAATTGTCATTTGAAGATGGTGATAACTTGTTTTATTTCGAGAAAATTCATGCTCGTTATAATAGCGAATTTCCGATCGGGATGTGGTGTGATATTCCTGACGATAGAGGTGTTTATCATAAATGGTTAATCTGTAGAAAAGAAAATGCAAATCAGTTTCCAAAATATCTTGTCTTGCCGGCAAATTATGAATTAATGTGGGTTGAGAAAAATGGAACTCAAAGAATTAAAAGACGTATGTGGTCTGTGTTAAGAATGCAATCATCGTAGATTATGCGCTTCATACTGGAAACAGCGTGTCGAAAGTTTCCTTATGCTGGAAGTTTACAAAGCCAATTACACTACAACGTAAACATGAAATATAGTTAGGCGTGAATGTGGTCGAAAGACAGAAAAAAGTAATTGGATGACATATGCTGAAATAAAAGCATCATATTGATGTGCTAAGTGTTGTTGACAAGTAATAATCAGCAGCGAAAGTCCGAACAGGACAACGCTCAACGAGCATGTACCCAAGTGGGTTAATGGAAACCGCCTAAGTCCATTATGGATATGGCGTTGATGTGCTCTGAACTTCTATGGAGACATAGAGAAAATAAAATTATAAACAGAGAATAGTTAATTAGACGGGACAGTGGGTTGCAAACCACTTCTACTTACTCCTAATAAGTAGATTACCGTCTTTTTATATTGCAATTTTTAGGAGGAATAAGCAATGAAAAACGGAATACCAAATTATAATGAAATAGTTTTTACAAAAGAACAAAAAGAAGAAATTGCTAGATTATATGTAGAAGATAAATTATCGACAACTAAGATAGGTGAAATTATGGGATGTAATTATAATAAGATTTGTCATATCTTAGATGAGTTTGGAATTAAACGTGTTAATAATGGTCAAAGAAAATATCATTTAAATGAAGAATATTTTGACCATATCGACACCCCAAATAAGGCATATGTATTAGGTTTATTTTTTGCGGATGGCTGTAATTTTCCACCAAAAGGAACTGTTTGTATTTCTTTGCAAGAAAGCGATAGGAAATTATTAGAAGATATAAACAAAGAAATTGAAAGTAATAACCCTTTGAAAATAATAGACCAATCTAATCGAAAAAGCGAAAAGAATTATTCATATAATAATATGTGTACATTAAATATGAATAGTAGACATTTATGTAGCTCTTTAGAGAAGTTAGGTGCTGTAAGAAATAAAAGTCTTGTTTTAGAATTTCCCGATATATCAGAAGAATTATATTCTCACTTCTTGCGTGGTTATTATGACGGTGACGGCAGTGTTTATCGTTATATAAAAAATGAAAATAATAAACATATTACATTAACAATTACTTCTACTGAAAAATTTTGTAAAAGAGTTAAAGAAATAGTTGAAAAAGAACTTGGTATTTACTGTGGTATATATGATGCATCTTGTCATAATGGAATAACAAAAGTTGCGAGTTTAAGTGGCACTTCTGCCGTTAAACTTATGAATTTGATGTATAAAGATGCAGATTTGTATCTTCAAAGAAAATATGATAGATACATAGAATATACTGTAGCATAAATTTATAATTTTATCTTTATTGGACTAACGAACCAATAAAGTAACATATTGATACGATTGGTACTTACACTGACCGATACATAACGCATGTCGATAATCAGGATAAAATTTGGTTGCCGATGAATGATATTACCAGTAAATTTTGGTACACATCTGAGGACTCCAAGAACATGCGATTATTGGTAAGTACATTATCTGATCACCCATCAGCGTGGACTGTGACAAAATGTGAAAATGTTCAGCCATTCGGGATACAGAAATTAACTATTTATAGTGGTTTCTTTAATGAGCATACCGATTATGTCAATCTTGAAACAGGCGAAATGTATGCGAATTATTTCGATTCAGAAATCGCCCCAACAGATCCGACTACCCCAACCACTCCACCATCTTCTATCACAGCAAGAATTTTAGCATCTACTTCAACGATCAAAGTTGGTGGCTCTTATAAAAATCTTACAGTAAATCTATTTAGCGATTCCAATGAAGATATTACAACTGAGTATGCTGACGCAACATATACATGGACTTGCTCTATTGATAATAAAGATTGGACTGATAAAGTTACATGGCGAGCTGGTACAGAGTACAACCAAAAGAAAGTAAAGTTTCCTAATGATACTTCTGTTATCGGCAAAATATTGTCTGTTAAGTGTGAAATTGTTAAGGATAACTTGCCGATTGAATCTGAAATTTTGTCGTTAGAATTAACTGAATAGGAGGTGTTTTATGGCAGAAAAATTAATTACAAAAAATGATTTGTTAAATAAACTTCGTGCATATAGAACTACTCCTGATGATGATAACATTGTATATAAGCAAAAAATCAAGAATGCTTTATTGTCAAATCCATGTTTATTATTCGCATTAAATGAAAAAGAACTTGAATCTGAATTGTTCGATAAAAATGGGAATATAAATTGGGAGTGGAATGAAGAAACAAAAGAGTATGAACCTTTAGGCGAATGGGATAGATTCTTTGGTGAAAATTCCAATATTCGCCCTTCTTTATTTATTCCAGATACGCAAACAGAAGTTAAGCATTATCTTTGTTATCAAGTAGGGTTTGATGAATTGCCGCGATATTCCCCAATGTACAAGTATACTGAAATTACTTTCACAATATTTGTGCATGGATCAGATAGGGTAGACAAACTTACTGGTTTACAACGTCACGATTTAATTGCCTCTATTATAAGAGAACGATTTAATTGGTCAAGTATATTTGGTCTACAAACAAAGCTAGTCTCCTCAAAGGAATCAACGATTGATAGTAATTATGTTGTAAGGACATTAGTATTTCAAATTTATGATTCTAATAGCATAGTTTATACACCTTATAAAGAAGATTCTTATATAAGGAATAATGATTATTGGCAGTAGGAAAAGAAGAATATTTTGAGAATGACGAATTAAAAATTTACAGAGGAGAAGATTTTGTTGTTTCAAAATATATAAAAATACATCAACCAACATTGGGGGAAATATGCGATTATGGAGAACAGAGTTATTGGTCTATGTTGTATAACTTTACTGCTACACCTCAATCTATGAAAGCGCAATTATGGTATAGTTTTAATCAATTTGATTACACGACAATAACCCCATATCAATTATTTTATTCATTATTATTTAAGTTATTCCCAAAAGATAGAACAAAGATTTTATTTGGTGATTTAGACTTTTCTAAATTTACTCTTAAAAAAAGGAAAGATAATTCTATTGTGCTATGCCAAATAATTAATAAGGAATTAGTTTTGCTTGATGAATATACTTACGGATTAATTATTGATTATTTATGTAGATCTCATTTTATTGAGCGTGATTTGCAAATTCCCGCGAATGATTCTACGAAAATGATACTTATTGAAGATGCAAAAGAAGAATTAGATAGAAATAGAAGTAAAGAATATCATTCCAAACTTAAGAACCTTATTTCTGCAATGGTCAATAGCGAAGGTTTTAAATACAATCACTCTCAAGTTTGGGATATGAAAATTAATGCATTCATAGATTCTGTAAAAAGGATTTCTAAAATAAAAAATTCAGATTTATTACTTCAATCTGGATACTCTGGTTACGGAGTTAATTTAAAAGAAGTAGACAAAAATCAATTAGATTGGATAGGAGAACTCGATTAATCGAGTTCTTTTTTATTTGCCAAAAAATCAAATAAAAGGAGGAAAAACAAATGGCTTTTAATCCAAATGAATTAATTCTTGAAAGAATTAGATCCGTAGAAGAATATGATCCTGCAACAATGGAACTTACTGGTAGATATACACAGGTCGAAGATCCATCTCTTAAAACAAGTGCTGATAGTACTGATGTTACAGATGCCATGGGTACACCGATTCAAACATTTTATACTGCTCAGAAGGCTACATTTGAGTTTACTAACTCACTCTTCTCTCTTGACCTTGCTGCATCTCAGTTTGGTTCAACAAAGACTGTTGCAAGTTCAACAAGTAAAATTAAGATGCCTGTGTCTGAAGTAATTTCAATTGGTGCAGGTGCTACAGTTGAACTTAAATACGTTCCAGTTGGTACAAAGGGTGCAGAAGTTAAATACGTGAAAGTTATCAACGATAATAATACCTTCGGTGATACTTATGTGGTTTCTGCTACAAAGGGCGATGGTAAGTTCACGATTGATGCACAGAATAGAACGATTACCCTTCCAGAAGGGACAACAGGTCGTGTATTTGTAAACTACGAAAAGGAAACAACTACTGCGGTTCAAGTTGTTAAGAGAACTGATGGTGTACCTGAAGTTAAGACGCTTCTTATTCATGCAATCTTCCACGATCCATGTAATAAAAACTTAGTATATGCAGGTATTATCCGTTGTCCAAGAGCGCAGATTGATCCATCAAGTGTAGAACTCTCTCTTAAATCTGATGGTAAACATCCAGCCTCATACGTTTTAAACAAAGAATATTGCGGTGCAGATGGCAACTTATTTGATATTTTAGTATCTGAAGATTAATTTAATATAAAACCCCTGTTACCAAGCGGGGGTTTTATTCTTAGGAGGAACAATATATGGCATTAGAAAACAATGCAGTTTGTGCGATTTGTGGAAAACCGTACAGAGTTTGTCATACTTGTCAAAATATTAAATCTTTCTTGCCGTGGCGTACAATTACGGACACTCTTCCGCATTACATAATTTATCTTGCGATTTACAATTACAATTTAACAAAAGATAAAGTAAAAGCAAAAGCAGAACTGTCGGAATGTGATTTGACAGAGTTAAATAATTTCGACAAAGATGTTAAAAAAATTATAGAAGAAATTATGGCAGAGGATAAAATTGCTGAAACAAGTAAAACAAAATCTCAATCCACAAAAACAAATAAAGTGGTAAAAAATAATGATAATGAATAGTAAGTTTGTAAAATTGTAGGCTATACCGTTTACTATTCAGTATTCAGTATAGCCTATTTTTTACGCTTACGTGATAGACAAGAATGGAGTGAATGGAAATTAAAGAATATAGTGATGTATTCAATTGGGAATATGAAACAGAAGATGTAAGATTTATTCCAAATATGGCTCAAAATTATATGTATTTAAACTCGTCTTTATCAAAAGGGCAACTTGTAGATATTATTCCAGGTCAGAATAGACGAGTTGTTTTTGTTTGGAAGAAATCTAAGGAAATGAATGAGTTATATAAATTATGGTGCAATTGTACTTATAAGGAGGATTAAAATTATGACAGATTTATCATTTTTAACAAATTTTACAGTACCGATTATTGTTGGGATTTGCTTATGCGTAGGATATGTATTAAAAAATATTGTTACAACGGATGTGGTTAATAAGTATATTCCACTGATTATGGCAGTGCTTGGTGTTACATTAAATACATGGATGAATATGAGCTTCACACCTGAAATTTTACTTGGTGGACTTGTATCTGGTCTTGCTTCTACTGGTTTGTATGAAGCCTTCAAGAATTTTTTAAAAAAGTAAAGAATGGATGGTATGTATGAGTGCAGGAGATACAGAATTTAGCGCAAATTAATTATGTGCTTGTTATACTTGGTTTATTCGCCATTTTGTTTGCTGCTAAGGAAGTTATCGAAATATTTGGTTATTTTAAAAAGAAACTTAGACTAAAAACAGGTATTGACGAAGATAAAGAGACAATAGAAAATCGTATTAAAACGCTTGAAAAACACGATAATTGGCAGTATCAGGAAATTTTGAAAATATCTAAAGGTATAGATGATATTAAAAAGTCTTTAGATATAAATGAAAAAGAAACTAATCAGAGAATTATTGTGCAATATGGTGCTGAACTTTATAATCTACATAGTAAATTTATGGCACAAAAATATATTACAAGAGCAGGATTAGAAACATTTCAATTATTAGCAGATACATATATTGCTTGTGGTGGTAATCACTCAATTAAAGGAAAGATAATTCCTGAAGTAATGGCTTTGCCAATTAAAGAAGATTAAATTTTATAATATCACATATTTGGTAAACTTTGCTTAACATATATTTATGTATAATACTAATATAAAATAAATTATTGGAAATACTTTATGTATATGAAGAACAAAGTTGATGAATATCGTTGTAAACAAAATATGACATTACAGCAATTATCAGAAAGAACAGGTATTTCAAGAACCACTCTTTCAAAAATTGTAAATAATCAAACAAATGATATTTTATTAAGTCATGCAATCACCTTATCTCGTGTACTTAAAGTAAATCTATATGAATTATTCTGTATACAGAAATAATTGAGGAATGTTTATGACATATTTTAATTTAATTTGTGAGGAGTTATGTATAACTGGCGGTAAGGTTATACATATTGACACTAATGTTGCAAATCTTGAAGAGGTTCACAAGATAGTAACTGATAATGCTGACAAATATCCTAATAGTAAGTGGGAACTATATCCTATGCAATTAGTAGTATAAGCACAATTAAAATAACAATTAAATATTATTAAAAGAAAGAGCGGTTTCTTCGGAAGCTGCTCTTTTGTTATGTAAAGGAGAAAATAATATACAAGAATTAAAATTAACATCTCCTATCGCACCTTCAGTTAACCACTATTTAGGTTGGAGAGCTATTTTAAAAAATGGGAAACCAATGGCGGTAGGATATAAAAAACAAGAAGCAATTAAATATCAGAAAGAATTTGCGAAATATGTAAAGACAGAAGCAAAAAAACAAAACTGGATTAAATCGGATAACAAATCACAGCACTATTATATGGATTGTATATTCTATTTTGACAGAGTAGACAAAGATGCCAATAATAGTTTCAAGTGTCTTGCCGATGCGATTACAGACAGCGAATCCGTGTGGATTGATGACACTCAGTTATGTGAACGTGTACAAGGGATTTATTATGATTCAGAAAATCCACGAATAGAAATTACAATACGACCTGTTGACTACATTGGAGTTTTTGACAATGCTTCACAGTTTGATGATTTTAAATCTCACTGCATCGGATGTAAAAGATACAAACGAAACTGTAGTCTTCTAAAGAAAGCTATAGAAGGTCGAATTCAAAAAGAAATACATAATGGAGAATGTGAAAAATTCTCGCCAATAAATGATTAAAGGAGATAGAAGGAATATGAAACTTTTAGAGTTTGTAGAAAAGTATAACAACATGACAAATAACACATTAAAGGAACAGTTATTAAGTAAAATCAAAATCACTCAATATGTATCAATCATCAAGAAAGATGCTTATGCTCAGTTAATCGTAGATAAAACAACATTTGAGCAGGAAGCATATGATGATAATGGTAAAACAAAGTATCGTAAAACAGATAAGATTAGAGTAAATTCTGTTGCTCAGTATGTACAGTTTTGTCGTGCCGTGATTGAATTATACACCGACCTTGAGATTGATGAGAACGATAAAGGTTTTATTAATGGATATGATGCACTCAAATCTTCTGGTTTGCTTGATATTTTAATGGTTGGCTCTGATAAGGATTATCCTCTTATCCCTATGAGTGAATTAAATGAGTTCAAGACCATTTTAACAATGAAACAGTCAGACACTCAGTTTAATGAGACAACCGCTCAGGCGTTTATTAGCAAACAGATTAGAAGAATCTCTGATTTGGCAAATGCTACTCTCACACCACTCATGGATGTTGTAAGTAAGAAAATTGATAGTTTACCCAATGATGAGTTGAGAAAGATTCTTGATAATTATAAACTTAGCAGTACCGCAAATTTTAAAGAGGTATAAGTATGGAAATTATGAATTTACCAAGAGGTTGTGGTAAGACAACAAATATTATTATTGAAGCTGTTAAAACAGGTTATCCAATTATTACGTTGTGTAGAACTATGAAGAGAGATATTGAAAGACGTGCAGAAAAAATCACAAATAAGAAAATAACTGTTTATACAGTTGCAGAATTTTTAGATGATGATTTTTGGTGCGATAAAATTGATAAGAAACCAGAACATGTTTTAATTGATGAGCTTCCATTTGTACTTGAGGAATTATTGGGTACAAAATGTGAAATGGCTACTATGACAAGTAAATCTTTAGAAGAATATTATGGACATAGAGATTGGGATAAATAATTGAAATTCAAATTTCTTGTGAAATAAACAGGCTCTATACATGTCAAAGTGTATAGGGTTTTTCTTATGGAGAGTGGTTATACTGCTCTTCTATTTTAGTGTAAAAATAGTGAAATTTTTGGAGGTGATTAGATTGGCGAAGAATAATCTCTATGGTGATTTCAAGAAGAAATTAGACAGAATTCAAAACCATATGGCTGAGGAAGTTGCACCACAGGTAAATGAATTATTAAAAGAATCAGTAAGATATTCCCTTATTGATTGGTACAACGATTATGAGCCAAATATGTATAAACGAACATATAATTTTATGAAAATTTTAGACAGTACAAGAACAAGTGGAAAAGGAAATATTCTAACTTTATCTGTTGATTCAAGTGCAATGAATCCATATCAGGGTTTTGATGAGCCTCCATATAAAGGATATGAAAAACAACCACTAAATACAGGAACAGCTTTTGATTATATGTTCATGAATGGTGAGCATGGTCATGGTCGTTGGATGATGCACCGTTCTATTCCACCATATATGTATGTAGATAGAGATATTATGACTGGTTGGAATGGACGATTAGACAAACTTGTAAATGATAGAGTTGAAGAAATTTTAAGAAAGTGAGGTTAATACATGGCTGGACGTTATATCACTCAAGTCGAACTTAGGACTAATATAGAAAAAGTCCTAGAAGAACTGAAAGAAACGCAAGATCGAGTAGACAAACTCGAAAGAAAAGATTATAAAATCAATCTCGATATTGATACAAAGACATTGGAAAGTGCCATTCAAAAACTTGATAAGATGCTTGACTCTCTTGGTAAAGGAACAGGTGATTTTAAACAGTTTGAGAATTTATCAAAACAGTTAGAAAGCATTACATCTGATGTTAAAGATTTTAGCAAAGCTTTTGGTAAAGTAGATGATTCTGGTACGAAGACACTACTCTCTTCTATCCAGAATATTGACAAGTCACTTTCTGAATTGAGTCAGAATATTCTCAATGTTAATAAAAATATGAGTAATATGGGCGGTAATACGAGTGGTGCTGTCAAACAAGTGGAGAATATTAGTAATGCATATCAAGATGCTGCTAAAGAAGCTGAGAAGTTGGCTGACGCACAGAGTAAGATTGGACAGAAAACGAATATTTCCTTGACTTCTGATTCTACTGTTGAACAGCAAATCAAATCTGAATTAGAGTTGAATGCTGAAATTGAAAAAAGAGAGAATATTATCAGAGAGCTTCAACAGTTACAAGAGAAATTAACTGTTCATGAAGATTTCCATGGTAATGACAGATATTTTGCAGACCAATTACCTACAGAGGAAGAAATTCGTGAAGCAGATAAGAGAATTAAACAATTAACTGGTACTAATAATATCTTTAATGTTGACAAACTTATACAAGACAGAAACGAATGGTTATCTGAAGTAAAATATAGTCTTGAAGAGTATGATGATTTAATTAAGGCAAATGATCAAAAAGCACTTGATGAATATACAACAAGAGGTTTATCTCGTATCGGTGGGGCTGAATCATTTTTTGGATATGAAGATAATAATTTTTCTATAGCGTCAAAATTTGTTGAGGAAAAAGAAAAAATCCAAAACGAGATAAATGATCTCTATACAGATTTAGATAAGTTGGATGAAAAAATGAATTTAGATTCCAACAATTCTTCAGTTGATAATACAGTTCAATCTCAAGAAAAGCTTCAATCTGAATTAAAGGAAACTCAGAAACAAGCAGAGAAAACTGCTCAAGCTGTTAAGGAATCTACTACTGCTTCTACAGAGCAAAAGAAAGACGCATTTTCTGATAAGGATGTTTCTGCTTCTGTAGAGTCTGCTACTAATTCCATCAAAGAAGAGAATAATGTATTAGAACAGAACACTCAGAAAGTTAAGGAAAATACACAAGCCAAAGAACAGAATGCCAATGTAAACCTTAATAAGTATGATAAACGTTTGGATTCTTATAATGGTAAGATCGATAAATACAAGACAACCATTGATAGATTTAATGATGGTGGTTGGACAAGTAGTACATATTTAGAAAACGTACAGGCTGTCAAGAATGCTGTTCATGAGTATGAAACTCTGCTTAATGAATTAAAGGGTAAAGATGCTAGTTTGGTGACAAGCGATGATATTTCTAAATTGGACAAGTATGAAAAGAAAATCAAAGATACTATCGCTACTGTTACTAATATGTCGGCTTCTGAAAAGGGATATAACTTTGTTTCTGGTCAGAAAGAATTAGACAAGATTCACAAACTTCTCAATGAAAATAGTAAGATGTCTTCTGAAGCAAAAGCTAAAATTAAGGCTTACTATGCTGAAATTGAAAGTGGCAATCCTAGCATGAGTCTTGATAAGATTCATGGTGAAATCTTAAAGATTTACAATGCCGAAGTTGAAGCTGGTCGTGCTGGCAGAACATTGTGGGACACTTTAAAGAATAGCGGATTCCATCAATTAGCTGCTCAGATGGCAGGAATGTTTGGATTTTATGATGTTATTAATCTGGGTAAAGAAGGTTTAAGTGTCGTAAGAGAACTTAATACTGCCCTTACAGAAATGCGAAAAGTATCTGATGAATCTTTACAAAGCTTAAAAAATTATCAAAATACAACTTTTGATACGGCAGACGCAGTTGGCACAACTGCAAAACAAATACAGACAAGCACTGCCGATTACATGCGATTGGGTGAGTCGCTTGATAAAGCTGCCGAAAGTGCGAAAACAGCAAATGTCCTATTGAATGTATCTGAATTTGATAATATTGAGGATGCAACTAAGTCACTTGTTGCTATGGGGCAAGCATATAAAGACTTAGATAAAATGACTATCGTTGATAAGCTTAATGAAGTAGGTAATAATTATGCAATATCAACAGATGAATTAGCCACCGCCCTTCAAAAATCAGCAGCTACTCTCTCACTTATGGGGAACACAATTGATGAGGCTGCTAGTTTAGTCACTACAGCGAATGCAACGATTCAGGACGCAGATAGTGTTTCAGCAGGTTTACGTACAATTTCTCTTAGATTGGTTGGTACGGAAGAAGCCGAAGAAGAACTTTCTGCAATGAACGAGGAAGTGGATGCTTTCGTAAAAGCAACAAATTCAAAAAAACAACAGATAATCAAAGATTATACTGCCGTAGCTTCTAACAATTATCAAGGTTTTGATATTCTTGATAGTAATGGAAATTATAAAAATACTTACGAAATTCTTCTTGGAATTGCCAAGGTTTACAAAGAAATTCAGGAACAAGATAAAAAGCTGGGAACAAATCACGCCACAGCTTTAATTGAAGAGTTAGCGGGCAAAAACCGATCGAATATTGCTTCAGCGATACTGCAAGATCCGACACAGCTTGAAGCTGTTAAGAAATCTTCAGAAGAAGCATTGGGATCAGCAGAAAAAGAATTAAACTCTTATCTTGATAGTATTGATGGCAAAATGGCACAATTAGAAAATCGTGCGCAGGAGTTCTGGTTTAAGGTGATAGACTCCGAAACTATTAAGAATGGTATTGGTTTATTATCCACTCTGCTTAAAGGTGCTACTGATTTTGTAGATACAGTTGGATTGTTACCAACTATTCTTGCACCAATTGCAGCTATTCTTGGCAAAGGTAAATCAACACAACGATTTTGCCCTGTATGGTAGTGATGCCATATTGCAATCGCCAAGTAAAATAAAGATGGGTGTCAAAATATATTGTCGAGGATTGTATAATTAACATCATGCAAAAGTATATAATAGAGAACATTATATATGATAGAGTTGAAAAACAGGAAAAGTTGATGTTTGTTCATAAGCTAACCAATAACGCTAAGTGAACGGTATAATAAAAATTAGGCATTATTATACAAGATTACATATTCGCAGCCAAGCGAAAGGAATATGGAAAATTCCCCTCCTACTCTTTTGAGAGGACGAAGGTTCAACGACTGGAAGGCACGATATCTCTATGAGATATGGAAGTACAGTCTGGTTTCTATTGTATTTATACAATAGTCTATGCTCGCTGGTAATCAGACCAGCTAAAGAAGTAGTATAGAGTGAATATTGAATATAATTAATTAATTTGATTTACATTGCGATTTCGGAATTCAGTAATGTATTTGAGTGTGTGTTTCACTCAACTAGAAAATTCCAAAAAATAACTTATAAAAAGAGAATATAATATTAAGAAGTCCGCAGCATAAACTGCGGACTCAGATAAGAATGACACTCTTTATCAATTTCACAAAAAGGATATGAAAAATGAAAATGAAGAACTCTTACTCCTCATAGAATGAACTATCAACTTCTATTCTACTCTGGTCAGCAGAAAAATGAAAGTTTTTAGTTTTCTTGGAAAACATTTTATGTACCAGATAAAAACCTAATCCAAGTTCGCCGAATTTCAGACAATATGTAAGCATTAGTTCTACCATCTTTCACCTCCTTTCCGTGATGTTGATAACGGTTGGGAATATGATGTGGAGAACCCACTAGATGTTTTTCTTCCAAGAGCGTTGTACTCACTTTCTTCCTTAATAAAAAGGAAACGTGAAAATTAATAAGTTACCACATAAGATACGCACAGGCTACGGTGCGTTCATAGCCCTCTTATGTATAACCATATTTTACCATTGTACTTAAATAAATACAATTCAGAACATAAGTTTTGAAGAAAATACCCAATATAAAGGAGGTTTTTTATGCATATTAACATTGCTTATAAGATTGTTGGTGTTTAATCAAAAAAATAATAGGACTGTCGTGAGACAGCCCTACCAATGGAATAAAAGGAAATATGAATACAGCATATGCAAGAAGATATTATAACATCATATTAGTGATGTCTTTTACTTTACTATCGGAAAGTTCAGTATGTTTACAAATCATGCTTGTGACAATGACTTTTCCTAAAACGGAGCGTAAATTATACTTGCCACTTCCGATAATACTTGTTAAAAAGTTTAACATGTCTCGCCTCCCTTCTCTATAGAATAGAAATATAAATTAGGGAAATATGCGCCCAGAAAGGGCAGATTCATTTTTCCGAATGCCATATGATATAGATATTAGAGTAGCCTTCGGATTATAGAATGATATGGCACATTTCTATACTACTTACCAATATCTATATTTTAATATTGTATTAAATTAAATACAATCCAGAACATTAGTTTTGTCGAATTTTAAATATTAAAAATGATTCAAATTTTATGTAAAATATTTACAAAAAATGGTATCTGTGCTATCTTCAAGATAGTAAAAATTTTCAATTTTTTGAAGGAGGTAGCGCGATGAAGAATTCTAGTAAAGAACGAACTTTGCAATGGATAAACAATCAAAATAAAAAGGGTAATATATCATTCAAACATCGTTTACAGCGACCGACTGGACAGTGGTCTACTCGAATGAAGAGTCTTTTGATCCATAGCTTATTAAGTGGCATTCCAGTGAATCCAATTTATGTTGTAGAGGAAGAAAATGTAATCTATCCGCTAGATGGCTCTCAGAGAACATCAACTTGTATTGATTATATTAATGATGTATTTTCATTAAGTAAAGATACTCCAAATGTATTCATATCTGTGAAAGAAAACGGAGAACAGGTCATTAAGGAATATGAAATTGCAGGAAAGAAGTTTAAGAAACTTGATGATGAAGTAAAAGAAACACTTCTTGCTTGTACATTAGAATTTTGCACATTGTCTGATTATACAGATGAAGAAGTAAAAATCATGTTTGCCCGTCAGAATTCAGGGAAACCTCTGAATGGTAAATTGCTTCGTGTAGTACATGAATCAGATGAGTTCAGCGAAATGGTTTACTCTCTCGCTAATCATCCATTTATGGATAAAATTATGTCAAAGGCACAGCGTAAAAATGGAACTGATAGGGATATAATTATTCAAGCAATGATGCTTATATCATCCAATCAAGAAAAAGAATTTACATCTTTCAGGACAAAGGATATTGATGCTTATGTATCTGATTATGCAGATCAATATCTTGATAGAGTCAATGTGTTAAAGGGAGCTATGGATAAATTCAATGAATCATTTGAAAAGGATATAAAAATTCCATCCACAAGTATTCCACAAATTTTATATGCAGGATATCGCATTCAGAAAGATAAGAAATCATTCTCACGTCTTGTAGAAAAAATTATTGAATTTATCGTTACTTATGATTCTAATGAAGAATATAAACAGTTTGTTCTAAATGGAACTGGTAGCAAAGAGAATGTCAAAGGACGTTTCGATTATTGGCGTGGAATTGTAAAAACATTACAGTAAATATTGGAAGAGTAGTCGGTTGGCTACTCTTCTTTCATATTGATATATGGTAAATTCTGTCATATAATTATGTGTAACAAATTCTGAAATGGAGGCATATTATATGACAGAAGAAGAAAATAGAAAAATGTCTTCCCTTATTGGATCGTTAAAAGGCACAATTATTAGTAATGTCAATAGCGAAGATTGGGATTTATTTTTCTCATGGTGTCGTAAATTAGCATTGGATACCAGAAAGGATAAGAAAGAGAAATCTCTGCTATCCAAAATTAGATTAGAAAAGGATATAGAAAAACGAAAAGAATTAATTGAAGAGAAAAAGAAATTTTTGCCTTCAAATTATCCAACAAAAATTGAGATAGGCGATATTGTTCATATAAATTTCGGTTATGGATATTGTAGCGAATTATCTGATGGTCATTATGGAATAATTATGTCAGAAATGAAGGCGAATATGTACTTTATTATCCCATGTTCAAGTGAACCATTGAGGATTATGGAGCTTCCAATTAAATTAGGAGTTCCTAATAAAGAACGAAATCCTGAGAAAATATCATATCTTAGATTTGATCAGATGAGAATGATTCACTATCGTAGAATAGAAAAGGTTTCTTATCAGAAAACATATAATGTTGGAAAATATAATATATTGAGAATTTATAAGAAAATCAATGAATTCTTTAATTTTAGTATTGACAACTTTCCTATAGAGTGATATATTCATCTTACAAAAGAAATACTCAATACGGACAAATTGCATACGTGCAACTGAGTCTATTATAATGAACAGATCAATTAGGTAGCCATGCATACGTGCGTGGCTATTCTACTATAATAACAATAGTATTATAATCTCACAAAGATCTTTCACGAGGTTTAAGTTCTGTAATATTTGTAACAAAACACAAATCACTTAAAGACTGGCAGGTAAGCTGGTCTTTTTTGTTGTGTAGCAAAAATAAAAAGAGTAGTAATTTCTCGCTACTCTTCTATCCCATATCTTATTAAAACTTACTACCACAGTTATTGCATTTCCAAGTCTTACTAAGATTATTAAAAATATTATTTGAACTACTACGAAATGAGGTGAAAAATAATGAGAAATTTAAATAATAGTGAAAAGAAAGATACTGTCAGTTTTGAAATTATAACCGACAGTATCTCATTAAAAATTGACAAGAACGGGAACATAGTTATTAATTTGGAATCTGGAAATCTCCATTTCCTAAATCAATAAGTTCTCCACTAGGAATAAGGGTGTTCTTATCTCCATCAATAATTGCTTTAACAAAAAAGCCATTCGGATATGTAACGGTTGTTTCAATAGTGTTTTTTAACATTTTTGTCTCAATTTTAATATCTTCCGTCTTACATCCCTCTGGGGCTTTGATAGTAAATCCCATAATAAAACCTCCTTTGCATATAATTTTATAATTATATTATAGTATTATATGCAAAGGATTTATAGTCGGAACATCAGTTTTGTAGAATATCACCAAACATTTCTAAAAATTACTCTTAACAAAAACCTTATAATACTCATCATCTAAGCTGATAAGACTTTTCTCACCATCTTTCCACTCTACGGCAATAAGGTATTCTTTTTTCTTTTTGCCATTGACTCCTGCGATTGCACCTAATCCACCAAATAGTGCTACGCCTAAAGCACCTTTCCAGAACGAATACTGGTCTTTGTTGGATTCGTCAATTACTGTGTAGGAAGAAATATAGCGTGGGATAAGACCACCATCACATATAAGCATATCTTTACTATATAAGATTTTTTCATCTTTATATTTACCCTCTAGTACAATATTTATTTTAGACATATATGACCCTCCTGAAATTATATTCTTATAATATCAAATTAATTAATTATATTCAATATTCATAAATAGAAAATCAAGGATTTTATAAACGATATAAAAATTGCAAATGGTGTATTAGATAAATTCAGCAAATTAAACATAGATGGAAAAAGTTTTAATGTTGGACAATTAATATCCTTTAAAGATGTAAAAGAATCACAGTTAAAATCTCTTACGGAAGAAATTCAATCAATATCTAATGCTGACTATGGTGCATTTGATGCGCCTAAGATTCAAGAATATGCTAACGCTCTTTCTGACCTTGAACCAAAACAAGCTGCACTTTTATTAAGTACACAGGGATTGTCAAATGCTCAGATTGAACAGGTATTATCTACACAGAAATTAACACCTGAATTGCAGTATCAGGCAATGCTTGAAGCTGGTTTGTTAAGTTCTAAGCAAAAACTTACTACTGCACAAATTGAAGAAACTCTTCAAACTGTTTTAGGTTCTGATGCCGATGTACAAGCGACAATGAGTGCAATGGAATTGAAAGTTGCTACTGATGCACAAGGTAATTCAGTTGCTAAACTTACAAAGAAAAATATTGAAGCTGCTGTTGCTAGTGGTAAATTAACCCAAGAACAGGCATTACAACTTGCAAGTATGCTTGGTGTGGATATGGCTGTTAAGGAACAAGCTTCTTCTACTCTTCCTAAATGGATAGCAACATTAAAATTAAGTGCTAAAGCAATTTGGGAGAATATTACAGCAACATTAACATGGCTTGCAACTACTCCTGCTGGTTGGGCTACATTGGCTACTATTGCAATAGTTGGTACAACTGTAGCAATCGCAAAACATACCAAGTCATTAAAAGATTTACAAGAAACGGCACAGGATTCTAAATCCGCTTATGATAGTACTATTTCTGAAATAAAATCTCTTAATGACGAATTAAAAACTACAAAAGATAGAATTAGTGAGTTACAAAACAAAGATTCACTTACTTTTTCAGAAGAAGATGAATTAGAAAAATTAAAGAAAACTAATGATGAATTAGAACGTGAATTGCGAATAAAAGAAGCAATTGCACAAACTCAAGGTCAAAAATCTGCCAATGATACCAATGCCGCAATTACTAAGAAATCTGAAAAGTATAATCTTAGTTATAGTGATAACGGAACTTCTTTTGATACTGGTGATAGAATTGATGCTGCACAATGGAATATAGAGCAAGCAATCCAAAATAATAAGGAATTGGAAGATTTATATTCTAAGCGTAAGGAAATTGAGGATAAATTTAACAATGATGCTTCTCAATTTAAAGACGATAAAGAATGGAAACAAAATGAAAAGAACATAGAAAGTAAAAAGGCTTACATTAAGACGGTTGAGGAACAAGCTGCCACATATATTAAAGCTCTTATGAACGAAGATGATGCTTTATATGATTCTAATGGTAATGTTATTGTTGGTCAAGAAGATTTAGTTAATCGCCTTAAAGCGTTATATGGTAATTATGACGAATATAATCAAGGTGAAATGTATTCTGATACTTTTGTAAAGCATTTACAAGAAAATGGTATATCTGAGGATGCGGCAAATGAAATTAAAAGTCAATTATCGGATGATGAAATTAAAAAAGCTTCTGAACTAGATATTTTACCTTATATTGACGAAAATGCAACTGTCGAATCAGTACGAGAAGCGATTAAGAAAGCCCAAGAAGAAGCTGATAAGAATCCTGTCGAAACTTCTGTAGAATTTGATGATCCAACTTCTCTTCTCACTGAATCGGAAGACAAATCTCAAACTGCAACATTAGCAGACCTTCAATCAGAAGCAGATTTGTTATCTTCTATTCAGAAGGAGATGTCTGAAACAGGCACTATTGGCGTTGACTCTATGCAGAAAATAATCAAGCAGTATCCTGAAGCGAAGGCTGCACTTGCTGATTATATGTCTGGTTTAATCTCAGAAGAAGAGTTATTTAATAAATTCAAACAAGTTTATGAGGATGATAAAGAGCAATATATTAAATCATTAATTGCTAAAAATGAAAAAGATGAAGAATTCTTTGAAGCGGTAAAAACAAACAATCGAAGTTTGTTTGATACATTAGGGACAATGTATGGATATGATGTTCAAAATTGGAACAACCTAGAACAAGCAAAGTTGAATATTTCAGCTCAAACTCTTCAAAAAATAGCACAGTTATATAAAAACTTTTATCAGGCTATGGGTGTAGATAATGGTGTTGAGTATGCAATTGATGTTAATAAAAATACATTGGGTGGCACTCCTGAACATTCTGCGACAAATATTTTTGGGAAGTTGTATGATAAGAAAAAATTTGATACAGTTGCTTCCGAACAAAATCCTGAATATTCTGAATTATTAGATAATATTGATAAAGTATTGGCTGATGCAGAAAATGCAAAAAATTTTTTGGGTAACGCAGCTTATGATTACATATCATCTTCTATTGATTTATCATGGGATGACTTAGGTAGCGATTCTTCATCATCTTCTGGTTCAGGTTCAGATTCAGACTCATCAGATAAAGACAATTCCAAAGATTACGACCTCATTGAAAGAAAAATTAAAAAGCTGGAATCGGCTATTTCAGCACTTGATACCGCCGTATCAGACACTTATGCTTCATGGGGAAATCGTAATTCGGCACTAGCAGATGAATTGTCATCTGTTTCTGATGAGATTTCATTACAGCAACAGGCATATGAAAAGTATATGGACTTAGCCGATTCTGTTGGTCTAGATGGATATTACGAAGACCTTATCAAGAACGGAGCAATAGATGTTATCACTGTTGACGATGAAAGTCTGCAAGACCAGATTGACAAGTTTCAGGATTTTTATGATAAGGCGCAAGATTGTAATGATAAAATCAGAGACCTTAATCAAAATCTGAAGGAATTACAAAAGACTAAATTTGACAATGTAGTGTCTCAATTTGAGGATATCTCGTCTTCTATTTCTCATGCAGTTACTATGCTTGACAAATATATTGACCTTGCCGACAAACATGGATATTATGCGTCACCTGAATTATATCAAAAACAACTTGAACAGTACAATAATACTCTTAATACTCTCACAAGTGAAAGAGATACATTACAATCAAAGCTTCAAGAATCTGTTCAAAGCGGTTTGGTTGAAGAAGGCTCAAAAACATGGAATGACATGTTGCAACAGATTCAATCTGTAAATGAAGAAATTGTTGATACTGTTATCAATATTCAAGAAGTCGGTAATTCATTACGTGATTTAAACTTTACGATATTTGAGCGTGGTCAAGATGATATTTCCAATCTTGTCAGTGAGGGTCAATTCTATATTGACTTACTCGATAAGATGAATAAGGATTTATATGATGATGACGGAAAAATTACTAATGAAGGTCTGACTGTACAGGGCATTCACAGTGAAAACTATGCTGCATACTTGAAACAGGCTGATTTTTACGCAAAAGAAATTTCTGCAATCGAAGCCGAGCTTGCAAACGATCCTGCCAATACAACTCTTATTGACAAAAAACAGGAATACATTGAAGCTCAACGTGAATCTGTTTTAGCTGCTTACGATGAGAAGAATGCTATTATAGACTTAATCAAAGATGGCTACGATAAAGCGTCTGACGCATTAAGCAAGCTAATTGACAAGCGTAAAGAGGCTCTTGAAGCAGAAAAAGATTTGCATGATTATCAGAAAAGTATTCAGGAAAAATCTGATAAAGTGACCGAACTTGAAAAGCAGAAAGCCGCATATGCAAATGATACGTCCGAAGAGGCTAAAAAGCAGGTACAGCAAATTGAAGTTAATCTAAAAGATGCGCAGGAAGATTTGGCTGAAACTGAATATGATAAGTATATCTCTGACCAAGAAAAGCTTCTTGATGATTTGCAGACCGAATATGAAGACCTTATTAACGATAGAATTGATAATATTGATAAGGAACTTGGTGATGTTGCTGACGCTGTAAATTTAAACAGAGATGCAATTCGCTCTACACTTGAAAATTTAAGTCAAGACACAGAATTGCCATTAACAAAAGCTATGCGAGATGTATGGAATTCTGCTACGCCTGTTGTAGATTTGAACACAACTGTGCAAGGAATTGGTTCTACAGTGAGCGGTATTACACTTGCAATTAATGACATTATTACACGACTTAATGATTTAATTGCTATTATGCGTGGTAATCTGGATTCGGAAATTAATAATTATGACGATGGAAGTTATAATCCGAATAACTCTACTCCTGCTCCTACCCCATCTTATGAACCTGATCCTGAACCATCATATTCTTATGACGAATCAGACGATTCAGATTCTGGCGATGCCGGAAATTATGATGACTTGTTTGTGTACAAGTATTATTATCCACAACCACTTGACACTGAACATTCAGTTGTAGATAGATTAAAATTCAATGATATTGATGCTTCTTGGGATAGACGTGCTGATTACTATGAAGGTATTTTTGGGGATGAAGACTATACCGGTTCTGATTATCAAAATATTCGAATGTTAGATTGGTTAAAAGAACATGGTTATGCCAAAGGTAAAAAACGTGGAGAATATTCAACTGGATATCATTTAGTAGGCGAAGAAGGAAATGAATTCATGATTACCAATGGTGCATTGCGTGAAGTTGGTACGGAAGATACTATCTTTACAGCGGATATGGCTAAAAACATTGCTGATTTTAGTGTTGACCCAACACAGTATCTATCTTCTCATATGCCACTTCCTAACGTCAAACCTGCATCAATTCCAAATAATGTTACAAGTAATGTGGACACGATTGAAATTAGTCTGCCAAATGTAACGAATTATACAGAGTTTAAAACGCAGCTTATGAATGATCGTGGATTTAAAAGCTACATGAGTGAAGCTACGTTGGGTGTTGCATTAGGACATAATGAACTTGCTGCAAATAAGTACAAATGATGAAAATATTCAACATGTGGGAGGTTTTATGGCTTCCCATATGTTAAATCAATGTAAACATATGTTCTTGTGGATTATTGTTGATTATTGGTATATAATGGTAGTATTAAATACTAATGATTAGTGGAGGTATTACATATGAGCGAATTGCCCAAAGTATTATATTCAGGAAAAGTAAATATAGGCAATAAAGAATTATCTTGTGCTGTGTTAGATAACGGAACAAGAATATTGACAAATACCGCAATATTTCAAGCTTTTGATAGACCACGAAAAGGGAAACCCTCAGAAGAATATCGTTTAAAAAATGTACCTGCATTTATTACAGCAAATAATTTAAAACCATACATAAAAAGAGAATTTGAAGATAATGATTTTTCTGTTGAGTACAGTAGAAACGGTAGAATTTTTACTGGTTATGAAGCTGAAATATTGCCTAGAATTTGTGATATATATTTATCAGCAAGAGATGATGATGTTTTGACAGAAAATCAAAAACCGTTAGCAACTGCAAGTGATATTCTCATGCGTTCTTTGGCTAAAGTTGGAATTGTTGCATTAATTGATGAAGCAACGGGGTATCAATATGAAAGAGATGCTAGAGCTTTACAAGAATTATTGTCTCAATATATTGCAAAAGAATTTTTACCATGGGTAAAAACATTTGATGATGAATTTTATATTCAAATGTTTAGGCTTCGAGGTTGGGATTATAAGGGTAGATTAAAAACACCTTATGCTGGACAGCTTACTAATTTTCTTGTATATAATCGACTCCCCAAAGAAGTTCTCGATGAATTGAAGAGATTAAATCCAGTTTTAAATAAAAATGGTTACAGAAGGCATAGGCTTCATCAGGGACTTACAAAAGAATATGGGTATCAGCATTTAACACAACAGATTTCTACTGTTACAACAATGATGAAAGGGTTTGATACATGGGACGAATTTGAACCAGTATTTAGGAAGGCATTTAATGTTCCAGATGATGAAAAAATTTAATGGGACTAAATTGTTAAAAATAGTCTATTTTTTTATTAATAAAGTTATGAAAATGGCTTAAAATAGGCATTTTTTCAATGGGACCATATTTTGAATAATATTTCCGAGAGCAAGTAGACTAACAATCTACCTGCTCTTTTGTTTTACATATAAGGTGGTGAAAAAATATGAAATATGATAATATGTCAAGAACAGAATTAATCAAATTATTAAAAAGACGAAATGAAACTATTGAAATTCTTGAAAAACGAGAAGCCGTATTACAAAAACAGTTAGAAAATTACAGTGACTCCAATGTTTTAAAACTAATTGACGATTTAAAGAAACAGAAAAAAGTTCAAGCTGAAATCATTAATGAACTTAGACGTGGACGTGCTGAACTGCTGCAACTGATTGGTGATTTAACCGTTAAAATTCAAAAAGGTGGTGTTGGCTAATGTATGCTACTGACTTTATGTATGATAAACACTGTTTGTCTGATTTCGGCATGATTATTTGTGACTTTGATGGAAAATCAGGAGCAGAAAGTGTTTCGGCGGGGTCGCAATTAACTTTTAATCTGGTAAAACCGTTGGGGCAAAATAAATGGAATAATTATTCGTCCTCTTACTCGGAATATCTTACAAGCAATCCTTTTCAAATTTGTAAAAATCCATGTAAAGCATCTTCTCAAGAAGAATTAGAATTAACCGCACATGATATATCTGAATTAAATAGGTGGCTTAACAGGAAGCAATTTTGTAAATTTAAAGTGCTACAAGATGACTATATTGATATTTATTTTGAGGGGAGTTTTAATATTAATCAGATTAATATTGGTGGAAAATGTTATGGTTTAGAATTGACCTTGACAACCAATAGACCATATGGGTTCTTAGAGCCAGTAACATATTCTATAAATACAACTAATAAAAATGAGATTATTTCTCTGTATGACCAAAGTGATGAAATTGGATATATATATCCTGACATGACAATTCGATGTCTTGAATCTGGAAATCTCAAAATACAAAATTCTATAGAGGACAATAGAAACTTTTATCTCGCCAATGTTGAAAATGGCGAAATTATAACGTTACATGGAGAAGAACAAATTATCGAATCTAACCGATCTTCGCATAATATCTACGATGATTTCAATTTTAAATTTCCAAGAATTTGCAATACATATGAAAATAAAAATAATGTTCTGACTTTTTCGATTCCTATAGAGTGTACTCTTACATACTCTCCTATTCGAAAAGTTGGAATTTAGATAGGAATAAATGGAGGAAAATATAATGAAAATTAAATTAGGTGAAGCTTTAAAAGCAAATAAGATTATTAGAGAAATGCTTGAAAATACTGAATTAAATGACACGACATTTAAGTTTAAGTTGCTTTTATTGGCAAATGCTTTGCAACCAATGGAACAGAATTTCGATATGCTTAGAAATCAAAAAATTATGGAGCTGGGTACAAAAACAAAAGACGAAAATGGGCAGGAAAATTCATATATTCCCGCTGAAGATGCGGAAGCTATTAAAAAATTTAATGACTCTATGGAACAATTATTGTCTACCGAAATTACACTTCCCGTAGACAAATTAAAAGCGCAAGATGTGTTTGATAAAAATCTGCCTGTAGATTATATGATTGGATTATGTAGTGTAATTGAAGTGTAAAATATAAAAAAATAAATATAAGTAAATGGAGGTGATAAATTGGGGAAATTGCAGTTTGATATTAATAATCAAGTTGAACAACCTACTATTGTTCCGTGTGAAAATAATTATAAAAAGCTAGGCAATCTTAATTCTGTGACAAATATTGTATACAAAGACAATATGAACGCAGCAAACACACTATCTTTTACGGTGCATAAATACCGAGATAACAATGAATTGTGTAACCTATGGAATAAGATTGTTGATTTTAAAACCGTTTGGATACCTGAATTTAATGAATATTTCAAAATTACAGTAAGTATCAACGAAACAGATGAGATTGTTAAAAATGTTACTGGTACAGCTTTGTGTGAGTTTGAGTTGGCGCAGATTAATTTATACAATCTAGATATTAACAGTGATGATGATATTAAATATAATAATTATGAAAGAACATCTTTTTTCAATCCTGACAACACCTCTATTTCTTTACTTCATCGAATTTTATCAAAAATTCCACATTATACCATCAAACATGTAGACAATACATTAAAAAGCGAAAAAAGAACTGTAAGCACAGACGGAACATCTGTTTATGATTTTCTCACCAATGATGTATCTACGGAATTTGACTGTTTATTCAAGTTTGACTCCGCGGATAGAAGTATATCTGTATATGATTTGTTAAATTACTGCCCTAAATGTAATAAACGAATCGAAGACGATGTTTGTCCTGATTGTGGAAATGCACAATTAATCAAAGGGTATGGTCAAGACACTACTATTTTTGTTGGTCGAGATAATCTTGGTCAAGAAATGACATTAGACTCAAACGAAAGCGAAGTCAAGAATTGTTTTAAAATCATTGCAGGTGATGATGTGATGAGTTCTGCTGTCAAAGACGTCTCTCCTAACGGAAGCGAATATATTACATATTTTTCTGAACAAGATTATGAAAATATGTATGGTGGATTATCCAAAAAACTTCATGGTTATGATAGGACGTTAAAAGACAATGAAAAACAATATACTCAAATTTTAACGGATTTATATAATGCTTATGATAACAAAGCTTATTTAACATCTACGATGATGCCAGACATTTCTCATGAAGTTGGCACGGCTGCTGATCAAATCGCAAAATTAACTTCTGCAACACTTTCTCCCGTTGCTGTTAAAGATGTGTCTATAACTTCTGTGTACACAGTGACCAATGCCGTACTCGGCATGGCAAAATGCTTGGTAGATACAACGAATTTTAAACTTACGATTGAAGACGGATCAACATTGAGAAATCAAACATGGCATGGACGATTTACGATTGCAAGTTATGTAAAAGATGACGATGGAAATCCAAAAGATACCGCTACAAGCAATGAAATAGCGGTTATGGTTAATGATGATTTACAGACTTATATTGAGCAAAAAGTAAAACGAAGTATACAAAAAGAAGGTTCTGATGACTTATCAGATTTATTTAAAATAGAGGATGATGATAAATTTAAATCAACTCTGAATTTGTATTGTTTGAAACGCTTAGAGTCCTTTTTGGCTGCTTATGACACATGTTTGCAAGTTCTTAATGAAGCAAATTGTGGCATGTCTAATTCGCCTTTTTACGAAAAGTTATATCTTCCTTATTATAATAGAAGAAATTATATTGAAGACGAATATAATGAACGTGCAAAGCAGATTGAAGCTATTGCGACTAACATTGATAATCTTGAATGGGAAAAGCAAACTATTCAAAAAATGCTAAATCTACGTACCTATCTCGGTGAGTCAGATTATTTGTCCTACCTTACTTATCTTCGAGAAGATAAATATGAAAACAGCAATTATATTTCAGACGGATTAACCAACGAAGAAGTTATTGAACAGGCAAAACAGCTTCGTGAAAAAGCATTGAAAGAGCTTAAGAAATCTGCTGAAATGAAATATACAATTACTGCTACTCTTAGTAATTTACTCGCATTAAAAGAGTTTGAACCGATTATAAATTATTTTGAAGTGGGTAATTATATTAGAATGCAGATTGATGAAACAATCTATAAAATGAGATTGTTAAGTTATGAAATCACCTTTTCTGAAGACAATATTCAAACTATTAATGTTGAATTTTCAGATGTTATTAATGCAAAAAATAATGCATTAGTAATTAAACAAATTCTTGATCAAGCAAAATCAATTAGTTCAAGCTTCCCCTCTGTTGTTAATCAAATGAATAAAAATACTGAAAATGCCGCTCTTGCTCCGAGTTGGGTAGAAAACGGTCTAAACCTTACTAATTTGAAAATTGTAAGTGCGGCAGACAATCAAAACATGGTTGTGGATGAGCATGGTTTATGGATGCGAATGTATGATGATATTACTTGTACATTTAGTCCTTGTCAAGCCAAATTTCAAAACAACGGGTTTTATCTCACAAAAAACAACTGGAAGACACTTGAAGTTGGTGTCGGCGAGTTCGTTTATGTTGACCCTTCTACAAAAGAAGAAATTCAAGAATATGGTATTATTGCTAAAAAAATCATAGGCAAACAAATCTTAGGCGAAGACAGGTTTGGAATCTACAATGCTAACAATACTATGGAATTTTCAGACAACGGTTTGTTTATTACAACTAATGGCGATGATGCTAAAAACAGTAATGCTTTCACAATCCAAAAACAATATACTAAGGCAACTGGTAATGTATATGAAAAGCAGTTATACATAGATGAAAATGGAAACGTTACTCTTGCTGGCAGTGCGAAAATTAAATGGGAAAATGTAAATAGCCCTGAAATTACAGATATTGCTGGATTGGACGGTTATCTTGAACAGTTAGATGGTCGTATTCAGACTTTTTCTCAGGAAAATGACCCTTCATTAGACTGGACTACTCCTTCACTTAAAAAAGAACACATCGGAGATATTTGGTTTGATACCAAAAATTCGGTTACTCGAAGATGGACAGGCGAAAAATGGGAAGCTACTACAGATAGCGAACTTTCCGAATTAGCAAAATCTAAAGCACAAATTTTTACTATTACACCAAAACCACCGTATTATATTGGAGATCTATGGGTACAAGGTCAGAATGGAGATATTTTAAAGTGCAAACAAACTCGTATGACTGGTAATTATGTTGATGCAGATTGGGAAGTTGCCTCCAAATATACCGATGATTCCAGTTTGAACAGTTTTATTTCTGGAGATTATAAAGAATACATTGAAGATACCAAAAATCAGTTAGATAAGAAAACACAAACATGGTATCAAGCAGATGATCCAGCCGCTGATTGGAAAGATGATGATACAAAAAAGGAGCATATTGGAGATCTATGGTATAACATATCTTCTACTTCAAAGCAAACTTTTGTTTATACTTCATCATATGCCTGGAAAGAAATGGAAGTATCTAAAGAAGTGTTTGACACAATTGATGGTAAAGCTTCTATTTACGTGTCAAAACCAAACAATTATAAAGCAAAAGATTTGTGGATACTTGATGTTGACAATGCAGATGGCAAAAATGGTACTTATCCACGATACAAACAAGGAACTATTCTTGTTTCTACAAAGGATAATACTAGATATAGTGCTTCTGACTGGATTGAAAAAGTTCGATATACAGATGACACAAAAGCGAATTCTGCATATGAACTTGCTGAAAGCGCAAAGAATCTAGGAAATACATTACAAAAATGTCTTGGTTTTACAACAGAAATTTCTAGTAATTATGTTATTTCTCCTTTTATTGGCGGCGGGTATCTTCAAATTTCCAGTGATAATACTGGTAAGGTCATTATTGATCCACTCGGATTGGTTCAGCAATCTCATATTTTTGCCATATATAATAAAAGCGGAGACGTTGTTATGGGTGTTGACACTTCTGGAAACGGCACATTCGCAGGCGATGTTACAACTAAAAATATTATTGCAACAGGCGGTAATATTGGCGGATTCATTGTTGATGAAAATGGATTGTTTAATGTAACCGATAATGTTGGTTGCGGTATGCAAAAATTTGGACATGGTTCTGCTTTTTGGGCAGGTGCAGGCGGCATTGGAAACGGTGGACAAAATGCCGAGTTTAAGGTTTATCATGACGGTTCTTTAATTGCTACCAAAGCTACTATACAAGGTAATATTACTGCCACAAGCGGTAATATTGGTGGTTTTGTGATAAGTACCACGGGTATTAATTCAGCGGACAACAAAGTAGGTATTAATACTACCGCCGGTTGGGGGGTATATGCCGGTGATATGGTTGCAGGAACAGATAGACACATTTTTTGCGTAGGATTGGATGGCGCATTATATGCGGAAAATGCAAATATTGTAGGTAACATCACAGCAAATTCAGGTAGAATTGGCAATTGGCATATTGTAGACGGAAATCTAAGATATGTCGCCGATGAAAACGAACAAGCCTATTTGACTCCTACCGAGTTTCTGCTAAGTCGAAAAGAAGGAGCAAACTTGCACGCTTATGTTGGACAGATATATATGCAGAACGACAGTCAAAGTCGTAGCATTTCAATCGACTGCAACGAAGGTGTAATAGCCTTGGGCGGTGATTGGAGTACCCCATGGGGAGATATCGAAGATTAATATATTGACATTTTAAGGACTGTGTAAAAGCAGTCCTTTTATTTTTTTTGAAAATTAGAAAAGGAGGAATGTGGCAGAATGATTAAATTAAATCATAATCTTTCGTTAGATTTATATTACAACGAAGAAAAGACAATTGATACAAAAGAGTATGATAAAAATTCTCGTTATATTACCGTGTCGCTTACATTCAAGGGTGAAGAATATAAAATTGCTGGTGATTCTGTTAAAGCTAGGGTCAAATGGTTAAAACCTGATAAAAAAGCGGTTTTTAATGACTGTGTAATCAATTCAGACAACACTGTTACAATTGATTTAACAGAACAAATGTTAATTGCCTCTGGTGTAGCCAAAGCTACTCTTTCACTCTATGACATTAATACAAATCAGGTTCTTTCATCTACAAGTTTTAATGCGATTATCGAAGCGAGTGCTGTATCAGATGATACAATTTTAAGCTCGGATGAATACAATTCATTGCATAATGAATTTAAGCGATTAAACGATAAGGTTGAAGAACTCGATAAAACTGTAACGGAACATGAAAATATTCGAGAAAAAAATGAGGACAGTCGTAAGACTAATGAGATTAAACGTGAATCAAATGAATCTAAACGAATTAATTCCGAAAATACTCGTATAAACAATGAAAACAAACGTATTGATTCTGAAGATGAGCGTGTTAAAAACGAAAATACTCGTATTGCAAATGAAAATACTAGACAGCAAAATGAAGCCATAAGAGAAACACAAGAGGATAAAAGAGAGTCTGACACTGCTATCGCCATAGAAAAAGCAAACGAAGCGGCAAAGAACGCAAATGACAAAGCAAATGATTTACAAAATAAATTAGATAATCATCATTTTGTTCTTACAAATGAGCTTGAAAACAGTGTTTCTTCTACTTCTACCACTCATGCTCCTACTGCCAATGCTGTAAAAACAGCCTATGATAAAGCAGTATCCGTTGAAAATACCATAAATTCAAATAAAAATAATTGGAATGATAAATATACCAAAAATGAAATCGACAATAAATTTTCTACTTTAGAAAGCAATATTGATTGGAAAGAATCTGTAAATACTTTTGCGGATATTACAAAAACCTATCCTAATCCTGAAGATGGCTGGACTGTAAATGTAAAGGATACTGATTATACATATCGTTATAGTGGTTCAAAATGGGTTGCAATTTCTGCTAATGCCATTCCAAAAGCTACACAAACGCTTGATGGTTTACTGTCTAAAGAAGATAAAATTAATTACGATGATGCAAACAATAAAAAACACACTCATACAAATAAATCTGTGTTAGATGGAATTACTTCTGCTCTGATTACGGCTTGGAATAATGCAGTACAACATATTACAGATACTGTTAAACATATTACTCCTAGCGAAAGAACAAAATGGAATACAGCATACGATAAGGCAATCAACGCTCTTCCATTGTCAGGAGGAATACTTACAGGAAGTCTTACTGTGCAAGGTAACGCAATTGACAATCCAATCAGAGCTAGAGGGATTGTAGGTTCAGATGGACAGGGAAGTGATGGAGATTTATATTTGCAATACGGAACAGACAACAATATATACTTAGGCAAATCAGGGAAAAGTTATATTGATTCCGAAGGATATTTTTATCAGATTGGAAATAAAGTATTGGATAGTAAGAACTATACTTCGGTAATGACGAAACAAGGAGTATGTGATATTTTGGGATATACTCCTGCAACCGAAACTGAATCAAAAAAATATATTAAAGTATATAATTCAGGAGAAATCGGAGATTCTAATTCTGTCACAGTTAATGATTTAGCCAGCCAAGGTTTCGCTACGGGTATGATTGCTGCAACCGAAGATAGTCCTATAGGAAGTGGTTGGTTTCATGCATTAAACATGGGCTGGGTCGACAATGCAACCACTTGGACAAGTCAACTGGCTATTGGAACAGAACATCAAGACGGTTTGTATTATAGGACTACTAATTCTAGTAGCGGAATTTCAGGTAAACCATGGAAGCGTGTATTAGATAATAGTAACTATACTAATTATGCATTAAAAGCCGAAAGCCTCAGCGATATAGATTTGAATAATGTTACAACAAGCGGTATATACCACCTCTCTGGTACTCTCACAAACAATCCATTATCCTGTAATGCAACGTTACTTGTAGATTTTAATGTAGGGACGCCATATCAAATTTTTATGCCAGATTATACATATAATATGTACAAGCGTACCTATTCAAGCAGTACATGGGGAGAATGGTACGAATTTGGTGGAAGTAGTTCTAGTAGTGTAGCATGGGACAATATTACTGGAAGACCAAGTTCATATCCACCGTCCAATCATAATCATGGCACAGCAGACCCCAATTTTACGTGTTTTTTAACAGATAATACATCCGCAGGATTTTCGGCTTTGCATGACAACGGAGCTACAACAGGATTTTTCTTAAAAACCATCAGAGGACAATATACTGCTCCGGGGTGGTTTGAAGGCGATTATGCTTCTGGTATTGCTTTCGGCGGCGCAGATACCCATGCTGTAATAAGTTGTAGGTACAATTTCCCACGCGTAACTTTCGCAGGGGGGAATGGTACAGAACCGAATTGGTGGATGAGACTTGCTGGAACTTCTGGTCATAGTTATAATATGGATGATTTTGCAACAAGTGGTATAGAGAGCTATGGTTCAAGCGATAATTATGTATTTTCAGATTGTTATGGTTCAGGCTCTGGTACTAATTATTACTATATTCGATATACCAATGGCATTCAAATGATTTTCATCGAGATACATAATGACAATAGCCGTCAGAATGTGTCTCAAGGCAGTGGTAAGAAAACAATATCTTTTCCCGTGTCATTTGTAAATAATAAATATTTTGCTTTTGGCAAACAGAATATATCTTCTGATGCTTCCGGTAATAATTTGGTTAGTTTCAGTGAAAAAAATACTTCTTCGATTGATGTTCGTCATTACCCATATGGGTATAATGAAGCAGCAGATTACTTTTCGATGTTTTTTGTAGGGAGGTGGAAATAGGTGTTTTATATACTTTATGACAAAAATGGACAATTTTATGGCTTCCAAGATTCTGATGAGTACGCTCAACAAATTATCAATGACAATACTTCTTTGGATTATCACGAAGTATCAGATGAAATACATTATTTTTTAATCAATTCACAACAAAAATTTACCGTAAATGTAAAGCTTATCTCTGATGATATTGAATGTCTTGATGAAGAAAAATATTTTTTGTTTGAAACTCCAATATCTATTAACATGGAAATAGTCAAAGAGAATCTTGTCTCTTTAATCAAAAATAAATGTCAAGAGTTTATTACTAATGGACTAAATATTGAACTGTCGTCAGGCAAATCTAAGCTGTTTACATTTAAAATTGAAGATCAGATTAATCTTAAAAATATGTATGAAATGTATTCTGAAAAAGATGTCGTTCTTTATCACGCAAGCAATGAATCTTTTGAGGAATATACGTATCTCGATATTAAACATATATATATAACTTTACTTAACAATAAAACTTATAACCTTATTTATTGTCAGGTGTTATGTAAATGGATATTAGATAATTATACAGAAGAAATGTATAACAATAAAGATATCGTAGAATATGGGTATACTAATGATTATATTACAAGTGAGGTTGAAAAATATTATGAAGCACAAAAAATATCAGAATAAAAACAATGAAGACCTTTACGTGCTTCACTTCCCCGGTACGGGAATTATAGGACATGAAAATATTATCAGAGAAAATTTGGACAGACCTATTCAAATGGATAGCAATCTGTCCATTATTTCTGTTATGAATCAGAGCTGTTATGATAAATCATTCATTGTTAAGCAATGTACATATAATAATATTCCTATCTTCAATACGGCAATTAATGAACAGAAATGGAATAACTGCATGAAAATTAATCATATTTTAGAATGTTTGGAACAGATAAAAACCGATTATGTTTTAATTTTAGACGGACGAGACACTTTAATTGTTAATGATTTAGATGCTACATTTATCGAAAAATATCTTTCGTATAAAGTTTCTGTAGTATATAATGCTACTCCTATCCCATATCCAAATGCAGTCGTAGAACCATTACAGGAACTGCTAAAAATCTCTGGTACTCATAAATTTTTAAATGCGGGTATATGTGTAGGAGTAAAAGAGGCATTGGTCGAATTTTACAAACAAGCAAAAATAATTAATGATAAAATCTACAATAACTCGTCCGAACAATATATCATTCGATTGGCAAAAGAAAAAAATCCTTCTTTGACAGGAATTGATAACGAGCTTAAACTTTTTAGAATTGTTCATCAATACGATACGATTATAAAAGAGAATAATAATATAGTACAATTAATATAGTCTATGGAGGATAATTCAAAAAATGAAAAATTTAATTTGCGGTTATGGTAATATTGGAAAACATATTTTAAAGGAGTTTGCGTTAATATCTGATTCTTTTAAAATATACGATAAGTATATAGGCAGATATAATTCGACTGAATTATTAAATGAACATTACGATTTTGCTTTTGTTTGCGTTCCTACCGAAATGAAGGGAAATGGAGAATGTGATACTTCTGAGGTCAAATGGATTTGTAATAAAATTGATGCAGATGTTATTATAATCAAGTCTGCCGTGCCTGTAGGAACTTGCGAGTCACTTTGTAAGGATAACATTGTAATCTCTCCTGAGTATTACGGCACAACACAGCATAGCTTAGAATCACCTAATTTTGTTATTCTTGGTGGAAATGAAGATTATTGTTGCAAAGTCGCTCAACTATATTCAAGGGTCAAAGATGGGACTTTTAATTACATTTTTGTTGACTGGAAAACTGCGGAATTAGCAAAATATATGGAAAATTGTTGGATCGCAACTAAGGTAACGTTTTGTAATGAATTTGCTGATATTGCCAAGGCTTTTGGAATTCAATATGAACGTCTAAGACAGTGCTTTGTTGCTGATGAACGAGTTAATCCATCACATACTTATGTATATCCAGAGCAGCCCTATTATGATTCACATTGTTTGAACAAAGATATCCCTGCGTTGTTAGTCTCTTGTAAAAGTAATAAAATTAAAACGCCGCTAATGGACAAAGTACACATGATAAATCTTGAACGAAAATCAAAATAACATTTTAGGCATACAGAAATAAAAGTCTGTATGCCTATTTTTTACGTTTTCGATTATTCTTAGATTTTTCAATAATGTTACTACGATGTAGATTGTAATATTGCTTATTATTTTCAGAAATATTTTTATTCCTGGCAATCGCTGAACATTTTTCAGAACAGTATTTTGAATGAATTGTTTCAAATGCTTTTCCGCAAATAGGACAAATTTTTTCAAAATTAGAATTAGATAATCCATATCGTCTACGTTCATTTCCTTTTTCGTCTTGTCGGTGTTTGCGTTCAATAGCACATGTAGTTGAACACACCTCTATTCCATTGTGGCTTAGAAACATCTTATTACATACGGTACACTTCTTCATTTTAGGCATTTTCATCACTCGCTTTACTTTTAATATAAAAATAATTATCATTACTGTCTTTTATGAATACAATATTATTCTCCCATCCTAATGTCATATATGGTTTATTACTACTTTCCTTGTCAAGAGGTTTGTATCTTTGGTTTTTATTTTGGGAAAAATAGAAAAAAGCTTCCTTAGAAGGAAACACAGATTTCATATTACTTTTTACCTCGTTTCTCGTTATTATTTGTATTTTATTTTGTCATTTAATATTCTTATTATACAGTAAAATAGGGTATATGTCAATTTTATTTTAGACATATACCCTATTTTAATATCTTTGTGTTCTTTCCTGTTACTACACCATTTAGTACACCATTTACTACACCAATTAATTAAGATTTTACACCAAATTATGATAAGTTACGATAACTTGATATTATCTCAAAGTCGCATAAACACTGTATTTTCGGCGTTTTCAAGCACTCTGATTACATTCTATCATGGAATGT